ACCGCTCTAATTAAGACATATTGCGGCGTTGATGTAATTCAGGCTATTTCTGTAAAGCATCAAGCTGAAGAGAAGTAACATATGGCAACACCCTTTCTCAAGGTATATGATGCCTTTCTAGCACGAATAACCGCGGATGAATGGACTCTTGAGGAAGAACTCGCAATCGTAGAGCGGGATTGGCAAGAACTCCTTAACATCGCAATTTTTAGGTTCAAGTATCCGCGTGTTAGCTTAGAGAGAGAAGAAGTTGAGCCTAGCGGCGACGATAATCCACATGAATTGAAAATGTATCAGTTTGTTGAAGATTTAACAAATGATGAAATTCAATTGCTTGCTCTTTATATGAAACATGAGTGGGTAAAACGTTGTATTGCTAGTTGGGAGAATATTAGACAGCTCTATGCAGATAAAGATTTTTCACAAGCAAATCATTTAGATAAATTAAATAAATTGGAGGCCGCGATTGCCAACGACGTGCGGCGCGCAGAAGGTATTTATGATCGTTCGCGCGGAAAGCGGCCAGCAAACTTATTTAAAAAGTTAGCGGGTAAGAAAAATGCCTTATGAAGTAACTTTTGACGGCTATAAAAATAAGTTAAAGGGTCGTCTTTATGGCGTGCTTTGTGAAAAAGAAAAAAATGGTGAATGGGAAAAATTTCTTGATTCTATTATAATTGAACTTGAAGGATTAGGGCCAACTTGTATTAACTATTGGCCACTTCTTGGTAAGCTAAATTCATTGCGTCATTTATCATATGAATACTTTAGAAAAACTATTTTTGAATGTATGAATTTGGTAGGCGCGCTTGAATTAAAGGATAATGAATGAATTATTTAGACGTATATTTTTCCCGCATTAATCATATGGGAGAAACTACAGCAGAGCGTATTCGTAATGGCGGTATAAGGTCATTTGAAAAATGGCTCGCTGAATCTCCTCATACAATAAGAAATTTATCTGTTGAGCGTGGAATTTATTTTGATGGAATTATTCTTACAAGTAAGGATAAAGAATATGAAAAAATTATGTTTCTTGAAGTTGCCAATAATGTTCCTCTTTTAATTGGAGACATTATGAACTGGACTCTTGATAATGGTGATATTGAAAAATGGATTATTATACAAGAGGAAAAGAAAGTTAATGGCACTTTTAGAAGTTTTTGGATTGTAAGGTGTAATTATCTTATGAAATGGATTGATGCACAAGGACATTTACAGCAGTCTTGGTCATATTTTGTTAGTTCATTAGATAGCAAGATAAAAGGTAATTTCCGTACTTGGAATAATTTAATTACACCGCAACCTAATAAATATGCTGAATTACTTATGCCTCGTTATCCAATAAATAGAGCGACAAATTTTATTATTGAAGAAGAATCTTGGACAGTAGTTGAATATGATCATACAAGTGTTCCAGGCGTAATTTATCTTTCTTTAACTGAAGGTAAAATTAACTCTATTTATGATGATATTGAAAATAATATTGCTGATTTAGATAAATTGGCTAAATATACTTTAGATATACCACCATTAACCCAAATTTTTCATTTAGGAGATCATATTAATCCTATATGTACTCTTACTAAGAATGGTAAGCCTAGTAATGAAGAATTAGAGTGGTTAACTAGTGATAAAAAAATCGTTCGTAATATTGACGGAGAATTAATTGCCGTCGGTAAAGGTACTGTTACAATTATAGCTCAATTAAAAAATTATCCAGATATTAAACAATCTATTGAGGTTACAATAGGAGAACAGGAGGAAGTACAACAATTTACTGGTTATATTGAGGGTCCAGATAAAATTCGTTTAGATCGTGAAGCTACTTATCAATTAAAAGGAACTAACGAAATTAATATTGAAATTGTTGAATTTTCTATTAATAATGAGCTTGCTCGTATTGTTTCTTCATTTAATAATGAGTGTATTATTCATGCTAATGCTAAAAATAAATTAGGAACAGTTATTTTAACTGCTGTATATAATGATCAACAGTTTACAAAAGAAATAAAAATTATTCCATTATGGTAGGTGATTTGAATGGATTTAGGTAATACACAAAGACGATTTGCCGTAATGGGTAATAATACTTTTAGAATTGCTAATAAATTAATGCAAAGTCAACGTATTTGTCGATTATTAAAATATCAGACAAAAGATCCTTTTTTATTAAAAGACCCAATAACTGGGAAAGACCAACCTGATGTTGATGGTATAGAACTAATTCATAAGCAAATTCTTATTGTTCCTAAGGTATTTGATGATAGTACTGAAAAAATGTCATATGTTGTTTCAGTTTTTGATGATTTTACTGTTAATCAACTTAATCCTGAATTTAAAATTTCAACCGTACGTTTTGATATAGCTTGTCCATATGATGAATGGATTTTAAATGAACAATCTTTACGTCCATATTTAATTATGGAAGAAATAGACCGCATGTTTAATGGACAGCCATTAGCTGGCATAGGTAATTTACAATTTTATCGCGCAGATAATTTAACTCTTTCTCCTTGGATTGGAGGATATTCAATGAGGTATAAAATTAATGAATTTAACTGATGATGAAATTTTAAAATTTCAACGTGGTACTCCAATTTTTTTAGATGATATATGCGCGATTTATCCAGCTAAAATGGGAGAAATTATAGATGAAGGTTATTCTAATTTTCAAAAATATTTGAGTGTTTTAATAGCGGAAAAACCAGTTATTAATAAAAGTTCAGATAGTGAATTAAAAGATTTAATGGAACAACTTACTGATTTTCAATACCTATTAATGATGACTGCAATTGATCCAGAAATTAATCAAACCGTAAAAGATGCTTTTAGATTTTTTACGCATGAAAATATTGTTTTTTCATTGGATCCCGCGCAAATCATTATAGGGCCAATTGAAGAAAAACACTTATTAACAGAGGAAAAGTTTTATGATTTTCAGCGCATCCTCAAACGCATGTATTTCATAGAACAAGAAGGAGAAGAAATTATTATTTCTCAAGATGACCCACCGGCAGTAAGAAGATTAAAAGAACAAATGCGAAGAAATAGAGAAAAAGTTCGTAAAGCAAAAGCAAAACAGACTGCTCAAGAGGGGCCAGATTTAAAATTCTCCGACCTTATAGGCAGTATCACAATTGATAACTGCGGTCTAAATATGGAAAATATTTGGAATATTACATATTACGCTTTTCACGACCAGCTGAAAAGAATGGGATGGCGTGATCAGTTTAATATAAACAATCAAGCCGCTTTGGCTGGTGCAAAATTGAAAAAGAATCAATTAAAGCATTGGATGCGTTCCATTGCGAGCTCTGACAAATCATGATTTATAGGAGGTAACTCACATGGCTGTTAATATTTTTGATAAGTATGGTATTAAGGAAGTTGCCAACGTTTATTTTGAAGCCCTAGAGGACGATCCTAAGTCTAATGTATATAAGGGCGACATCGTTCTATTCCTAGATACCCTAAAGGTTTCTACTATTGAGACCACTGCTGAGACCACTGATGCTACTGGTGGTTGGGGCAATCCTAAGCTAATTTCTTGGGACTATGGCAAGGAGATTACTATTACTCTAGAAGATGCTCTAATTTCTCTTGAATCTCTACGTTTCATGCTTGGTGGTGCTATTCATAAGCCAGCTACTGATGACACTGTAATCGTTCATCACACTGAAGAAGTTATTGCTGGTGAAAATGGTGCTCTACCATTACCAAAGGATCATATCACCGGTAATACTCTAACTCCAAAAGCTACCGCTAATCACCCAATTCGTTTTATTAACTACGGTGGCGGTATTGGAAGCACTGTCGCGGGCGTTCGTACTCAGATTGTTGCTGCAGTAGGCCAGGATGGAACAGTAACTGACAAGACTATGGCTGCAAATGATATTCTAAAGTTTAAGAATACCGCTATGGGCGTAACCACAGCTGCTCCTGCTGCTGAAGGTGACCATATTCGTATTTTCTGGGATGAGTTAGTAACTGGTGCTGCTAATGCAGATGCTGCTGTTGAAGTAACCATTTCTCCTGATACATTCCCAGGTACTTATCGTGTAGTTGGTGATACTTTCATGCGTTCACAGAAGACTGGTAAGGATGAGGCTTTCCAGTTTGTAATTGGTAAGGCTAAGGTTCAGTCTGAGGTTACTATTACTCTAGAAGCTGAAGGCGATCCTTCTACTTTTGAAATGACTCTAAACGTACTACGTGATGATAATGAACGTGGTGACAAGGAAATGATGAAGCTAATTCGTTACGGTGGAGCTGCTGCTGATGCTGCCAACTCTGGTGATGACATTGGTTCTCTTTCCGCTGATGGTCAGTAATTAAATATGCTATAAACTAGGGGCATTAAGCCCCTAGTTTTTATTTTAGGTGGTGAATCAAATGATTGACCAATATTTTGGTGTAAAAGAACTTTATGAGGTTGTATTAAAAGCTAAAGTTCCTATGCAATTTGGTTCAAGACGCCTAGAAGAAGGAGAGCCAGTTCTCTATTTTGAGAATGTAAGTATTTCCATGCTTTCTGAACGTTCTTCCCCTATAATGGCGCGGGGCGGTTGGTCCAATATGCCTCGTGTTATTTGGGAAGATCGTTCAGAAGTTACTTTTTCTTTAACAGAGGGCGTTATGTCATCTATTAGCATGGGAGTTTTATTAAGTGCTAATATGACTGAAAAACAAGAGGGAACTTCTATCGCAGTTCCTATGCGTGAAGGACCTTTTGAATTAGATTCAGATAATAGTTTTGTTTTAAATCATATGCCTATTTTGCCACCGCGAAAAAAAGTTTTTATTTATGAATATGAACGAGACGTAGGACAAAAGAAAGTATATGGTAATATTATACAAGAAATACATAATATTGCGGGTGAAGTAGTTCCTCGTATAAAAGTAAAAGAAGCGGACGCTACCAAACATTATATGGTAGATTATTATTATGAGTATAAGGATGAAGCGTTAATATATTTGATTCAAAAAGAACGCTTTAATGGATTGTTCACTCTTGAGGGTAAGTTTTACTCCAAGGATGAAAATGAAGGCTTAAATTATACAAATTTAATTTATATGCCAAAAGTAAGAGTTGTGAGTGATATTAACTTGCGCTTGGGAGAAAGGGCTGATCCAACTACGTCCGTTTTTAACATCGTTGGTATGCCAGAAAAAACGGATGATAGTAATAATTTAATAGTGAGAATAACGCGTCTTAATCAAGACATTGATGCTGATATATGAGCCACTTTCCTAGGTGTAGGGAAGTGGCTCTTTTTTATTTGGTGAAAAAGGAGAGTGAGATAGATGGCTGAAATTACTGTTGATGTTGGTGTAAGACTGAATGTTATACAAGGCACAATTGATGATTTGAAAAAACAATTGGCTAATATAGAAATAGGAAGTCCTAAGCATAATCAATTAAGTAAAACTATTCAACAATTAGAAAGAGAATGGGAAAAATTACAAATATTAACTTCTAAAGGTTTTACATCTGAACAACAATTTAATCAAGCTGGAAAATCAATTGAAAAAATGGAAGGTTCAATTGCTAAAGTCCAGATGATAATGAATAATATTAAATTTTCTGATTTAAAATTGAATCCAGCGCAACAAAAAGAATTTGAACAAGTTGAACAACGTATAGTAGAAGCTGACACGGCCTTTACTCAATTTCAAGAAAAAATAAAGCAAGGCTTATTAGACAAAGCAGGCAGTAAGGGTTTAGAGTTATTAGGAACAGAAAATTTAAAGAAGCCGTTTGAAGAGTTGGATCGTGTTATTGATAATACTGTCACCAATAGTAATAAAAAATTAACTACATTACAAGAAAATATAGCAAAAATTGAAGGACAAATAACTAAAAGTCGAGATGTACATACGAAGCAAGCCGCAGGATTAACCCCTCAAACTTATAAAGATTTGGGTTTAGAGCAATATTTAACAACTTATAAAGACGGTTTACGCTATAAACCAGGGGTTAAAAATAATAATAGTGACTTATTAAACACTTTAGCAGATAATTTAGGATTGTCGCAATCTAAACGTTTAGAATGGCTTGATCAATTAAAAAATGCTAGTGTAAAAGATATTCAAGAAGCAGTTAAAAGTATTTCAGAAACTGATTTTTTAAAAGGATTACAATCAAAAACTGCTGATAGTTTAACATCTCAAAAAACTGGATTAGAAACAGAATATAATCAATTGATAGAAAAAGTACAACAATTACAACAATTACAAACTCAATTTAAAGATACTCAAGGTGATAATGGCCAACTTTCTGGCGCAATGGAAAAATATAATGCCGTATTAACTGAATGCGAACAAATTTTGACTCGAATGCGTGGACAAGCTGTTAGCGGCTTTCAAAAAGACATGCATAAAAGTACTAACGCTTTAACTAATGATTTAGATAATTTTAATAAACAATTAGGAGAAGCAAGTGCACAATTTTTAAAGTTACAAAATCAAAAACAAACTTTTAATTCAATGCGAATGGCGGTTACTAATTTTATGGGATTTAATCAAGTATTAAATCTTACAAAACGCGCGGTTCGTGATGCTATGAATCATATTAAACAATTAGATACTACAATGAATGGTATATCTATTGTTACAGATATGACTACTAGCGATTTATGGAAGCAAGTAGATGTATATAGTGCTATGGCACAAAAATATGGCACTACAATTCAAGGAGCATATGATGTTTCTAAAATTTATTATCAGCAAGGTCTAGAAACAAAAGATGTTATGACTTTAACTGAAGAAACATTAAAGTTATCTAAAGTTTCTGGATTAGATTATGCCACAACTACAGACTATATGACTACAGCTTTGCGTGGCTTTAAAATGGAAATGTCTGATGCTTCAACTATAGTTGACGTATATTCTAATTTAGCTGCTAATACTGCCGTTTCACAGGAAGAATTGGCTGTTGCTATGAGTAAAACTGCTTCTTCTATGGAATCAGTTGGTTCTACTTTTGAAGAGAGCTCTGCTATGATTGCTACAATGGTAGCGGTTACTCGTGAATCTGCGACCAATATAGGTTCAGCTATGAAATCTATTGCTTCTCGTTATGGTGAATTAACTAAAGATCCTCAGAAATTATTAGATTCTGAAGGAGAGGCAATGAGTTTCAACAAAGTTGATGCTGCGTTGAAATCTGTTGGCATTTCAATGCAAACAACCGATCATCAATTCCGTGAATTTACTGATGTTATTGTTGAATTATCAGAAAAATGGGATACTTTAGATAGCACACAGCAACGTTATATTGCTACTCAATTTGCTGGTAACAGACAACAATCTCGTTTCTTAGCATTAGTTTCTAATGGTGATTTATTAAAAGAAAATATGGAAACTGCTGCTAATAGTGAAGATGTTGGCACTTTGCAAAGTTTAAAAGCAATGGATTCAATTGAATCTAAAATGAACCAAGTGCAAGTCGCTGCTCAACAGTTTTATACTACTTTGGGTGCAGAAGGAGTATGGAAAAGCGCATTAGATGGAATTAGAAATTATGTTGATGGACTAAATAATTTACCAAAATTATTTGATAAAATTCCTATTGGTGCTATTGCTATGGTTGGTAGCATGCTTACTCTTGTAAAATCAGCTTTATATAAGGGTATAGAAGGGGTAGCCAAAATATGGCAAAGTGTTATTTCACCTCCTGATCAGGTTTCAACTCAACAAGCTTCAGGCACACAAGCAGGAGAAAGTTGGGGACAAGGATATATAAATGCGTTAAAATCTATTGCACCCGCAATAAAAGCGGCAAAAGATCATATTGCAAATTCTTTTAAAGATGAAAAATCTAAAGAACAAAATATACAGGCTAATCAGGAACAAAAACCAAGTGAACCATCTTCGACTACCACTTTAACTGAAAATAATGCAGCTATAGAATCAAGTAGTGCTCAAGAAACTTTAGCCATGGAACAGCAAGTTTCACAAGAAAGAATACGTAATGCTGCCGCTACAAGAGAAGAGGTAGTGGCTAATGAAAGGCAAATGCAAAGTGAATTACAACAGGTTATAGCAGAAGCGAAACAAAATAAATTAGAGCAAGAAAATGCTTCAAGAACTGCATTAAATCAAGCAGCTCAAGAACAGATTACTGATTTACAATCTCTTATTGATTCTGGAACAGCCTCTCCTATAACGATAACGGGAGCAGAGCAGGGGATAGCTGATCTTCGAGCGGAAATAGAAAGTCGTCCTATATTAGCTACAATAGAATTAAATGCTGAAGAAGAAGCAGGAGCTGCATTACAATATTTACAATCAAAATTTGATCAAGTTAAGGCGGATATTTCTGTAAATGCTGATACTTCTGAAGCTACTGCTAAAATAATGGCAATAGATACTCTATTAGGTAATTTAGATGATATAGTAGCGCATCCAGAAGTAGCGGACGACGCAATATTAGATTTGGGTATAAAAATATCAGACATTTTAAGACAGATACGAGAAGTAAATGAGAATCCAATAACGCCTGTTGTAGAATCATCAGATGAATCACAGGGAGGTTCAGAAGAGCAAGAGGAATCAGGCGATTCAAGTACTTCAATACCAGAAATAGCTGATGAAGTAATTGGTAAAATTCAAGAAGAAACACAAGCTCATATCGAAGGTGCGGCTGCGGCTGAACAATATGCAAATGAAGAGGACCAATCTGCACAAAGTAGTGTTAATGCAGGAGAAGGAGCTCAGGTCTCTGCGGCTGGAACTCAAGCAGAAACACAAGAACACGTCGAAGCAGCTGGTGCCGCAAGAGAACACGCAGCTGCGGATGAACAGGTTGCACAAAGTGCGACTGCAGCAGGAGAGGCAGCAGCACAAGCTAGGCAAAATGCTTCTAATTTAGGCAGTATTTCTATGGCTTTAAATATGATAGCTGGTTTGCTTGATAAATCTTCTGCAGGCGGTCGTATTTTTGCTGGAGTTCTAATGACAATTGCTGGAGTAATGAAGCTTGTACAAGCTTATAATTTAGCAATAGCTAATTCTTCTCCTTGGATGGCAGTAGGAACTGCAATTGTAGGAATTATTAGTGGTATTTCTACAATGATAGAAGATGCAGAAGAAAAAACAGAACGTTTAACTAAAGCGGCTGAAGAAGCTAACAATAAAGCAAAAGAGAAAAATGCTGATTATAAATTATTAGATAGATCGATAAGTAAATTACAAGAATTAGAAAAAGCTCGCTATGACAGTGCAGAAGCGGCTGAAGAATATCAAACTGCTGTTGATGAATTGGCTAGTAAATATCCTCAATTAATTACTGGGTTAGACGCGGCTGGTAATGCTACTATTGAAGCTGCTAATTTAGACTATGAATTGGAAAAAGCTAGAAGAGCCGCGGCAGAAGCTACTTTAGAAGCTGCAAAGGCTGAAAGAGAAAAGGCTGAGAATGAATTGGAAAACGCCAAAACGGACGTAAATGATAAAAAAAATGAAATATTAGGTGAAGATGGCAGAGTTTCATCAAGGTATTATAGTGCAAATTTAACTGATATCTCTACTGGAAAAATAAGTTTTGATAAAAATGTATTAGGCATTCAAAAAGGCTGGTTTGGAAGAGAAAGTAGTAATTTAGAGGCATTGGGATTAAAAAGTGATCAAGAATATAGTACTCAAGAAATATTAGATATGTTATATAGACATAATGATACTCTAAAAGGTTTTATGTCGTTGAGTAATAATGGTCTATATGAAATATTGGATGAAGGCGGTTTTAGTAGAGAAATACAAGAGCTTACCGGGGCAGATCAATCATCTGTAGAAAATTTTTTAAATATGATAAAAAGCAATCCACTTAGTAAAGAAAATAAATTTAATGTTGATGATATACAGAAAATTTCTTCAGAAATTGCCGAATTAAACCCTGCAAGTGAGAATTTTAATCAAACAGTAAAAGAATTATCAACAAAAATTAGTAATGCTGGAATGCAGAGCATATTTTCTGATTTTATGGACTATGCTAGTGAATTAGCAATTGGATTAGAAAAAGTAGAAAATTTTAAAGGTGTTTTAAAGGCCACTGAAAAAACAGTGCTTTCTGCCGCAGTTAATAATATGGGAAAAGAACAACAAGAATTTGTAGAAAGTCTTGGTGACGCTTCTGGATTATTAACTGCTTATATTTATCAATTAGCAGAAGGTAAAGATAATATAGAAGATTATATAAAAACACAACTTGAGGGTGATTATCAAGCATTTCAAGAGGCTTATAAAACCATTTCTGCTAGTAATGTAAAGACTGAACAATTCCAAGACATGTGGAAAAATCGTCAAAATTATACAGCAGAAGATTTTTATAGTGAATTTGGAATTAATAGTGAAGGAGATCCATTAGGTATATTAGCTTATTATGAGCAAAATATGATGGATGTAAAAACATTGAAAAAAAGGTTAGAAGAAAAATTGGATGTTAATCCATTTGATTCTTCTATACCAATGGAACAATTTAGTGCACAATTTGATTTATCTAAATTAATAAAAAATCAAAATATACAATTATCTCCTGCTTTAGCTAGTTTTGTAACAGACGCTATTAATCAAGCTCAAGAGTATTTTGAAGAAGGATTTGTTGATAAAGGAACAGAAGTTTTAAATGCTACAGGACAAGTTATTAGTGCTATAAACCAAGAAGGGGTAGATACTAGTGCTATTAATGCGTTAATTAAACAATATGGAATTTCTAATATAAGTTCAATTTCTAATATCATTGAAAATTTACCAGACGGAACACCGCCAGAGGTTCAAACTGCTTTTCAACAATTGCAAAATGCTCTTTTATATAATTTACCTCTAGCGATTCAAGCTTATACAGAAGATTTGGTTTCTAATGTTGAAGATTATGAAAGTAAGATAAAAAAGACAAGTTCTGGTATGACAGTTAATGAAGCCATGCAAGCTTTAGAATTAATAAATTCAAATATAGAAGGAGATACTAAGCCTTCTCATTTAACTGAATTTAAAAGTAAGAATGGCAAGTTAATTATGGATGCTGATTTACGGCAAAAGTATACAGATGCCGTACTTCATGGATTAGAAAATGATTATCAAGAAATTGAAAATAAAATTAATGAATTTATTGGAACAAATGGCCAGGAAACGGAACAAAGTAAATTATTAAAAGAATTAAAATATACTACAGAACCTCTTTCTATTGATGATGCTGATATAACAAATCTTTTATCTGATTTACATATTATTGATAAGAATGCGGATGGCGAGTGGCATTATGTCGAAGACATGGTTGATTCTACTACTGATATTTTTGCCCTTGTTTCAGATTTATTAAATCAACAAAGTACTAATGCTAAAGAACTTCATGAGTATGCTAAAAAACAAATTCCAGCCGAAGCGGCTTTAGAAGCGGGAGATATACAAGGATATTTTCAGTCTTTACTAGATACTACAGAAAGCATAGATTTAAATAAAATTGCTACTGGAGATTTTTCAGAAATTAATGAATTAACTTATGAGCAAGCAAAAGCTGGTAAAGATAAAATTAATGAAGTATATAGTCAATTTATTTCAGATGTATTTTCTAAAGGATTAGAAAATATTAATTTACAAGATTATAGTGGAATTTATGAACAAGCGGATGCTGAATTAAAAACTGCTATTGAAGCCGCGATCTCTACTGGCAATTATCAAGAGATTGTAAGACTAACTGCCGATTTAGCTGGCAAAACTGTTCAAGAAACTAATGAACTAGTAATACAAGCAATTCAAGCTTCTGATTCCTATAAAAAGCAAATTGAAGCTTCAGATGTCATAAAAGACATTAATTTTTTAACTTCTAATATTGCTTATGCTTCTTTAGAAACTATTCAATCATTAGCAGATTCTTTAAATATATCTGAAGAAGATTTTAATACTTTATTTGATATTGATTCATATGACGCAGCATTAGGTGGATTTAAACTTAATATGGACACTTTGGCTGCGAATGGACTTAATGAGATTGTTAATAAAACAAATATAGTAGCTGATAGTGTTAAGGCTTTTTTAGATTCGCTTGCTGAAGGTATAGGACAAGGATTAGAAGGAAAGTTAGATTTCGCTGGAAGAGATAATTTAATTTCTAATTTAAGTAAATTTGGTATTGAATTAAATGAAACTGATTTTACTCGTACTGCAGATGGATTGAAGTTAAGTCAACAAAGAGCTATTGAATTATATAATACTTTAAAACAAATTGATAGTATTAGTGCAAAGACTACTTTTGATGCTTTGGCTAAATCATTAGAAAGTACGAATGAAAATTATACAAATATTTCTACTATAGCAAAACGTATTGCTGATTTACAGAATTTAATTAATAATCCAGATGTAAGCGATGCGCGACGTCAAGAGTATGAAGCGGAATTGGCTGTAGCTGAAGAAATATATCGTGTTCGTTCTTCTACTGATAATAAAGATTTTGATTTTATGAGCCGTAGTTTACCTAATGGCATGCAAAATCCAATTGATTATTGGGATGCTACTGGTAAAGCTTATAAGAGTATGAATCAGGCCGCAAAATCTGGCTATATGGAGATAGCTGATTTTTATAATATTGTTAATGAAATGAATAATATGGCGGCGGCCAGCGGCCAAGTATTATCTTTTATGGGACAAACTTTAAGTGGAAAAGCGGAAGATGCGGCTGCGTTAATTGAACAGGCTATGAGCACACTAACTAACATTGATGGAGAGGGTGCTAAAATAGCTTTAGGAAAATTAGGTGTTGATTTTTCTACTGGCGCAGCTGACATGTCAGGTAATTTTGATAGTGGTGTTAAAGCCATGGCAAAATCTCAAATTAAAATGCTTGATGCTGCGATCAATATGCTTGAAGCTATTGTTGCTATGGAAGAACTTGATGTAGCTGGCGATGGACTAGATATAGGAGATATTTTTAGTGGAACATTTGATAGTAATGGATTACCGGAATTTACAGAAAAAGCTGAACAGTGGTTTGATGATGTTGAAAATCTTTATGGCGGTATTAGAATAGGAGAACAATCTTTAAAAGAAGCTATACAAGAATTAGGAAAAGAAGATCCTCAAAAAGCAGTTGATATGTTAAAAAATATTATGAGTATTGATTGGACTTTGGGGGATATGGATGTTATTGGACAAATTCAAAATGTAGTTTCTGCCTTTTTCCCTGGAAAAATTGTGACACAAGGACAAAGTGTATTTGATATTTTAAGAGTGCCTAAGGATTTAGATCCAGAAAAAGATGCTGAGAAGATTAGTAAGTGGGCAAAAAATATGAAAATTTCTACAGAAGATGCCATGACACTTATTAGTCAGATTAAAAAAGGATCTTTAGAAGCACAAAAAGGTACGTCATTATATGAAAGTGTTGAAAAATTATTAGGATTAACTGGAAAGGGAAATAAAGAAAAGCGAAATTTGTTTGAAGGATTTGCTGGAGGTACTATTACTGACACCACAATAGAACAATGGGAAAACATTGGTTTTAAATATGATGAAAAGGGAAAAATTGAAAGTGGTATATATCACGGTACTGATGGTGGCTCTATTACTTTAAGTAAAGATTCTCCTGAAAGTTGGGGAAAACAAATAGAACAGTATGAAACTGCTTTAGCTAAGGCCAGAGAATTAGGAGGTTCAGTTGTTAAAGCGGTTGAAGGTAGTAATAATTCTGAATTTACATTTAATACTTCTTTAGGAGCTAAAACTATTGTAACAGTAGTTGACAATAAGGGAGAAGTTACATATCAGTTTCCTAATGGATTTTCTTGTACTGCTAGTACTCCGGCTGAAGCGGCGGGAAAATATGTTCAATATTTACGTGACAATACTGAAGGATATTTAGGAGTTAAATATCAATCAATGTCTGATGAAGAAATATTAATTGAACAGGGATATCTACTTAAGCAAAGTACAGAAGTAACATTTGATACATCTGATCCAAAGAATAATCCTGCAGAAAAAATAAAAGAAGCTAGTGATAAGGAATTACAAGAAGCTTTAGATGGAGCGAAAAGTACTTATAATAAAAAAACACAACAATATGATTGGGATATTACGTTAGGTGGCGAAAATATTCAGTTTTCAACAAATGGTAAAGAAATTGATGCTGATACTTTAAGACAAAAAGCATTAGAAAGCTTAGGCATTGATAATAAATTAGTTGAGAGTATTGCGACTGGTATTAAAGATGCTTTTGCACAAGCTAATTTAGGAGAAGCTATAGGGACTGCGTTCTCTGAAGCTTTTACTGGTGAAGGTATAAATACGCCATTAGATTTAGTTATGAAATTAAATGACAATGGTACATATACCATAGAAGGTGGTCGTGCAACTGGTACAGGAACAGATGTTAATAGTGCTCTTACTAATTGGTGGTCAAATTATAAGTCTGTTCAAGGAATTGGAGAAGAAACTTCAGTTCCATTACCAGCTATTACTCTAAAAGCTCAAACAGAAGGCGGTACAGCATTATGCACTATTAATATGAGCAACGATGGTATGCAATGTGTACTTGCTGGAAATGGTAGTGGAACAGGAAGTGGAGAAGCTGCTGATTTAACTTCACAAATACAAGATTGGGTTAATACTGAGTTTGGAAAAGTAAGTTATGAAACAACTTATACTACTGAAGAAGCTTTAAAAAATATTACTGCTACTGCTAATGGAACTGCCAATTTCTCTGTTGTTATTACTCAGCCAGATGGTCAAGGTAAAAGTCACGTTATAGTGGATGGCAAAGATATAGGGGCAGGTAAAGCACCGGGCGATATACTTCAAACTTATTTTAATACACAATTACTCTTAATGAAGGGAAAAATTGAAAATGAATATAAAGAAGAAGCACCTGCAATAACGGCCACAATAACTATAGGAGATCAAACTTATAGTATAGTTGTAAATGGAGACAATACTTGGACAATTACAGGAATGGGAGAAGATGCGCCAGGAATAGAAAACCCTTCTGATTGGATAAATAGCGAAGTTCAAAAGAAAGTAGATAATGATACTAGTGGTATTTTATTTGAACTTCCTACTGAAAAAGGTCGAGCTATTACTCGTACTTTTTCTATTGGAGGTTTAAATTTTGCTGTTACTATTACTAGTTTAGGTAATGGTAATTGGTTAGTAGACTTTCCCGATCGAAAGGGTGTACCTTCCACGAATCCTGCCGGTACTATAGAGGATTATGTAAACGAAAAATTAAATCCTCAAGTAGCTGCGATAAATGCTTTAGGTAGTGATGAGCCACAAGCATCAGTAGATACAATAACTGAATTTGTTGAAATTAATGGTATGGTTTTTGCTATTACAATTAAAGATAATGGTGATGGTACTTATATAGTCAATATTCCTGGTTTAGGAGAATATGCTACTTCAAAGCCTACAGAAACAATACAGTTATGGAAAGAAAATAAATTAAAACAAATAGAAATGCAAACAATAATGGCCTTAAAAAACAAAGGCGAATTTGTTCCTGGCACTACAATTCCTATAACTGTTGACGGAATAACTTATAATTTAACAATTGGTGAAGATTCTTATACTGTTAATGGTCAAGAATATGGTAGTTTAGCAGAAGCTCTTCGTGCTATTGCTACTGGTACCGCTCCTACAGGTGCAGAAGGGGATATAGAACTCCCAGAACAGCATGTTGTTCAAGATGTTGAAGAAGAATATAATATTGATGATGGCGGAGGACCAGAGTTTCCAGAAATAGAAGACCCGCCAGAAAAAAAAGTAACTCAACAAATAACTGTAGATACAGAACGTGTTAAAGATACTGAAGATTGGTTTTCAGGAGATAGATCTTGGGGGCTATCTCGGCAAGAGCAGCGCAAAATGAACAGGCTTAATAACCCTCTAGGATTAGATACAACATTTAGACCTGGAAGATCTCTTCAACGCCAAGGAGATCCTAATAAACAAATTGAAATACCTGCTGAATTAGAAAAAGCTTATACTAATTTGGCTTCTGCTTATGGAGACTATGTAGGTGGATTAACTGTAGGTGGATTAACTACTGATGGAAAGCCTACATTTGATAATTTTGATACTTCTGCTGCTACTGAATTTAATGCACAGTTAGATCAAGCCGTGAATAGTGGTTTAAAATTAGAAGAAATTTTCCAAAGTTTGGGTATGCCTGAGCAATTAATAGAATTATTAGACAAAATAAAAAATGAGCCAACTAATTTAGAGGTTAATGAAACTACACAACTCGATTCAGAAGGACAGGTTTTAATAGATGGTACCGCTACTGGGGAAATGACTGTTAAGATTAATACAGAAACTCCGGAGAATGGAGGAACAGGACTTGATTTAGACAGTAATTTAGGATTTATATATGAAAATAATAATGATTTAGTAAATGTTCAAGATAATATTAATAAATATTTAGAGAAATCAGCTAATCCTGAATTAGCGGCAACAAATTTAAATAATGCACTACAAAACGCATTAATGGAGGGAGGCCCAGAAGCTGCTAAGGGACTAATTGATGGCTTAGGATTGGGATTACAAGAAAATGGTGAAGCAACTAATGCGGCAACTACTTTTGGAGAAGATGTGATAGATTCCATTGATAGTGCTCTTGGAGTGGCATCTCCTTCAACTAAAACAATGGAAGCCGGTCAATACTTAGTTCAAGGACTCGCACAAGGTATTCAACAAGATTCTGCCGCAATCTCTGCTGCGCAAACATTAGCACAACGAGTTATAACCACTATTCAAAATGCTTTTGCTAATAGTCCTTTAGGAAAAATTTTTCAATTGTTAGGATTAAGTGGCACCCCGGGAGAATCTTTAACGTTACCAGGCTATACGCCAATACCAAATCCTGGACAGCAAAAAGACGAAGGCCCTAGCACTATTCAAGTAAATGGTGCTACAATAGAAGCCGAAGGTTCTGATATAAACGCTGAAGGATCGAAACTGGATACTGGAAAACAAAAACCTCCTGAGAAGAAATCAGATTCAGGTAATGCAGGAACTTCTACAGAGAAAAATTCTGAAGGAACAGTACAGACTGTACAAGTACAGCAAGTTGCTGCACAGCCTACAGCCGCGCCTAAGCCTGCTGCGCCAGAAACTCCTACTATTGATACTTCTGCTATTGCTAATGCTATTTCTGCTGTTCAATCAGCTATAGATGGATTGGATGCTTCTAATGCACAAACTGCCGCAACTAAATTTAATACTGCTATGAAGAATACTATGAATAGTGTTCCTAGTAGTAAAACAGTTAATATTAAAATTAATACTCCTGAAAAAATTAATGTTACTGCTAGTGTTAATGTAAATGTTAGTGTTAGTGGTGGAACGCAAAGCGGTCCTCCTGGCGTAACAGGTAAAGGAGCTCCTAATACGCCAGCAAAAATTTTATCAGTTTCTGCTAGCTCCAAAACAAAAGGCAACGTCGCTCTAGCTAAAGGCCGTGAAACCCTTATGGGTGAATTAGGTCGCGAATTAGTAGTTTCTGGTGGTAAATACTATACTGTAGGTGATAATGGCGCAGAATTTGTTGATTTACCAGATGATGCCATTGTATTTAATCATAAACAAACTAAACGCTTATTAGGCACAAAACGTGCTACTGGTGGAAGTCGAGGAAAGCCTGTAAAATCGGAAGCCGCTGCGCTTTCTTTTGCTGCTGGTAACGTTTCTGGACCTGCATTTGCTAGTGCTAGTGCTGCTTTAGCTCAATTAAAAGCTATTCGTGCCATGTGGCAAAGAATGCTTGACGCATCAGCCAAAGAACTAGGTTCACAAGCCGGCCGCGGAGGCGGCGGTGGCGGAGGCGGTGGTGGTGGCGGTGGAGACGAAGAAGGACCACCAACAACAACAACCGCCGATATTCAACGTTGGTATAACTGGTTACGTCAGATTGATCATATTGAAATGCATATTGCTGAACAGGAAAAATTGCAGACTAAATATGAAAATGATAGAATTGCTAATGGCGAAAAAATATATGAGTCTCAAAAGCGTCAATATGAATTATTAGGTGAAGAACTAAAGCGTAATGAAAAATTAGTTGAATTGCAAAAGAGTTGGTATGATAATAAGCGAGCAGAGTTAGCCGCATCTTCTTATGGTAAGATTTTTACTTATAATGAAGATGGACTGCAGCAGTACGTTGGTGATGATAGACCGGGTTCTGGCGTTGGTCTTGATATTCTTGAAAATCTTACTCGTCGTGATGTAAATGGTAAAGCTATTGGTAATGCCGCAACAGCAGAAAAACAATTAAAATATTTGCAATCTGTTGGCTTTAATTTAAATGATTTATTATATAATGACGATGGCACAATGATTGCTAAGTCTTTTAATGTTAATGCAAAGAAAAATAAAAAGTTTACTAGTAAAACTGATAAAAAGGCTACAGACAATGATTTAATGACTCAAATGATGGAGAATTTCTGGAATAATGTTGATTCTTGGCGTGATGAGCTTGATAGTTTGTATGATAGTTATCATGAACAATATGAAAAAATGATTGAAAATCAAAATAAACAAAATGAAATTCTTCAATCACTCATAGATAATGAATTAGATGTAGAGCAAGCATTAGTAGAAGCTATTGAATCTCGTGAACAAGCGGTTATAGATAAGTTACAGGAACAGAAAGATGCCCTCCAAAATTCTAATGAGAAATTTATAAAAGGCTTAACCGATAGTTTAAATAAAGAAAAAGAAACTCGTGATAAACAAAATAAAGATACTGAACTTACTAAGTTACAACGTCAATTAGCTATTTTACAACGTTCTGGTGGTTCTGCTTCTCAAATTAAATCTTTGCAAGATCAAATTTCTACTAAGCAACAAGATGCATATTATGATGCTAGACAGCAAGAAATTGATGCTATTCAAGAAGCTTCTGATAAACAATTAGAAAAACTTGATACTCAAATTCAAATCCTTTCTGATACATTAGATTATCAAAAAGCAAATGGATTATTGTGGAATGAAGTCCGAGATATAATGGCTACAAATACTCCAGAACAGGCTGCACAAAAAATATTACAATGGAATACTGAATATTTAGCTAAATCTGCATTAGATATAGAACAATCTTTAAAAGATATTCAAGAAAAATTTGGTATTTGGGCAAGTGAACGTGATGATGAAAATAATCCTTTAAAGAATGTAGAAGATTATACTCGTTCTCAAGCCATTCAAGAAATTGAAGGACATGTGCAAGGTTTTTCTGGATTATCTGAGACTTCTCGTGGAAAACTAAGAAGCGGTGCCGAAAAAGCGGCAAAAAAAGCATATAAAGAAAAAATTGATGCTGGAGGTTCTGAATCAGAAGCTGAACAGGCTTATAGAGAAGCTTATCAAGGATATATAAATACGAATGTACAGCAATATAAAAATGTTGATACTCATGGGGCGGCTGCAGAACAAATTTGGGATAATATAGTAGCAAATGCTAAAAATGATCCAAAATCATTTGTAAATAAAGCTTATTATGGTGATTATGAAGATGAGTTAAAAGATAACTTTATTAAACAGCTTACTAATAATAAGAATATTACTTTTAATGAAGATGGCACTATTAGTGGAGACATTGCGACCGCTGCAGAAAATGCATTAAATACAGCTGGTAATGAATTAGAAAAAGAATATAATTTACAAGATAGCAAAACTGAATTATATAATCTTCCTCTGCCAAATGGTGCAACTGCTTATACCTTTGGTGGGACTGGAAAAATTGGTAAAACCAAGTTTACTAAATTAAAAGAGAATAGTTATATTGAGGGTGGAAAAATAGTAGGATTTACTGGCGAGACCACAGAGAAAACTATTAGTACAACCAATACTAGTAAAGGAAAAGCTAAAAAGCTATCATTCTTAGAAGCTAAATTGGAAGATGGAACGAAAGTTTATTTTAAATCTTCTTCTTTACCTGGAATATTAGATTCAATAAACGAGTCAAAAGAAGCAAGGGCAATTAATAAAAATATACAGAGCACAGAATCTAACATTAAGAAATTGGAATCACGTTCTTTTAAAATGCAAAAAATGACTCCATATTCATTTGATGATGGTAAAACTTCTTATACAATTAAAGAGGGGACTGAAGTTGGTATTACTCATATTAATTTTTCTAAGAAAAAGAATGCAATTAATGGAGTAGATTCTGTTACTATTAGTTCAATTGATGGTAAAACTTTAAGTAAAGAAGTTACTTTATCTGGTAATAAATTAAGTAAGACTAATAACGTTGCTTTATTAAAAGCGTTTGCTACGCCCAAAAAGACAGGAAAGGGTAAAAAGAAAAAAACGATTTGGAATCCTATACCGGAGTTAAAAGCTTATTATAAAACTGGTGGCATGGCTGATTTCACTGGTCCTGCATGGTTAGATGGTACTTCAACGAAACCAGAAGCCGTTCTTAATGCCGCACAAACTGATTTCTTACGCAATGACTTATTGGGTAATTCTCGCACTTCATTAGTTTCAATTGTTTCTGCACTACAAACTGCAATAGAAAACACAGCCTCTGGTAGTATTGGTAATACTAATACTACTGATGACAGCGTTATAATTGAGAATGTAGCTGTTACATTTGAAGCCGGTACAATTGCAAGTGATTATGACGCACGTCGCGCGGGCGCCTTATTCAAGGAAGAGCTTGTAAAAATCGCGCGAAAAGCTGGAAACAATAGCGTTTCAAGGAGGTAAAGGAGTATGGCAAATATATTAATAGGAACCGAAGAATTTACTGATTATGGAAAACATGGTCAAGTGTATTTAGCAACGCATGACGGGAAAGGCAATCGCCTTTCCCCTATGCGCCGTTCATTCATTAGTTTCTCCTATGGTGGAAAATATATTGAAGATTTTAATTTATTGGTTGCCTATGGAGACAGACTAAATAAAAATGTTTATTCTGAATTTGAAGATTCTACAAGTGATTATGAAACATTGGATGGTCAATACTATTGGGGGACGCATATGTCCCCCAATGGTTTAGAGTTTTCTCTTGCTACTGATTATATGACTCAAAATGATATGGAAGCATTTAAAAGGTGGTTTAGACCGGGTGTTGAGCGCGAACTTATTTTAATGGAACACCCAAATCGTGCCATACTCGCGCGAGTCGCGGCACCGCCTTCTATTTCTATGATACCATATGAAGAGCCTACTGAAGTAGTTATTGGTGGAATTAAACGCACAACTTCTACTACGGTTTATAAAGGGGAAATTATATTATCATTTGTTATGGATGAGCCTTATTGGTATGGAAAATTAAATCATATGCCATATAAGCTAGATTTAGAGACAATGACTCAAAGTGATAGTGGTATTGAAACTAAAACAAATGATGACTGCATTAAAATTATATTAGAAGATAATGTTCCTTATATAGATGATATACATACTTCTACTTTTTTGGGTAATAATCAATTGGTTTATTATGAACCAAAAGTTGGTTCCGCAACTGTAGGGACAGCAGTTTTAGCAACTCTTACTACTGAAAGTGAAGGAATAAATAGTAATGATAATATACAATTATTTTACAGTGGAACTGCTCCTTCATATCCTACAATTAAATTTTCTATTGCTCCTATTTTAGCACAAGCAGGAAATGTTAATAAATATGAATTTGGTTTTGATAATGACGATTATCAAATAGGGGTTGCTGGTACTGATACTAATAACAATTCTATTCCTTCTACCACTATAAAATCTACTTTTAGAATTACTGATGGAAATTTAGAACTAGCATCTAATTTAGCAACATCCTATATGTTAACTAAAGACGGCGAATTTGTTTCAGTTGGAAGTCCGCCTTACATTAAGAATCCTTTAAATAAAATTTTTCAAGATACCAATGAAAAAGAAGAATATTCTTATATAAAATTAACATATGATGAGAATGAATTATTTACTTTTAAATTTACTACTCCTGCAATTTGGACGGGATATAATCAAGTTATCAAAATTATATATGAGTTTGGAGACACAGGTAGTGCACTAGATTTAAAAGAAAAAATAAATGAATTGGTTAGTGAACGTTATTCGCGCGCGTGGGCCAATTATATTATAGGCAATACAGAGGATGTAAAAAACGATGATGATAGTTTAAAAGCTGGTTATAAAGATATTTTATATAGAAGAATGATTGAATTTTTAGATAATTGCGCGCCAGCAACTTTCATCATTAACTCTAAAACTGGTGAGGCTACTGGTACATTTAGTGTAAAATATGCTGAAAAAGAAGATAATGAAAGTACTATTATAATTGAAGAAAATATTGGTGATATGATACGGTCTGATTACTTAATTATAGATTATAAGAATTTATTAGATGATAATGGACAATTAACAGATAATAATTGTATTAAAATAGAATCTAATGAATCATTAACTAATTTCTTAATTTTATATCAGAATATGTATCTATAAAGGAGGAAGAGACTTTATGATTAATAGCAAAAATCCTAGAAGTTATGAAGTCTCTATTTGGACGCTTCAAGATAGTTTTATTACTATCTTGAAGCAATCCAATTTAGAGCATAAAGGACAAATAGAAGAACCAAAAATATCATTAAAAGATGATAGTGAAGATACGTTTTCTTTTAAGATACCTATGTATATTAGGCGTAATGGACAGAAAATAGAAAATCCAATTTGGTATAATACTACTAATGGTAATCTTATGGCGAATTTGAGAAAATTAAAAGTTATTTTTAATAAGCAAACTGAATATGAAAAAGTATTGGAGTTTCTTATTACAAAAGTAACTGAAACTCATGAAGGTTATCAAACTTATTGTGAAATAGAAAGTGAAGGATTAGCTTTTAATGAGTTGGGTAAGGTCGGTTATAAGATTGACTTATCAGAAGATTTATATAATATGGAATATAATGAATGGGCTGATGCTTCTGAAGATATGAAAACTTATCTAGATAATCATAATATTATATATGAAGAGGGTAAAATTAAAGAAGCGTATGAAGCGGCTAAACCTATTAACAATATTGATTATTGGCTAGATAAAGTATTTCCAAATAAAAATAAAGAAAGTTGGGATACAAATTGGAAATACGAGATTAAAATGGATTGGAGTGATTTTTCTGGCTATGAAGAAACAGAACCTACTTTATCTGCTGAAAAAATTTATGAAGATCCATATGTTGAAAATTGGAGGTCTGAAAATAATCAGTTTATTCCTAAAGCACTTGTGCGCGCGAAAGAAAAGTGTCGTTTAGTAAGCGCTTCTCAAAGTAATAAATATAATATCACACAAACCATAGCGGAAACTTTTAATGTATTTTGCGAATATGTGTATGAATATGATGATAATTATCATATCATAGGGCGTACTGTTCGTTTTTTTAATAAAACATTAAAAGAAGCACCAATAGACTTTAATTATTACTACGATACTGAAGATATTAGTAGAGAAATGGATAGCGCAGACCAAATCACTAAAATGATTGTGTTATCTAATAATTCTGATGCTGATAGTGTAAATAATAGTATTACAGAGGTAGATGCTAATAAAAGTTTAGAAGATTATCTTTTAAATTTTGATTATTTACATACTATTGATGCTATTACAGAAGAACAGTATGAAGCGGTTGGGATTTTTGAAGCGGAGATGCGTAAATATAATGAGCAATTAAAGAGAATTAATAGCCAAATTACTATTTTAGAAGATAAACTTATAGAATATCATGCTTTATTGGAAAATGCGCGAATTGCAAAAGCCGAAGATGAAAACCGTATTGAAGATGAAGGAACTTATATTAAGCATTTATTAAATTCTGACAAGTCAGATTATGATAATGATCCTAAAACTTTATCTACTACCTTTTTGAATCCTGATATACAAGTAGTACATACTACTGAAGAAAATGGGCGGTGCGTTGAATTTAAACAAGAGTGTGTTATCTATGAAATGAAAAAAGAACCAAAACACCCCATGTTTTGTTTTTACAATAAATCTGACTTAGAAAGCTGTGCTAATCAGATACAAGACACTCAAGAAAATTTAAGTCTAATACAACAAAATAATAAGTATTATGTAGTTGATCAAGTAAATGATGAAGGAAATCCTACAGATGACGCAATAATGGTAGAATATACTAAAAAAGCAATTCCAGATAATGCCACCGCAGAAGACAAAGCTTCTATTGAAAAAGAAAATAATGAAGCTATACAAGCAGCGAAAAATACTGTTATGCATTCATGGACTATTAAAACTTTTAGTCAATATGAAATTGCCACTCAAAATTTAAGTTTAATAAAATCTGATACATTGAGAGGACAAACATATTACTCAGGATTAACAGGTATTCCCGCAAAAGATAAAAATAATTACACTATTTATTATGCTTATCTTGTTTACAGTTATGAGCCTTATACCTATCACGCTATTTTGCTGAATGATTTAAATAAAAAGAAAGATGAAGATCGGGCTAAAATAGATAAATATCAAAAAATAGTAGATAAGTTGCATGGTGCGCGTGAACAAAATGATTTTGATGGAAAGTTTGCTACAAATGATCATGGCATATTACAAGAATTATATGATAAATATGATAAACTTTTAAAGAAAAAAGAAGAAGCAATTTTAAAGTTTGAACGATTAATGGGGCCAGCGCTACGTGAAGGTACCTGGCAACCAGAAGATGAATATGCTAAATATGGAGATAAAAGACAGGCCGCGATTAATATAAGATTAGATAATAGTGATGTGTGGGATAATGAATTATTTGACCATGAAGAAAAAAATTATTATGAAGAGGGGATAGGACAAGCTCCTGTTTATTATCCTTGTATTAAATTAAATAATACCATAATGAAATATTTAACAAATGAACATTTGATAGTATCTGAAGAAAATAACTTCGATATAGACTTTTTATCTAAAGAGGAAAAAGCTAAGATAAATGATGCTACTAACCCTCAAACAATTACTATTCCATTACATGAAATTGGTTTCTGCTGGGATGATGGTACAATTCCAGGTACTAAAAAGCTTATTGAAGATTATAATGATACTGTTACAGATGATAAAAAATTACCTGTTAATAATTTTCCTTACAGTTTAAATATAGGTTCAGAAGCGCAATTATGTTTTATTCGTGAAAAGCAACAAGAAGATTCTACTTCTGAAACTGCAAGTGATGCTATACCAGTTTTAATGCTTACTGGAGCAGAATCATACATTGAAGTTAGTGATGGAGAGACTTTAATTGAAAAATTAGATAGTTTGCATGGTGTTATTGGACGTATAACAACTGAAGTTGTAGAAGAAAAGGTATCTACTGGACAAGACTCTGATGAGACAATAAGTACTTTAGTTCGTGTTATTAATACTCCTGCATTGTCTATTGATTCTAATAGTTGGATAGAAAATTTAGATGATTATGAAATAGTCTATCCTCGCTATTCAATAGAAGGTTCTTATAAATTTAAAGATAACACAGACAATTACTCCTTAAAACTAACTGATGGTACCATTCTTTCTCCTTTTTTTGATTATGAGATTTATGGTAGGTTTCCTGAAGTAAACTTGGAAGATCCAAATAAAGAATTAAATATAGAAAAATTAAATACTGATTATACATACTTTCTTACCATTAAACCAGAAACAATGTTTAAATATTACAGCCCTAGTTCTGGAACGACCCTAGGAACTTGGCCCGGCTTTAATTTTAATTATGAATTATCTAATACTGGTCTTGCTATTTATTTAGATGCGCGAAAGGTTATGCGGGAAAATGCTTGGCCTAAAGTTACATATGAAATTACTCCAAAAATAGTTAAAACTAATTTTATGATTAATGCATATGACAGAATGCATCAATTAATTCATATAAATGACCATGATTTAAAACTTGAAAATGTTATGGGTTATATATCTGGGTTAGAACTAGATTTAGATAAGCCTTGGGAAGATGGTATTGAAATTAAAAATTATAAAACAAAATTTGAAGATTTATTTTCTTCAATTGTGGCTTCAACCGCACAAGTAGAAAAAAGCTCTAATGTTCTTGATGCTCTTGCTTCTACTATGTCAACAAGCGGTGTATTATCTCCAAGTAGTATACAAGAAACACTTCTTAATGGCGGCTTACAATTAGCATATAGCAATGTAAATAATGGCACCTTTTCTATGGATGAAAACGGTATTTTAGCGACTAATAGTAATGGCGCTGTTACGTATACTTCTGCTGGTATTTTTACTTCAACTGAAAAAGATGATAACGGACAATGGATTTGGAATACAGGCATTCTTCCTACCGGTATTAGTGCAAAGGCAATAACTTCTGGTCAAATTGATACTAATTTAGTTAGAATCTATAGTGGTTCTGATTTACGTTTGGTATTGAAAGAAGATGGATTATTTGCTTATAAATCTTGGTTAAGTGATACTAATCCTCCAACAGATGGCAGTGTATTGGTCGCGACCAATGGGTTAGACCCTGCACAGTATGTTGTTCATAATTCAGATGGATTGTTCTTAGTGGCTAAAAAGGGAGCAGAACCAGAATATCAGCAAATATCATATAGAAATAATTTACCAATTACTGTAAATGGAAAAGAATATATTTTGAATAAAGCTCCTATATTTACTGAACGTGGTATATTTCAATATGATACTCTTAAACATGATTCACTTGAACAGAATGTTAATCGTGTAGAAATAAGTTGGGATGGTTTAAAATTACGTAATTGGAATAATGACGTTACTTTTTATGCTGATCCAAATACTGGTGATTTAATTCTTAGTGGGACATTAATTGGAGATACCTCATATTTAACCGTGCCGGAAGGTATTTTAAATGCTATATATGACGCAGAACAAAATTCACCTGAAAATAATGGTGCGGGTGAAAATGAAGAAGATAATGAGACTTCTCAATTATCACCTTTTGAAGAATATATAATTAACGCTATGAACGTAGATAATGAAAACGTGCGATATTTGCGTCCAAATGTTGCCGCGATTAAAATGGATAACTATATTGATTATAAAGCAGGGTATAGCAGTAGTATTTTAAGTAATTATATAGGTTATAAATATGTACCTATTTTAAAAAATCTACAAAATGAGATTGTGAATTGGGATGATACAACTTTACCCGCGGTGGAAGATGAAGAAGATATGTTATTTAGAGTTTATAGATTAAATAATAGTATTGAGAGTGAAAATAAAACATATGAAGCGGGTACTACAATATGGTATGCTGGTAATGGTAATTGGGAAACACTAGAAAGTAGTGATATATATATTGGTACTGGTGGCTCTCTTAATGTTTTAGGCGGTAATATTACTATGGGTTCACGTAGTGAATTAAATTTATTATCAGGAAGTTCTTTTAAAGCAATTGCGGGAAATGAGGTTTTGATAGCCACAGCTACCGATGAAAATGATATACCTGAAGGTAGTTATATTTGGATGCATAGTATAAATAATGGTACTGAGGAAACTCCTAATTATATTCAACAATTAGATATTAATACTACTGGTAAATTAGTGGTTAATGGTGGTATAATTGATATTGATACTGATAATTTAAAAATTCACTCTAATGCCAGTGGTTCTGATCCTATATTTAAAGTAGTAAAAATAGATAATAATAAAGAAACTAGTTTATCATTTAATGAAGATGAAGGACTGTCAATTATAACTAGTGGTGATAGTGAAACTACGCCACGTTTTCTTTTGAATAATAATAACTTTACATTAGGAGATTTTTCTATTCAAGTGTTAACTGAAAATGATAGCACAAGCTTAAGTTTTATTTATAATATATGAGTAAAAGGAGGAAGGTCAATGGCAACTTATGGTTTTAATAATTTAGTTGAATACAATTCTGAAGAAGGGGATCCAACTATTTTAAGGGCGGGAGATATTATTACTTATCATGCTAGTTCATCAAATGCAATAGCACCCGATATTATTTTGCAAATTAAAGATACAAATGAAACTATTTTTTATGAAGATACTTTTGTTACTGGTTCTAATATAAATCAAGTATCTATACCCAATTATTTATTTGTTTCTTCTACTGTTCTTTCTCCAATAATATTTATAACTATTGATAATATTTCTAAAATATGTTGGTTTATTTTTGATAACCATATACTCATTGATGATTTTCGCGCTCATAGAGTAAATGAAGAAAAAATAGCTACTTCTAATGGAAATTATCTTTTTATTGATCATTTTAAATGTACATTTAATAATGGTTATATACCTAGTGATTATAATCCTGATTCTGCTGAGGAACCGCCATCTGTAGGTATGAAAGTAACTAAATTACATATATTAGAATTAGAACCTATAATAGAGGGGGAAGAAGATGAAGCAGAGCCTGTCCAATATATAGAAGATTTTAATATAATTGTGAGTGATGAAGGATATCAAGATTCAATACAAGGGGAATTATTATTTCCTACAGCAGTTAATTTCCCTAAAAATGCAGTATATTGGACTTTTTCTTTCTTAATAACACTTTATTATAATAACTATTCTATGGCTGGAGAAACTACTTTGATAAATAAAAAAGTAAAAGTATTAGATAGTTTAATTCCTTTTCAGATTATAGGCGAAACACAAATAAATGATAATTTAACAGTGTATGGAGGTATTGCTATAGGTAAAACTAGTGATATAAAAACGATAGGACAGCCTGCATTTGAATGTGGGTATCCTGCTTATTTCAACGGTATAAAATTTGGATATTATGAAGGAGATATATATGAATTACCACTTTTATGTCAAGTTCCTGGCATTCTTACTGGCGGTAGAACAGTAATTAGATTTGATCTTAATTTGGGACAACCTATTTTTGCAAATAATGTGGAATTATATTCAGCTGATAGTACATTAGTTATTCGCGGCGTTAATGGATATCTTACTGATTTTGACTATGATACTTATGGTGGAAAAATTGGCAGTAATAAGTTTATAACCTCCATAAATATTAAAGACAAAAAAACCGGAATTATTACTTTTGAAATTCGTAAATCTAATAAAGGTGAGTTTTCTACAAATTTAAATAATACACCTCTTATGATTACTTCTGGTTATAAGGAAGGATTTATATTAAAAACAGCTAATAATCCAACAGGTACTGGAATAGTAAACAATGGTGTTTATTATACTTTTTTTAAACCTTTATCTATTAAATTTTTAAAATAAAAAAAGCCCGGCATAAGCCGGGCTTTTTATTTTATTCCTCAATAAAATTCTCCAATCCTAAAACTTGTGCTGGAGTTAATTCAATCTCTCCGAAATCAGCAATATTAATCTTATCACAATTAATTTCAATCGTGGTATTAAGTAAATCAATTATTTCTCGGTTACAATTATTAACCTCTTCTGGCTTAATAATTATGTTGCCATTTTCATCTTGCTTTAATGCTCCATTTTCATCATATTCGCCATAAGTTTCAATGATCTTTCGGCGCGATTCATCAAATGTAGAACTTTCTTTATCTAATTCTCGTATTAATCGCGCAATGCGAAATGCAGTTTTTACTGGCACTGCTTTGTTACTAATTTCACGAAAAATTTCTAAATTATTTAAAATGTCATTCAGTGTGACAGTAATCATATATCTTCACCCCAAGTGGAATTCTTATTCTTTAATATATTACAAAAATATTTACCAATACAGATGGCATCAGCTTCATCTTGTGTACATTTTTGTTTATACCATAATTCAACTTTATCTTGTGCTTGTTTCTTTTTATTTTCACGCCCTTTACCGTCACCAACGCCACAATATTTGCGCCATTCACTTGAATAACATAAGGCATGGTCAATACATTTTTCAAATAATGTATCTACCAACACGCCTTGTAGATTAGCAAGTATACGATACATTTCAACCTGATATTTTCCATTGCTTCCAAAAGATTGTAATTGAATATTCTCAATACCTACAAAATCAGGTTCCCATTCTTCTAGCGCTGCTTCAAGCCAATGTTTTACTTCATTTATACGCTCTGTTGCTTCTTTATTTTCATCAGCGTGGTAGGTTCCATAACTTACTAGGACTCCATCATCATAAATAGAATATCCGGTAATTTTAGTGGCGGCATCAAGCGCCAAAATTCTTTGCGTGTCAATCGTTTTGATTGGCACTTTATTTTTTTTGACTTTATAAGGGTCACCAGCAAGACACTGTTCACATATTGGATGTTTTCTCCATTGCCCATAACTTATAAATTGTGTATGACCTTCTGGACACCTCATTTCTAATTCTGTATTTAAGTTTTTATATGAAGTACTAATCAGTTTCCAACCTTCTTCTTCAAGATGGTTAGAAACTGAATAGACATTGATTGCCATAGATTACTTACCGGTAGAACCAAATCCGCCTTCTCCACGTTCACTTGCGGGTAGAATATCAACTACATCAGCTTTGAACTTATAAGAAGGCATAACGAGCATTTGTGCTACACGGTCTCCAGCTTTAATTTCATAATCAGAATCAGAAAGATTGTCATATAAAACGCCAAGTTGGCCACGATATTCACTATCAATAATACCAACACTATTTGATAGACGATTCTGCGTCTTGGCTCCAATACTAGAGCGTGGGAAAATCATTGCCATCCAGCCTTCTGGAAGAGCAATATGAACACCAGTCTTAACCATATTACTAAAACTATGTGCAGGTAGCGTTATATTTTCTGCCGCGTATAAATCTGCGCAAGCATCGGTTTCATGCGCATAAGTGGGAACAGTCGCGCCCTCATCTAGCTTAATTGGAAGAACGATATTGTAATTATGATAACGTTCTAATGCGGCATCAAAAATATTATAGAAAATTGAAAAAATTTCATCAAATAAACGGCGCTTGTTTGCCGAAGGCTTTAGCTCATTAATTGCTTCATCAATTGCTAATTTAGAGGCTTCTACATTTTCGCGCGCGGCAGCTCTAGAAAGATTTTCATCTTCAAAATTTTTGACCATTTCATTTACTGATTCATTGCGAATTTTATCTGTAAAAGCACCAGTTATCATACCAGCTATAATATCAATATTTTCTTCGGTAAGATTTTCTTCTGGGATACCCATTATTTGTTCAATAACATCCATAAGTGGTTGTAAATTTGTATCACTTGAAATAATATCAGCAAAATTATTTTCCATAATCATTATCTCCTTATTCTGTAAAAGTTCTCTCTACTGTTACGATAGCCCAACTATCAATAATTTCACCCTTGGACTTCTTATTCTTTAGAACATAGCCTGACTTGGTTAGAGAGTAACCTTCTGTATTTTGATTATTCTTGTATTCTTCAATTAGGCGAACAGCCTCTTCTTCATCTTCAACACGAAAAGTATCAACAGTCTTCAGTAGCATCTTCATAATTTTCATTCTCCTTTTTTTCATTTAGTTCTCGTAGTTGTTCAATCAGATTTATATAGTTAAGCTTTTTAGCTGTTTCTGATATAGTGCCCATTTTCGCGCGACCAGACTTACCAAGTTTCTTTGCGAAGGCTCTGCGCTGGGCACGATTGTGGAATTGTAATTCTTGTGATTTGTTTTCAATAGCGGCCGTTGTTTCGGCTTCAATTGACTCTAGGTTATCATGCTCTGTAGTTAAGCCAGTAACAAAAGCTTCTTCACTCATAGTAAATCCTCCACTACTGTTTTAATTAAATCATATGCTTTTTCATTATCTACTTGAATAATGGAGAATACCTTATTTCCTCTTTGAAGAAGAGGAATATTTATTGTGAAATCTCTTTTAAAACTGAATCTAGTTTTTATACGTTCATAGCCATCTAAGACATTAATATCCTCTAATTCACTATTTAGTATTAATGAATCAGTGCGTGCGTAAAAAACATATAATTTTTCTTCTTCTTTATATAAAATAATTATATAGTTTGAATTACCTTCATACTTAATAATTTCCATTATCCGCCACCACCTACATTTTTATTATATCCAAATTCTTGGCTTTTAAAGAAATCTATATAATATTTTTCTAATTCATTTAATTGTTCTTTTTCACAATAGATAATTATTTCAATTGTCCAATTCCAAAATCCAGTTTTCCATATTTCATGGTGTACCGCTTGGTCTGCGATTGTTTTTATACCAATTGAACTTTTAAAATGGTCGGCAATTCGTTTCTTAACATTGGTACTTTTACCAATATAGCATTTGCCAGTATCAATATTTGTGATTTTATAAATGCCGGGTTTATCTTCTATTCCAACCCGTTTAAAAGTCCCATCTATATAAGGTTTTACATATTCAGCCCATACAAGTTTATTTATAATATCAGGATGCTGAACTTTTTGTGAAACAGTGGTAATTAGAAAGCTTATATCTTCTTTATATTCATCAGGAACTTGTATTGTATAAAATAAGCGTTCTTGTTGTTTCATCTCATATTGTCTTAAAGGAAGTAATAATCCTTCAAAACGCTCTTGTTGTGCGCGAGTTTCCGCAAGAATATCTTCTTGGCTTTCGCGCGCGGAATCAATCACTTTTTGAACTTCTTCTTTAAATTTATATTCTTTCTCTAGTTCTTCGCGCTCAAATTGAATGTATTTGGTTTTTAAGTTTTCTTCTTTTTCACGCCACAATCGTTCAAAATCTGTATCCATTTCTGATTGGCGCGTAAGTTTTTGATTTTCAAAATATAAGTCTAAATCTGTCGTTTTTTTATTTAGTTCTCGTTTATATTTGTTTTGAATTTCAATTAATTTATCATTATATTCACTAACTAAATTAGTTTGTGTCTTAATATCTTTTGTTAATTCATCTTTTTGAAAACGAAGTTTTTCAACTCTTCCTTCTGCTTCAGAGATTTCTTTTTTATAAACTTCTAATTGTTTATTGTCAATTGAAACCTTCTGTCCTAATTTTATACTTAATACAATTATTATAATCGTAAGTATTCCTATTATTCCATATAACATCTACATCACAACCACTCCTTTACTTTATAATTAATTATATCATGGTTTTTTGAAAAAGTCAAGTAAAAAAGAAAAGAGCAGGCTTATGCCTGCTCATTTTTATATTTCCATTTATATCCACCGCAAGTTTTCTTTATACCGCGGCAAACTCCACTTATATTTTGGGCATGTAAACCAGTTTGTCGCGCCGCTTCGCTTGCACTAATATATTCGGTAATAAAATTATTATCTAAGTCATATTGAATAACTGCTTTGCCTATAGGGCCACTTTTCTTTTTGATAAAAGGTTTTATTGTAATTGTATCATCATTTTTAGTTTTAAATTGAAAACCTTTCGCTGTTGGCCTGCGTTGTTGTATTACAGCATTTATAAGAGAAAGATTACACTTTAATTCACGAGCGGCCGCACTCATAGAGGGAAAATCTTTTATGTAATTTCCATCTAAATCATACATTTCTATTTGACGATTACAAATAGTATGAAGTGGTCGTTTTCCTCCAGAAGTTTCATTATAGCCATTAAAATAACTATCGTAATAATTAATCCAATAAATTTCTTTTTCGTCTAATAATTTTTCATCACATTCTTCAAGAATTGAAAAGGTAAAATTATCAACCCCATATTTACTTATTGCTCTATGAATAGTGCAATCATCATATCGTGCTTTATGTTGTCGCCATCTTTGATATATATCTATCGCTTGACCAATATAATCTTTATTATTAAGATTATTATGAATGCGATATATTCCACAAATAATATCTCGCATATTTTTAACTCCTTCAACTCCAAAATAAAAGATAAAGGAAGCGGGAGTTGAACGCTTATCAGAAAGGTAGCTAATCTTTCCTATCCTTTATCTTAATATATCATAAATTTTAGAAAAAGTCAAGTGTTAACCGCATTTACTCCAACCACAGCTGCTACAAATAACACATCCGCCCTCTCTGCGAATGGACTCTCCACATTCTGGACACTTTTCGCTTATATCCTGAACACTTTTTGTAGCTGCGAGTTCAGTAGCTTTTTTGCTTTTTACTATGTTCTTTTGAGGTTTTTCTTCTTCTCCATAATAAAAAGTTTGAAGTGTTTTTGCCATAATATCTGGACAAGATAATCCATCTACAGGTTTGCTAGTTTTTGCACAAGCGGGACAATAAATACCACGAAGTTGGTCAATAATTTCTTCAACTTTTACTCCAGAGCGTAGGCCAACTGAAATTAATCTATTTACTGCCGCCGTATTAGCTTTACAGATACCACCTTTGCTGCTTTCAATAAAAGTCTCAACAAGATTACCCTCATCATCACAATTAACAGTAATATATAATGTGCCACAAGCACAATGTCTGCAATAAGTATTGCCATGAGTTGTTCCTAATGTTTTTCGTGATACTGGAATAATAGAATCAAAAATAACCGGAATATCTTCTGGATGAATAGTTTTTGTTTCTGATTTCTTTTCGGTTGTTAAAATGCCCGCTCTGCGGCAGTTATTTCTAAATACAGTAATACCTTTAAGACCTTTTTGCCACGCTTCCATATAAATATTCATAATATCTTCTACAGTAGCTTCTTCCGGTAAATTAACAGTGGAAGAAATAGAAGCATCAATATAATTTTGCCAAGTAGCTTGCATATCAATTCTTTGATGATAATTTAAATCACCGGCGGTTACGAAATAATCTGGAAGCATTTTATCATCTTTAATATTGTGCTTCTCCATATATTCCTTTACAATAGGCGTATAAATTTTATATTCTACATCTCTACCATACAAGCTTTCTGTCTTACGTGTATAATAGTTTGCAAAAATTGGTTCTATGCCTCCACTAATACCAAGCATAGTGCTTAGAGTCCCTGTCGGTGCAATTGTTAATAATTGGCTATTTGCAAGACCATTTCTTGCAATAATCGCACGGACCTTATCATCTAGATTACTAAGATAAAAATCTGATTGGTTTAACTTATGAAAATCATATTTAGGAAATGGGCCTTTCTGTACAGCTAAATTACAAGACGCATATGCTGCGAAATTTAGAATGTCATGTGCAATAGTATCGCATAATTCAAGAGATTCTTGACTTCCATAGCGAATACCCATTTTGATTAGCATATCGGCAATTCCCATTACTCCAAGACCTATTTGACGCCAGTTTTTAACGCTTTCTCGCTGCTCTGCTAGTGGGTGAAGTGGCAGTCCTTCATCCAAGACATCATTCAGCGCTTCTACTGCTGAATAAGTAGTTTCAGCCAAATCATCAAAATCAAAATAAATCGCGCCCGCTGGGCTTTCTTTTACGAAAGCCGCTAAGTTAAGAGAACCCAATAAACAACTGCCACCAGCCGGTAATGGCTCTTCGGCACAAGGATTAGTTCCTGCGTATTCAAATTCTTCAAAACCAGAAAGTAGATTGTGCTTTGTAATTCTATCCCAGAATAGCATTCCTGGTTCTCCCATATCCCAATTATTGTAAGCTATTTTTTTGAATAATTCATAAGCATCTATAGTTTTATTAATTACTTCGCCAGTTTCTTCTCTTGTAAAAGATAGGACATATGGCTTATGATTTTTCGCGGCTTCCATAAAATCGTTAAATACTTTAATAGAAGTATTAGCTTTAGTTACTCTTTCTAAATCGCTCTTAATATCTATAAATTCTTCTATATCGGGATGGTTACAATTCATAGAAAGCATAAGAGCTCCTCTACGGCCATTTTGACTAATAAGTCCAGTCACCATAGAATATAAATCCATAAAAGATACAGCACCCGAACTTTCTTTCGCAGCATTTCTAACTCTTGCACCCTTAGGAGCCAATTTAGATAAATCTACGCCAACACCGCCTCCATAAGAATAAGTTCTTGCTAGACTTTTTGCACAATCAAAAATAGATTCAAGATTATCTTCTGGAGGAGAGACAACATAACAATTAGAGTATGTAATTTTTGCCTTATCTGCTAATCCACGATTGGCCAAGATACGGCCGCCAAATAAAAACTTTTTATCTCTAATGATTTGTTTAACATTTTCTTTTTTACCACTTACTCTATCTAGCCATTCTTCAAATGTTTCATTATTATATCTATATTTTCTTTCCCAAATTGAAATACCCACTTCATTATTTTCGCCAAGCCAATCTTGAATTTTCATATTTTAGTTTTCCTCCCAATTCAATCTATCTTGATAAATACCGCCAGTGCTAAAATGGAAACCACAATAAGGACAAGTGTCATTTGTAATTTCCCAATTATACTTTGTGCTTGTATGCGGGCAATGCTTTTGATTGTCAATAATGGCAAGCTTTATTTTTTGTATGGTATCTTTTCGCTCCATAGTGGAAAGAGCCATTCTTAATTCTTTATTAAGCTGTTCGCGAGTTTGAATAATATCATCAATCCTCATATTCTCCACCTTCCTCCTTTCGCAACCATCTCGTGAGACTGTGTAAATAAGTCTTTTGCTGATGGATAAAATTTTAATAATAGTTCTCGTTCATCCATTGCTGGATTTTTCTTTTTAGTATTTATTCTATCATTTAAAATTATTGAATAATTATCTTTTCTGGTGACATCCGCCCACCGTTCAATGCGAATAGATAAATTCGCTAATGGATTTTTATACCCAATAAATGGTGGTTCATATAAGATTTTTATTGGTATATCTACACTCCAAAGACAATATAATAAATTCATTTTATAAATCATATCTTTGAAGTATTGAAAGTTTGTAGCAAAATTTCCACCTAGTTGTATATAAACATTAGAATAAGGAGTAATATCGGCTTTTAAATAATTTTTATATTTATTAGTCATGTAATACACTTCATCTAATGGTATATCTAAATCAAATATAATTGTATTTGAACGAGTCATTTTAGGATAATTTCTTATTTCAAAAAACTCGGATAACTTTTTACAAACAATAGGATGTATTCTTACAATAGAAGATGGCTTTCTATTGCTAATATCTTCTAATATGTCGCGCCAATCTGGATAGAAAAATTCACGGTCATACATTATTAATCGTTTGTTTGACATGATAGGCGGAACTGGTAATTTCTCTTCGCCCGCATAACAGCGATAATAGCTATTATCTAATACATTAGATATAACTTTTGCTTTTATACCGTCATCGTATTTTCCCTTAAGGTATTCTTTATAGATTGCTGGCCGCGGAATGGTAAAGTCTATAATTGAATTTTCAAATGGAATATATTTTCCATTCGTAAAAGCAGTGCCGCCATATTCTACAGCAGGCGAGCGCAAGAATTTTTCTGGCACTTTTGGAACTGCGTGCCCTTCACTGAAAAAATAAATCTTTTCATATCCAGACAAATCTTCTTCATCCAAAGATAACAATCTACAAAACCGATTTTCTTCGGTTTTGTAATAAGTTGCTAATTTCATTATTTCAAGATTAGGAATGATAAATTTAGAGGAAGAAAAATTAGATATATCATAATCAACTAGCCCTATCATTCTTCTACCTCCGCGCGCTCATATTGGAAAGTTAAATTTCCATATTCGTCTACATTTGTTATTTTAGAAATAATCGGATAGATTGACTGTTTCTTTTTCTTTGGGATAAAATCATTTCCACGGCGAATACCTTGAACCATAAGTTTTGTTCCTCTTTGAAACCAACTTCGCTCAAGAATTTTTTTGTGACCGTCATCTCCACGCTGGCTTAATTGCTTATCATAAATCGCATACTGATTCTTATAAATCTTTACATTTACAACGCCAGTCGGGGTTAAGAGCGTAACTGTATTACGATTCTTATCCTTATCAATTACAGTTCCAATAATTTTAAATAACTTATATACTTTGATTTCTTGGCCATTACTTCCAGGGAAACTATACTCAATTTCAGGCTCTTCTGATAATTTGAAGAAATCATCAAAATCATTCTTGGCCTTTGCTAATTCGTGCTCATGATAGTAGAATGAGATACTATCCATTTCCCACTTACTAATATTACCATCAGCATATTTATCGGCAATTTCATCATATAAAGCCTTATTTAGCTTGGCCAATGCTTCTTCTTTATTATCTTTTAAATACTGGCGCATTGGTTCCATTGCCTTCTTATAGATATTATCCCAAGTTTTCTGTAAAACTCTTGTGCCATCTTCAACTATATCTATATCAAAATGATTATCAATAAAGTTAATTGCGGCTTCATTTAATTCGTAATAAATTCCATCCTTACAAGTTTTTAGAAACTTATTAAATGAAAATAATTTCGCATAGAATTGCATATCAGCCGGTATCTGATTTTTCGCAATTAACATTGACATATTTTGAAGAGTTAATCTTTGCTTCTTATCAGCAATCATGTCAATATATTTTGCCATAATTTCTTCGCGCGGAATATTCTCAATATTATCAAACGCGCCAGACTTAATTAAATTTATCATTTGAAGTTTATTCACCTTAATTTTCATTAAGAAATCTTTCAATGACTCATATGGTCGCATAGCCATAATTTCATTAATCTTGTCCGTGGAGACGCGAGTGATGCCGCGTAGCCCATAAAGAATAACATTATCTTTTGCGACAGGTGTAAATGTAAAAGAAGACTGGTTGATGTCAGGTGGAGATACTTTAATTCCATAATCGCCCATTTTACCAATAATTGAGGCAATACGCCCATAGTCAACGACTTTGTTCTTTTTCTTTTTCTTATCTGCCGTTGTTTCGGTTGTTTCTTCATTTGCTTCTTCCCATTCTTCTTCATCTTCTTCATCTAAATATTCAGAAGTATTCATATATTCAACACTATTTTCTAATAAGACAGCTTGAATTTCATCTTCATCTTCTTCATCAATATCTTCGGTTTGAACTCCACCGCTATCTACTATCAGATTTGCTGTGTTCCAATACACAATTGGATACCTATATGCCAGATTCATTTCTTGAAGAGCAATAATGGAATAAGCATAAGTATGACTTGCGTTAAAACCGTATCCGCGGCTTAACGCGATTTGAACATCCCAGACATAATGACAAAATCTTTTACTAAGATTCTTTTCATCTACTCGTTCATAAAATTCTTTGGTTAGTTGCTCATATTCTTTTGGGTTCTTCTTCGCAATACTCTTACGAAGTCTATCAGCCCATTGTAAGTCCCAGCCGCCGCATTCTGGTAGCTGAACTAATTTCATAAATTGTTCCTGTGTAATTGACAAACCGTCTGAAACATCTAATTGCTCATGAAGCAATTCTCGTTCCTTATTTGAAAGACCATACTGAATCATTTCAGTTTCCCAATCATTAGGATGCTTACGAAAACGAGCATATTTATCTAGTGGTGATTCTGCACCTTTTTCTGACGCCATAAGACGAATAACCGAGTTTAAAGTTGCTAAGTCATCAACATTTTTTGGATGAGTTAGTGAAATACCACGAATACCACTTGCCTTTTCCATTTGAAAAAGACTTACAATCTTATGTTCATCTACTAACTTCCACATATCTTCGTCATCACGAAGAATGTTATATACACCCAATGCTTTTTCATATGTTTCACGTAAAGTCGGATACTTTTCAATATATCCATCTTTAATTAACATTTCAAGACAGGTCTGGATTTTATCTGCGGCTTCAACCGATAGAAGGTCCATTTTAATTTCTGAAACATCCTCCAAATCGTGAAGCTCAAACTGAGTAATAATTGTTCCATCGGGCGCGCGCATAAGAGCACTAGACTCAGTGAAATCCTTATCCTTAAACACGACACCGCCCGCATGGATACCATATCCACAAATTAGTCCTTCAATTTTACTAGCAACTTCCCATAACTTATCATACTTATTTATTTCTTCAACAAATGTTGGATTTGGTTTAATACCATTTTCTTCATCACCATAATACATTTGATGTAATGTATATGCTTGGCCACGTTCCTGCGTAACCAGCGAAGAAATATACTGCGCATTATCTACATCAATTCCTAAACCGCGACATGCGGTAAGAATTGCTGATTTAGACTTTTCTAGTTTGAATGTTGCTACATTTGATACTCGGTTTTCACCATAATACTTTCTCAAATGTTCCAACACTTGCGCGCGCTTAATACCAGAAATATCTACATCAATATCAAGAACAGACACACGTGCAGGATTAAGGAAACGCCAAGGATACATGGCTGTCTTTTCGCGCAAAGCATTAATTTGAATAATGTCTAACGCATATAAAAGTAAGAATCCGCCACCAGAACCACGTGCGGGCATAACTAATGTTCCAGCATTCCAACACTCATCTATGATTTTTTGAAGATTAAGGAAGTAGGCGGACCATCTTGCTTTATTTACTTCACTAGAAACCCAAGTCATATTTAGACACTCATTAAGCGCATCATATGCTTTTTGATTCTGTAAATCTTCGTGCTTTTGGATTCCATCAATAACAGCAAAGAATAATTCATTATCAGCACGATAAAAGGAATGAAGAAATTTATCTAATTCTGGAATATAATTAATATACTTATCTATTTCCTCTTGCGTGCGCGCGTGAAACTCGCGCCAAGGCAGCATAGGAATTTCTAACGGCTTTAAGATTGAAAAATCTTCACACTTATCTTTAATTTCTCTAATATAATAATATGCGGCTTCAATTTCTTCTTTTTCAAGATAAGGAAAAAACGAACGAATTTCCTCATCACTCATCATATAAGTCGTTTCATAAAAACTTCTTACTTCGCGCTCACCATCCTGCGCATTAAGAAATGATTCGTGAATGAATGAATCTTCTGGCCGCAGATAATGACTATCGGTTGTAATGATATATGGAAGTTTTAATTCTCTTGCTATCTTAATGAGATGTTGATTAATAAAAATTTGCTCTTTATTATTAGATGGTTGTAATTCAAGATAAAAATTACCACGACCAAATATATCTTCTATATATAGACACCATTGTTTAGCGGTTTTATAAAACTCTTCATCACCGGTATCCATATATCTTAAAAGGAATTTATCAAGCTGTGAACCAAGACAAGCTGACGATGCAATTAAATGTCCTTGATTTGGCTTAACGACTTCTTTTAAATCTCGGTAGTAAGTTGGACGCCTCCTTAACCTACGACTAATATAAGAACGACGCCACGCGCGAGTAGAAAGTTCACAAATCTGATGATAACCTTCCAAATCACGACAAAGAAGAATAAAGTGGAAATACCTATCTTTATTCTTATCATAATTTGTCGCATTTAAATCATTTCGCGTAAGATAAATCTCATTACCACGAATAAGTTTAAAATCTGGATGTTCCTTTTTAATTTTATTGTAATATTTTTCAGCCTTAATATAACTTGAAATAGTTTCATGGTCTGTGATTGCTACACACTCATGATCTAATTCAATAGCCGTATCAATCAGAGAATTTACTTTATTAATACAATCTCGTAAAGTCTCATTACTATAATCCGTGTGATTATGAAGACTACCAGGGTATTTACTCACACAATCACTTCCTTTCTTTATTCTATAATTATTATATCATAGAATTTTATTTTTGTCAATTATAAGGATATTCATGTTCTTTATAATCCCAAGCTACCTGTTCTTCATATTCATCTTTTTCTTGACGAATAGTCAAACAAGCAGCGTTATTTCTAGACCAAAATACAGGACAATTTTCTCCATACTTACATTCAAAACATTCAATATCTTTAAAAATCATATTTATTTTCATCCTTTAAAAGTTCATAATCATCAACAAACACTTGAATTGATGTGCGGCCAGCGAAAGTGTTTAGATTTGCACGCCCATAAACCGTAAGCTTATCCATTCTATTATTCATAACGGCATCAACAAAATCCATATCCTTAAATCTTACATAATCAACACCATTACAAGAAATCTTCATACTATCCTTATTCGCGCCCATAGTCATAACATTTGAAAGTGTAATGTTTTTAATTACAAATTTAATTTCATCTATATGATTACCGAAAAACTCTGGGTGTGAAGCTAACACCGTGAGTAGCTCAGTATTATTATCGCCAGCATCAAGAATATAATCCACGGTATAACACTTTTTAAAATCATCATCATTAAGAACTGTGTTACTATAATTTAATAACCGCTCATCTAATGTAGCATTAATTCCAAAGCCTGCCGCGGCATCGTGTCCAGCGACATAATTCATTAGATTACTTTCTTCAAGAAACTGCTTAAAACTGGGCAGACCAGCAAAATTTCCGCTGCTACGAATACTTCCATTGATTTCACCTTTATCATTGCGGCGACCAATCATAACTGGCTTATTATATTTATTTACAATAGCCATTGCGACTAGTCCAGTTAGTTCAGGCGGAATATTATCTTCTGGTTCAATTTCTACTAAAATAATATTATTGCTTGCCAAATCATTCTTTTGAATTTTGAAATCAATTAAGTCAATGGCCTTTTCTTTTAACTTATCTTGGCGGGCCTTTGCGTTTTTACCTACACGCGCGGTTTGCTCTGCGGCAGTCTCTGTGTCTCCTGGTCTTGCACCACGCTTCGTGCTTGGAAGGACTCTATCTGGTTCTACAAAGCAGTAGAACATTGCTTCTTTTTCTTTCATTGATCCAACACGAGTTAGAGCATTGATTAAAGGAGCGATATAAAAGGCAATATCAATGGGAGTTAAACCGCTCCATGGAAAAGTAGCTTTTTCTTTTAAGGAATATGATTGTGATGCCAGTAAAGTTTGAAAGCCCTTATTTTGAATATTAGAAAGACCTTCAAGCATAAGATAGTTAGTTTCAGCTGTTGTCCTATCCATAACATCAGCGATTTCTCCAAGAGCAACTAAATCCATATATTCTTGTGCTTGATGAATGCCGAGAATTTCATCCAGCACCTCACAAAACTTATATACTACACCCGCACCACAAAGAGATTTATTTTCATAATGTGGAGAAAGCTGATTATTTACTATTACTGTATTTGTAGCAGTAGAAATAACAGGATTGCCATCAGTATCATAAAGTTGTTCGTGATGGTCTAGCACAAGACAGTCAATATTTAAGTCTGCTAATCGTGCGTGTTCTTCTACATCATAACTCGCGGAATCTGGACAAATGACTAAATCAATATCATTTAAAGTTTCTAACCAATCAATCTTGTCATCTAGACCATGCTGCTTATGCTCATGTAGCGTAAAATTAAGATTAGCCTTTGGAAAAATATGCTTAATATAAAGCCATAAAATTGAGGAAGAAGTAAAGCCATCGCAGTCTGAATCTACGATAAACATAATTTTACTATCAGCGCGCAAATGCCGTAAGAGCATATCTGCGGCTAAATCAATATTTTCAAGTCCATATGGATCTAATTCGCATTTTGAAGTTGGATATAAAAAATTTTCAATATCTTTTACGCCACGATCAATTAGAATTTCTTGAAGCGCGTAGTCTGGATTCATTGTATAATAATTTCTTAGTCTGTAAATCATAAACATTACTCCTATCTTACTTTTACTCTTGTTTTATATAAATGTTCAAAAACTTCTTTTCCTTTATCAAATGGAGAATCTTTTTCCTCCAATACATTATCATAATCCCATATGTAAGAAAAAACAGCCTGGTTGCTATATTTACGGCACATAGATATTATTCGTTCTTTATATTTTCTGGCTTTTTCGGTTCTCCAATCTGTGTACTCTTTATCTAAAGCAATAATGATTTCATTTGCGCCAAGAACATTAGTTAATAAACTAATGTGATATTTATTAAAGGTGGAACCGCAGCAGGCAACACAATTACTTAAATCTCCATAATACCCATCATCTAGTAATACTGATTTTTCAGCTTCTGCTATAATGGCTTGTCGCCGCATTTTAATTCCATTTTGATGCTCATGTATACCATACAAATTGAATTGCAACGGATGAGCGTAAGTTATTCTACCGATTTGTAATGGCCTGTATTTGCCATATGCTTCAGCTTCTTTTTTATCTAATGTACGCCCGCGAATACCAACTAATCTTCCATTTATATCAAAGTGCGGAATAATGATTTTATTTTGTCCCAGTGAAAATCCAATATGAAATTTATCCATAGCTTCTGGAGTTATTCCATCCCGCAGCCAAGTTGGATGATAATAATGTGTGAAGTAAGATAAAACTTCTTTAGGATATTCATCAAGAATGGGAATGTTATTATTAAATTGATATTTGTTTAAATCTAATTCATAATTATATGATACTTTGTTTGTATTTATAACAATGTGTTTTAAACATTGTTTTACATATTCTTCAGCCTCTTCTATTGTAACTGGATAATGATTTAATGCCATATATTTTTGATATAATCCAAATATAGACATTGCTTCATTACATTCAGTATAGCATCTAAATATTTTATTATTTTGATACCAATATAATTTCATAGATTCAGCTTCATTGATAGGATTATGACAAATTGTTGGACATACAAGATATTGTTTATCTTCATTCACCGTAATCTGTGTTACTCCAAGACTTTCAAGAAAATTCTTTACATCATGAAGTGTAATTGAATCTACAATATCTTTTTTACTTGCTATTGCTAAATCAAGTTCACTATCTTGATTTTGTAATGTCGTTAGCAATTATGTTTCCTCCTTTATCATTTCGCGCCAATCACCTATCATTTCTTCTATTACCGTTTGGAATGTATCCGTTTTCCATTCTATTGGTGAATTATTTGAAGAAGTCATAAATAAATCTACTCTTCTTCCAGTGCCAAGATGGATGTGTGACCAGATTCTTATACCACGATAACGTCCACGACGCATCTTATAAATATCTATAATATGAGTTGGACGATAATCAGGATTTTCTAGATATATTGCATCAATAATTCCTTCTCTTACATATGGTCTTAATTTTGGAATTAAATCATCCCACATTTTCGTATCTACTCTACTCATTACGCAACCCATATCGCATTTATCTGCTACTGCTTTTGAACCACGAATACAAGATTCATCTTTAAATTCTCCATCACTTTCCATGCCTTTCGCATTTACCTGCGTAGCAGAAAAAATAAAAACATTATAATCCTTTGCGATTTGCTTTAATTGATTTGCCATCATCATAAGAATAACATCTTCGCGCAAACCATTTTTCGCAAACTGATTCATCATGCTCGCGGTTGAATGAATGTAATCAAAGAATACATATTTTACTCCATCTACTGTTGCATACTTTTTTATTGTCGCTTCAACATTTACAAGATTCGGTTCACTAATTTCCTCAATTAAAAAATAGCCTTGATATTCCTGCATTATTGTCGCCGCAAACTTGACTCGTTGTAATTCTCCTGGTTCATATCTACCAGTAAGAATATGCGCTTCATCTACACCAGATAAATATGCTAACATCATTGTTTGAATTTCTTCAACATCCATCTCTGTGACAATAAATAAAACTTTACGAGGTTGTCGTGGTTCATCAAAATTTATTTCATGAATAAATGTTCCTTTTTCATGCGACCATCTTTTTGGATATGCTAAACGACACGCATCAAAAACTGATGTTCTACTTTTACCAGCATTTGTGCTTGCGGATTTCAAAAAGAAACAACCTTCTCGCGCGCCACGACAAGCTGAACTAAAAATATCTCCTTCAAGATCAGGACCTATATTTGGAGTTTTTTGTAAATTATCAATAAGTTCAAAAATACTATTCGCGGGGTCACCATTTCTTTTTGTCCCATTAACAAAATCATTTCTAATTTCGTTAAATTTTCCCTCGACTTCTGCTAAAATATCATCAAGACTAGAATCTTCGCAATGTTTTTGAACTTCACTCGCTTTTAATGGGTCATCTACATCTTTATCATCTATATAAAAATTACTAATATCATAATGTGCTTTCTTTAATTGATAAAGTAATGAATACTTTTTTAATCGGTTATAATACATTTGAAAATTGCTTGGTTCAGCAAATTCATATGCATTTTTTAAATATTCTAAACCGCCATTACTAAAATATTGTGTCGCGGCCGCAGTACCTTTTTGATTTTCAAATTCCTTATCTACTTCATATACACTTAAACTTTTTGCTCCTGCTTCGTACATACCTCGTATTACTAGAAAGCAGGCTCTATCAACTTTTGCTTCTACAAAGTCATAAGGATTTATATCTGGATATTCTATAAACAAAAGAAGATTATGCATTAAACTTCCTACTATCTGACGATATGCCGTCTTATCTGATAGTGTCATTTACATCTCTCCTTAATCATCAAAAAAATCATCAAGACTCCAATTTTTCTTTCCAACTGTAGAAGTGTTTTCTTTGATTTTTACCATTCGTGGCTTAACTGTTGAGTTCATACTTTCTGCAAAAGCACTAGCCAGCTTATTTTGTTCATATTCTTGACGTCGCTTATATTTCATCATCTTCTCAACTGTTGGCGGATTAACTAAACATAGAGACTCTGATAATTTTTGTGCTTTTTCTACTAAATAAATATAATTTAAACAATCAATAATTATTTGATCGGTATAGCCATAAGTATCCATAAGACGCTTGCGTTCAGCCCATATACGAGGCCCTGGCGCCTTTAATCCAAAAATATTACAAACACTTTCTGAAAACTTATCACGTGATTGTTGTTCTTTTAGACAATTCGGACAATATTTATGAAATGTAGTTGAACGTGGACTAGCATATTCTACTAGCTCATTTCGTAAAAATTGTTGCTTACACTTAAAACATTGTAATGTTGCTTTTGCCATAATCATCCCTCCTACTATTTAGTATATCACAGATTTGAAAAAAAGTCAATAAAAAAAGACCTATACAGGTCTTTTCTTATTCCATAATTTCTTTCATTTCATCTATGAATAACTCAACAAGGTCGCTTTGCGAGGGAACTGCTTGACTAAGCTTAAACGTTTCTGTGCCAAACACACGCTTGATAATATCTTTAGCAATATTAAAGTGTTGCTCTTTTGCTTCGTCTGTTTCAGCTTCATTAATATACGCTTGCCAAATTGCCTTGGCTTCTTCCATAATTTCATTAAATGGACGAGCCTTAATTTGCGCGATAACTGTATGGTCAGTTACTTCTGCTCCATCCTTTTCAACAGCTTGGTCAATTGCATCACCAATCGCATCAACCAATTCTTGATAACCAAACTTAATCTTTGGCGCCAAGTATTGATAACGACTGCCCGCAAATACTGTCGGTGTAGAGCGTGTGTATAGATAGCGTTCAGAAGTGCCGTCATTATTCATCTGAACTTGTAAATATCCAATAATATCTACAATACTGTTTACAATTTGATAGCACTGATTCGGCAAGTCAGGCGCTACCGCGGTGATTTCATTACCCTCTTCATCGCGCATTTCGGTTGGCTTTTCCTTACTATGCGCGATAAATAAAATACCAAAACCAAGAAGTGTAATTTCACGCCAGCATTCAGAGAACTCATTTCGTAGCATACCCCAGCCTTGGCCCCAAGGAATTTCTCGGATGGAATCAACACTTTCACGCTGACAAATATACTTCTCACAAAGTTGCCATGCGATAGAAGCGGTATCTACTACAATACTATCATACATTTCACGTGCCTGTGGCTTACGTAGTTGTGTAAGAACCTTGCGGAAATCACTCCAACGAAGAATAGGAACACTACGAATACCAGCTAAGGCATTAGTGCCTTGCTCAAAATTTAGAAATAGTGAGCGAGGTAATTGCGAGCCAAATGTGGATTTACCCGTTTTAGGCTGCCCATAAATAAGTAAAAACTTTCCTTTTAGGTCGCGGGAAATCTTACTTGGTTCAAGAGAGAAAATATCAATATCGTTTGCCATATGCTATCCCTCCTTAGAAAATGAGAATAAGGTTTTCACCTTATTCCCAATCATAGGACTTAGCAGCCTTGGCTGGCTCCTTAGCCGCCTTTGGAGCATTACCCTTCTTGGCATCAATCTGTAGCTGTTCAATCATTGCCTTACGGACATTGAACGCCTTCTTGATGTCAGTCTTATCATAGGCAAACTCTTCCTCATAAGGTTCATCACTGCCCTTGGTAATGACTAGCTGACGTACCGTGCGAGTTGTAGTCTCGGGTACATCCTCACCCCAAGAGCTTTCAGTAGCCTTTGGCTTATCTTCAATAGAAGTAACACGAATACGACCGCGAACCTCTACAGTGTCATCAATATTCCAGTTGCGCTCAATGTAATCAATAGTATCGGGATTCTCAACTACAAACTCAATCACATCTAGCTTACCCTGATACTGAACAATTGCGCCCTTGATGATTAGCTTGCCAGTCTCTTCACCCTCACGGTCAACCTCTGGCTTCATATCCATGATATAAATATCAATAATGAAAGAAGCTACATCTGCGGTCGCACCAGAGTTAATGAAGCTAGTATTAATCTGCCAGCCATGAATTAGCTGACCGCTATTACGAGAAACAAAGTTATTCTCGCGTAGATTCGCGCCAGAAATACGAACAGTATCGGCATTATCAATGCCAACCATCTGTGCGGTCTTCATTTCGGCTAGATTCTCAATCTGAGTATAACCCGGATTTAGCTTATTTTGCTGAGTATATTGTGCAGCGAACATACTGACTGGGATTTCACTAGTCTCTTCGCGCCCGCCATAAGTCTGAGTTACACGAATTGTAAGATTCGCACGCTTATACTTGCGGCCATCACTTAATGTGCCATCGTTAATTACTGCGTCTAGTAGCTTGCCAACAACATTAATTTTGTTATTTGCTTGTGTCATAATATCCTTGCTCATATTACATTTCTCCTTATCTTTTCTTTACATTTATTATATCATAATTTTTATATGTTGTCAAGATAAAACTAAGGCGATTCCACGAGGGAATCGCCCTCATTTATTCTATTAGGCGTTCTCCTTGGCAGCCTTAGCAGCAGCGCGCTCAGCGGCCTTACGCTCCTTCTCAGCAGCTTTAGCCGCCTGCTTGGCCTCTTCCTCAGCTACTGGGTCATAGGCTAGACCAGCCTCAGTTAGTGTCTCATGACGAACAGTCTTAACCTTTGCCTTGCGAGTCTCGGTAGCATCTTCAACAACCTTCTCTTCTAGACGCTCAGTAACATAGCCCTTCTTAACTAGGCCATTAATGGAACCGGTAACGGCGGGAATGGAAATACCTAGGGTCTCTGCAATCTCATTCTTGGTAAACTCCTGGCCAAAGTGCTTCTTAAGAAAATTTAATACTAACTCTGAGTTGGGTGTGATCATAAAACATCAATCTCCTTTATTAAATAATTATTTTTATATTTGTAAGCGGCAGGAATTTTACTCCTTTTCCTCTTTACAATCTTATTATATCAGATTTTTATATAAAAGTCAAATATTAGTTAAGTATTTTGCTACTGTTTGACGAGAAATTTTTAATTCTTTTCCTATTTCATTTAAAGTATATCCCTGTTGTCGAAGTTCACGGGCTCTTGTTTTATTATTTTCTCGTTGATTTGTTGTTAATAAATCAGGTCGTAGTCGCTGTAAAACTCTATTTATTGTAGTTGTTCCACAATTTAAAATACTTGCTATTAATACAGTGCCGTATCCAGCCTCTTTCATTTCACAAATTAAAGCATCTTTAGCGTGAGCAGTATTTAAATTATGATTTTTTAAAATATCAACTACTGTTTCTCTACTACATTTTAATTCTTGACAAATTTCAAAAATCTTTTTATTTTGTTGCCGTAATATTAAAACTTGTTTTTCAATGCCCTCATTTAATCGTTTATTGCCACAACCACCTAATGTAGAATTATAACCATTATAATAACTATTATAATAATTAATCCAATACATTTCTCTTTCATCTAATAAAGAATCTGAAACTTCTTCTATTAAAAAAACATGAAACTTTTCTTGGCCTATTAAATGAATAGCATTATAAAATTTATTTTTAATATTATTATTAGAATTATATAAATGTTGTTTAAAACGAGTTTCAATAGATAACGTAGTTTGACCAATATAAACCTTGTCATTCACATCATTTGTGATTTTATAAATATATCCCATCATAATCCCTCCCAGGATATTGATTATATAAGAGGCTTGTGTGGGAGCACATTATCTCAAAGAGTAGCTAATTCTTTGCTTCCCTCTTACTATAATAATTATATTATAAATTTAGAAAAAAGTCAAATTATTCAGAATCTTCTTCATTTAATTCTATATCTTCCTTAATTTCAAATAAATTTTCTGCGAGTTCTGCAGTTTCAGAAGCGTCAGCATTATTAATTTGATCTAGCTTAGGAATGATATCAATCTTATATCCTTGTAGGGCTTTTTGCTCACTCTTAATACGGGCATCTAGTTGATTGGTGACAATAATCGCACCAACAAGTAAACGAGCATAATCAGCCTTATCTAATGCCTCGTCAGTTCCTAGCTTATCATGTAAATTAAGGAAATCATTTCGCATTGTTTCTGCGGTTTGATAGCCTTTTTCTTCGTTATTCTTCTTATGCTCTTCCATTACTTGTTCTGCTAGGTTAGCAGTAGTCTGAGCAATCAAAGTAAATAATTCTACATATCTCTTATCCATATTATTTCTCCATTACATAATTTCAATTCCACTTTCTACTCCGCGCGCATCAATAATGCGAATTCCACTAGTTACGCGGTTTTGAATGGGAATAGAATCAACATTTAATAAAACCGCTTTATTATTGGTAGTAATAAATATCTTTTCTTGTGTTTCGGGCACAGCAAATACTGTTGCTAAAGTTTCTATCTTTAAATCCATTACTTGTGGGCCTTTAATCGCGCGACTAGTCATATTGAAATCTTCTATCCTAGTAATTTTACCTTTACCAGTAGTAGTAATAGTTAAAAGACCACGATAGTTTATGTCTTTCTTTACTAGGGTCGCCGCACAAATAGTTTCAGTTGTTCCTAACTTAATGGCCTTAACGCCCTTAGTCATTCTTCCAGTAGTAGAAACCTCGCCAATTTCATAGAAGTTATAATTACCAGCACTACCCGTAATAAAAATCTTGTCTTCATCGTTCATAGAAAGATATACTCCGACAAGCCTATCGTCAGTATCTAGCTTCATTACAGCAGTGCCCTTCTTAGCCCGCACATTATATTCACGAGTAACTGTCTTTTTAATATAACCTTTCTTACTTATGGTTACTAAATTATGATATGCATTGAAGGAAGTTGTATCTATTAGTAGCAGGACTTTTTCATTATCTTGTAGAACAATTAGTTCATAAACAGAATAGTCCTTTCCATAATCTAAATCAGCCAAAGAAAAATTATACATACGACCAGCATTGGTGAATGCGGCAACAACTCCAAGGTTGGTTGTATACAAAGTATTGATTAGGTTCGCACCCTTCGGAGGCTTAATATTTACACCCTTTCGCCCACGTTTTCCACCCTGTAAATCTTCTTTCTTAACAAGACGCAACATATTGTTATCAAATAACATTACGCCGACTTCTTCTTCTTGAATTTGCTGTTCCTCGTTATCTTCATTCTCTACAATATTTAAAATCTTAGTACGACGAGCGTCGCCATATTTATCAGCCACTATCTGTAGTATTTTAATTAGTTCATTGTTCAAAGCGGTAGTATCAGATAATAAGTGGCGATACTCCTCTATTTTTCTTTTAAGTTCTTCTAGTTCATCATTTAATTTGATAGCATCTATTTTTGTTAATGAAGAAAGCTTCATAGCGAGAATTGCCTTTGTTTGTTCTTCATTAAACTTAAAACGAGCAATAAGTTTTTCAGATGCTTCTGCTGGATTTTGAGAAGAGCGAATAATCGCGACAACTTCATCAATAGAGGCCGCCGCAAGAATAAGTCCTTCTACTACATTTTCGCGTGCGAGTGCTTTATCTAAATCAAATTGAATAATGTTGCGCTTACATTCACGAATGTGGGTTATGTAGGCATCACATGCTTCGCGCCAACCAAATACTTTTGGAAAGCGTCCATTATCCAGTAGAATCATATTAATAGCATACCAATTCTCAAGTCTTGTATCCTTGTAAAGCTTGGCTATCATTCGCTTTGGATTTGCGCCTTTTGAAAGATAAATACGAATATCGGCTATTTTCTTGGTATGGTCTACAACTCGTTCTATTCCATAACTTTCATTTTCATTTGTAAGGGCGGCTAGCTGGTCAATAATAGTGTTTGTAAAGACACCATAAGGTAGTTCAGTAGCCTGAATCATATGCTGGTCGGGGAAATATTCAAGTTTTGCCTTTAAACGAATAGATTCGCCCTTACCGTTTTTTAAGCTTTCGCGCACCGCTTTAGCATTTGTAATTGTTCCACCTGTTGCGAAATCAGGAGCACAATAAATTTCATTAAAACTTACATTGGGATTCTGAATAATTTTGATTAGTGCCTCGTTGACTTCGCGCAGATTGAATTGAGGAACTGACGTGGCCATTGCAACCGCAATACCAGAACATCCATTTACAATATTCCAAAATCCAATAGAAGGCAATACAGAAGGAATCATTTCTGTATCGTCATAATTAGAATACCATTGTTCTCCGATAGCGTTTTTCTTTAAACCAGCAAAGAAATAATCTGCCATTTCACCAGCACGCATTTCAACATAACGTGCGGCCGCATGGCTATCTGGGGAAGATGGATTGCCATAGTTGCCTTGAACTTCTTCAATCGGATAACGATATGACCACGGACGAGCGGTTCGTATGAAAGTATCATACATTGCTACATCACCATGGACATATGACTGAGCCATTGCCGCGGCAACAGACTTTTGTGCTTTCTGAAATTTATCTTTATGTGTTATCTTATTAGAAAATTGAGCGTACAATCCTTGACGTAAGCCAATCTTTAGAAAATCCCTAGCATCCGGTATTGCACGTTCCTGTGCCACCGAAGCGGCGTAAGTCAAGAAAGCTCCTTCAATTTGTTTTTGAAAATCAGTTTCGTAAATCAAATTGTTCACTTCCTTTTCTTATTTATTATATTATAGCATAATTTTAAAGAGAAGTCAATTATTTAAAAAGCTCTGGAGCATAGTGCTCTAATGCCTGATAAATACGAAAGACCGGAATTAGTCTTCCACCATTTGTATAAATTTGTTCGTTATCAAAGAAACTATAATCGTCTATAAATTCGTTAATAGTTTCAGGAAAAATCATCATATCTGCCATATTATTAGCCTCATTTTATTTTTTCATTTAATTCTTTGAAAATTTTCCATAAGCACTTAAAATTGCCTTCTTCATCTTTTATTGAAATATTGTAGAATTGACACATTCTATAAAATAAATTTTCCCAATCATCTAATAAATCAAACATATTTCCATCCAAAATTATTTTTTAATTATTAAGAATACTAAAATCAACATTCTCAAATAGAAATTCTCTTCTCGGTTCAACATCAATACCCATAAGCATCTTTAAACTTTCAGCCGCGGCTTCAACATCTTTCATAGAGAGAATTTCAAGACGACGATTTTGTGGATGAAGCATAGACTGCTCCATATCTTCTGGATTGAGCTCTCCCAAGCCCTTCGCTCTTGTGATGTCCCAACTTTCGTGGCCTTTACGCACTTGCGCTAATTCATTATCATCATAAGCAAACAAACGATTATTTCCTTTCTGAAGCTTGTAGAGCGGTGCACGCAACCAACAAAGTCTATTTTCAAGAATAAATTCCGGCATTAATACATAGAACATTGTTGCTACAAGACACATAATGTTATAGCCGTCAACATCAGCATCAACCGCGATAGCAACCTTACCATAATTTAACTTTTTACTATTATATCGGTTTTGAATGCCGCAACCAAGAGCCATAATAATATCCGAAACTTCCTGATTTTCAAGACATTCATCAAGTGGATGCTTTAATAAATTCTTTACCTTACCGCGCACTGCATAAAGGGCTTCTGTATTAACATCGCGTGCAGGAAGCAATCCGCCCAACGCAGAATTACCCTCGCAAACAATTAGCATAGAATCTTGTCCATGCTTTTCACAATCTTTAAATTTATCAGAAGAAGTAATTTTTTGTTTCTTATGCTCGGTTTCCTTTTTCTCCATATTAAGGACGGCATTGCGGGCTTTTTCTGCCGCGGCTTCCGCTTTTTCAATTTTCTTTAACATCTCTACAATAGTGGTAAATTCATTATTATATTTAATGTTCATTTCTTTTAAAGCCGCGGTGAAAGCAGTTGTAGCCAGTGTTCGTAGAGAAGGGTTATTAATCTTGGTTTTTGTTTGGTTAGCAAATGAAGGATTTTCTACTTTACAATTAACTACATAAAATAGATTTTTACGAATATATTCTCCGTCAAAGTTCTGACCAGATAGATTGTTAAAAGTCTTAGTTATTGCCGCGCGAGCACCAGTTACTGGAGTCCCAAGTTCGGGGCAACGAAGACCGTTCACGAATACATATGGGGTTTCGCGCTTAGTTCCCCATTGAAACGCGATTTCTATTGTATCTGTTCCATCAGTAGCAGAACCAGTAATGATATGTTTTTGTAGCGGCTTTTGAACCATTTCTTTTACAAAATCTACAATTCCTTCTTTCGCACAATAAGTTTTAGTTTCTTTCCCGCAAGAAACTATAAATTCAATGCCAGGATATAAATATGAAATGTCTTTGATGTCTGTGCAAATACGCTCATAAGAATATCCAATTTCTCCATTGGAAAATACTTCTGGGTCAGGCTTAAAGCGCACATATGTGCCATTGGCATCTTTTGTGGTTCCTTCTTTATAAGTAACTAAGTTACCCTTTTCAAAAAAGGCACAGGCACACTTACCATCACGATTACTTTGAACTTCAAATTTTTCAGAAGATAGACAAGTACAACTAGCACCTAGGCCATTAAGACCACTAGAATTTTTATAAGCATTATGATTAAATTTGCCGCCAGTATGAGATTGAGTGTAGACAGAAACTAATACATTTTCACCGTTTTCACGGATACCAAAGGGAACGCCGCGGCCATAATCACGCACCATAACGGCATTTTCTTTTTCGTCTACATCAATTTCAATACGCTTGCCGAAACCGGCAAGTGCTTCATCTGTGCTATTATTTATAATTTCCTTTAAAGCCTGATAAGTTCCTTCTATGTCATCCGACCCTAAATACATCTGAATACGGGTACGAACACCAGTACGAAAATCCAACCTTTCAATGGAGTTAATGTCATAATTTTGATTCACATTATCCCTCCTTTTCTTTACATTTAATTATAACATAAAATAAAGAAAAAGTCAACTAATTAGTTGACTTATTTATGCCAAGTTTCTCTAGCCCTTAATCTATATGAATAACGAGTAAATTCTTCTCCGCTCTCTAGGTCTCTTACTAACCAAGCATATCCATCATGTGGAACACGATACCCCAATTCTTTAATTAATACACAATTATTATATTCCAATCCGGGTTTTAAATCTAGTTTTGGTAAACCGCCATTTTTACATTTTGGACATGCTTTTGGATAAGAGGTAAGATTATCTTGACGAACTGCGCCCCAAGGATTGTCTTTATTCTTTCCAGGGTTTTCTCTGCCGCAATATTTACATATTACATTCCAAAGTGGGCCACGTTGAAAATATTCTGTTGCTTCTTTATTAATACTAATTGGATTATAAGGGCTATATTCACTTATTTTAATCATTAGATTTATATTTCTCCTTATACTATCATCGTAATAAAACTTAAAATCGGATGTTCTTTTTCTAATGGTTTAATTCTATTTTCATATATCCATTCTGCTTTTGGATAAGGTCCCCAATTATAGCAATAATTAAAGAAAGACCAGTAATTACGTAATTCTTTATATATTTTCCACATTATGTTAATACCGTTTCGCACTCTTTCTGCTGATAAAGTAATAAAGTCGGGTCAAGAATAATTTCAGCAATCTTTTTAATACTCTCATAAAGATTCTTTTTATTTGTGTTCCAAAAATGAGAGCATCCACAGAAAGTCATTAAAGAAGTTGATTCTTCTGTAATTTGAATAACATAAACGATTTTTTTCTTCGCAAAGGCATATCCTTGTTCCCAATTTGTACCGGCTGTGCTATGTCTTCCAAGACTAATCATTAGAAAAACATCACAATTATCAATTGCTTCTACATCTTTCCAAAATACTTGTGCACCCCAACTTTCTTGTGACATGTGCCAAGCATCTTCAATTTTAAGTTCCCAAGGACAATAAACTTCAAAACTCGGCTCATGACGAAGCCAACCAGCAATATTCATCATGGTTGTACGATTTTCAGTATCACAAGGGCCGGCAAGATAGATTTTCATAGTTACTCCTTCCAAATTTCATTTAAAACATCATAAAGAACTTCTCCAAGTAAATAGCATCGTATAGTACAATCTAGATATCTAGCTAAATCATTGCTATGCAAATGAGTCAAAATAGTTTTCATTTCAACACCAAATTCTTCACATGCTATCATAGCCTTCTCTAAATTATGCGATAAATATGTTTCGCAATTATATTCATTATCATAATAATTACCGCCATTACCAGTAATAGAATCATCCGCCCATAGTTCACTATAAAGATAATCTTCAAGGTCAGTACGAAATTCCCAGTCATCTAATGTAATATTACGATTAATATAATCTAATATATCTTGTTTCATTTCTGTTCTATAATGGTAACTCATGATTTACGCTCCATAATTTGTCTAATTTTTCGTAATTCTCTTTCAATACCATTTAATGAATAAAGAGAAATCCAAGGTAAAATAATACCTAATCCAATTATTGTAATTAGAATAATAATAACTATTTCTTCAATCATGCTATCTCCCATCTACCATCAGGCATAATTTCAAGTATATCTTGGTAAAGTATATTAAATTTTTGGTCATCATATGAACGGTCAACATGATAATGAGCCATATACCACTTATTAAAAGTAGTAGTCATTCTTACAAACTTTTCGAGAAAGTTTGTAATATCATCATGCGCGTTTTCATAAGGAAAAAGTTTATCTACAATATAATTTGGGCCACAATGAGTAATTATATTATTAATTTGGAAGTTATGTGCGCGAAGATTGTTTGCGGCATAATCCATTTCATTCCAAGTAGGTATCTCTTGCGGCCACCAAGATTTACCTTCCTTACGATAAGCTTTATCTACAGAAGTGGCACCACCCATACAGAAAAAAGTTTGATTATTAATAGTGAAAATTTCACCATTTTCTATATACATTACATGCGGTCGCACTCTACGAACTTTCGCACCATGCCACTCGGTAATTGGAATCACGCGAAGAAGGTCATAATTCTCATGATTGCCAAGAACAGAAATTACTGTATAAGGTCTATCTTCAAGCCAATCACACCAATATTTAACTTCGTTTGAACTATCCCAAGTTAATCCAGCGTCACCGCAAATGATAACTGTATCTTCTTTATCAAGTTCACGTGAATTGGGCCAATTTTTAAAATTTAGCTTTTTTATATCTATATTAAGGTGAATATCACCTAACCAGTCACGAAAATTCGTGACACATTAATCATCTCCTTTTTTATCCCATTTTTCACAATGATTAAATTTATTTTCAATCATCCCATAACAAACTAAAAATGGACAATTATCTAAATAATAATCGCGCGATTCCATACGATAATAACATCCGTAGCAATTACCATTACAATCCAATGCTTCTTTATCAAATTTTTGTAGAAGATTTAGAAGTTGTAGTATTTCGGTCTGTGTCACTATTAATCTTCCTTTCTTTGATTATAAATGTCATCTCCGCCATAATAACGCGATTCCGCGCAACCTTCATTAGCAAAATTAAAAGAGCATCCATAAAAATTAATTATAGTGCCAGTAGTTTCAAACTGTTCCTCAATTATTTTTTTAATTTCTTCTTCTATATTCATAATATTTTCTGCCATGTTATCCCTCCCATGAGTATTTTTCTATTTTCTTTGGCTTTTCGTTATACCACTTTTTGCGGGCACCGCAATGTGGGCAATAGGAATAAATGTATTTTATCTTTGATTTCCAATAGCCTTCTTCATCTTTTTCATATGAAGAACAAGCATATTGAAAACCGCATTTACAATGGGCATAAATTGCGACATCTGCATAGTATCGCCGCATTTCCCACCAATGATCAGTTCCTCTTTTCATCTTCATTTATTGTTACACTGAAACCTACAATTTCTAGTCCATAAAATTTGTTGAGCAAATAATCACAAACAGAATCAATATTATCAATAAGCACATCTTTACCTAAAGAAAAATTATCGTTATCTAAATCGCCAAATCCAATAATTTCTACATCTCTATATCCTAGACTCTTTGCTTTTTCTCGTAAAGCGCGAGAATTAGATGTAAGAATTATATTGTTCTTTTCTCTTGCGGCTTGAAGTAACTTTATAGTTTTGCCGCTACCGCGAGGTCCAATAATATTAATCATTTTCTAGTTCCTCCACCGTATAGACATCAGTGTATTTTGTATGTTCTATGATTTTATAATTATCATAGATTTCATTTATTGATGTATTGTCATTTACTTTTATAATATATTGCTTGCGGCCAGTATCCACTTTAGGCTCAATAATTGTAAGAACAAGTCCAATTAAAAAAACTAATAATCCAATAGCAACAAAACAAGTTAATATTGTCGCGCTTATTTCATGACTCTCGCCATACAGCAATCCTGCTAAAATTAAGCATATGACAGCACCTGCTAAACCATATAACATAAAGTTTATATAATTTCCTGGCGCTTCAATAATAGGAATTGTTTCAAGTATAGTCATCTACATAATCTCCTTCAATTATATAAATTTCTTTTGTTTCATAAGGTTTTTCTTTTACTGTATAATTGGGACCGAGTTCTTTCCATGCGTTATCATCGGTTATTTCAATTGTATATTCAATTTTAGATGGATAATTAAAGATGGTTTTACTTTCTTCAATAAAAGTTAAAGCGATACAAACAATAAATAAAACGAAGAAAATCCAACAAACTGGGCCAGCCCATTCTTCACACCCATCTAGCCACATTAAAGCAAAGAAGAAAGTAAGACACATCATAATGGCCCACGCGGCAATACCATACCACATTGGACTAAAAATAGTTCGTTGAGAAAGAATACATACGCCTTGAATATTCATTTTATTTCTCCTTTTTCTTTATTATAACATAGTTTTAAGATTGTGTCAAATATTGCGCGCGTTCGCGCCATATTTTTTCTTTTTCTATATATTTTTATTTTTTACATATTTATATATATATTTATATTACTATACCAAAATTTGACCGCGAATATACCAATTTTTGGTATATAGATTTTTGAAACTACCAAAAATTGACTTTCAATATACCAATTTTTGACCGTTGGAACTATCAAAAATTGGGTTATTGAGAAACTACCAAAAATTGGTAGTTTCCCGCAGTCAATTTTTGGGTTATTTATGAAGTCAATTTTTGGTATATTAAATCGGCATGACCGCAAGGATAAAAGTAATATACATTTTGTGAAACTTCTATCATATACTTTTTTTGAATAAGTTCGTCTTTTATTGTTCGTATTGTATTTTTGCTTCCTATTCCTAATGCTTCACAAAGATGAACTGGCGAAAAATCATAATATCCTTTACCTTGCCATTTTAGAAGATAGAGCCATAGTTTAAAGGCATTGCCGCTAAGATTCTGTAAAGCGACTTCATAATATTCCCAATTTATTGGCTGTAAGAAACTATCATTAGTTCCTTCTTTATGAGTAATTGAATCAAATAATTTAATTTCAATTCTTTTTTGATTTTTATAATTCATACTGCTTCCTCCTGAATAATAACCTGTATATTAACGTTTAGCGCGTTTAACCGCTAATGGAATGGCCGCACGTAATTCTGGTGTATCTTCAAACCAATAAACATCGTATTGAGGCTTTTTAGTATTGGCAGTAGTTTTTATTAGTTTAAATCCTAAATCGCGTAATGCGGCCGCAACTCTTGGCATATAGATTATATAAAGTTTATCATTCATAATTATACTCCTTCATTTTTTCTTCCATTCGCATTAATAGGGATAGAGATGGCTTATCTCTTTTATGAATTATTTTGTTAAAATGAGAACGGCTGATACTTAATGCTCCAGCGGCTTCACCCTGATTTTTAAAATATAAAGGCCAAAATTTAATATATTTATTTATAATTTCTTCAATCAATATTCCCACACCTCCAACATAAAGAAATAATCCTATCATAAGATAGGTATTATTTCTAATTTATTTCTTGAACATTTTATTCCATTCTTTTCTTGAAATTTGTAATAACCCTCTTCTCAACATATACTGCGCTCGCGTATAATTCTTTTTTCTTACTCGTTTCTTCTTATGCCAACAAGCACGCTGATAGGTTTTATTAAACATGACAATTATTTTCATATGTTGTTCATTGAGTTGCATTCTTTTCTCCGTTGAATTAAGATGTTCATATTATCATAATCTAATTGCCAAGGCCAATATAAACTAGCATTTTTACAATCTTTTACATGAGGATGATGACAATCATCTATTTCAAAATATTTACAATGCGTATTGCCGCAAGTCTCTGCTAAATAAGAATACTCATGCCATTGAATCATATTTTTTCCTTTCTAAAATAAGTATACCATAATTTTATATAGAGGTCAAAGAAATTAATAAGGTCTTATGCGTCCTGATGTTTTCATTTTATTTTTATTCATTTTAACAATTTCTTCTATTGATAAAGTGTCATTAATTCTACGCCAAAGAAAATGTTTATGCGAATAAGCATAGTGGGCACAACATCTATTTACTTCGTTTCTGTCAAAACCTGCTTCTTTGACTTCTTTTGAAGTATTAAAACGCCGGATAAAATTACCCTCCAAATCATATTGTTCTATTGGAATACTATTTTTATTTTCTCGTATTTTAGCGGAGCGTTGTTTCTTTTGTTCGGTGTCAATACCTAAATTAGATAAAGTATAACTGGCTGTCATATAAGTACATCCCAATTCATTACTAATATCAGAGCAAGAATAGCCTCTATTCCATAAATTAAGAATTTCTTTTTCAGAATATTTTTTATCGCCCTCTCCGCCAATGGTAGAATTATATCCCTTTTTATAGGAATCATAGAAATTAATCCAATAAATTTCTCTTTCATTTAATTGTTCTTCAGGTATATTATCTTCTATTATAGAAGGATAAAAATGTTCAATTCCATATTTACGAATTGCGTAATAAAATTTATTATTTGTATAATAGCTATCTTTTTGATGGTCTTTCCAACGAATTTCTAAAGTTCTTGTAGTTTTTCCTACATAAACCTTATTATTAATATCATTGATTATCTTATAAATTAAACCCATAAAATCACATCCATATATCTTCTAATTGTTTAATAAAAGATTGAATATGGTGTTCTATTGATTCTTCCATTCGTTTGGAAATATTGTAATCTGTTTTCATCCATTTAGAAATACTAGTTGCGTGGCATTCGCAAATTTTCCCTAATTGATTGAATGAAAAACCGTTGTCAATTAAATATTGAATTTTTTCCTTTAAAGTCATATTCAATCCCTCCATAGGGATAGTGATGGAGAAAGAGAAGAAATATGTTAATTTCTTCTCATTTCTCTGATTTTTTTAAACATTTTCTAGATTTTTGTCTTTTAAAATAATATTTAAAATAATTCCCACAATAATTGCAAGACAGATGCCTGAAATATTAAAAGCTCCAGAAGTAATTGCTAAACCAGAAGTTCCTACCATTAGCATAATAGCAAAAATCCACATAGTTTTTTGATTTTCAAAGTTAATATTTGCTTGTTTTAAATATTTCATTGCACTCGCCCCAATCATACCATAGCAGCAAATTGATGCTCCCGCGAATACTGCATTAGGCATTGCTTGAAGTGCGGCATTAAAAGGCCCCAAGAACGCTAATAAAATTAATTCTATTGCTGCGAGTAATGTAATATATACACTTGCACATTTGCTAATAAGAATAGCTGAAAGATTTTCTGTATAAGTTGTGTTTGGTTGAGCCCCAATGATAGTTCCAATTAAAGAACCTAAACCATCGCCGCATAGTGTCCTTGATAAACTAGGATCTTTTAGAAAATCTCTTCCGCAAATATTTGAAGCATTTATCATATCTCCAAGATGTTCAGCTAATGCCGCGGCGGAAACTAACGTGAAACTAATAATAATTTGTGGTAAAACACTCCAATCAAAATTCTTAAATGAAACGTGTAAAAATGCAAAATCTGGAATAGTGATTAATTTCATATTTTGGAAGTGTGTTAAATCTACTAATGGAGCAAAATTAGTTAAAGTTAAAATTAAACTTAAAATATAACCTCCTAAAACTCCAAAAAGAATAGGCCAACGTTTAACAATTCCTTTTCCATAAAAAGCACAAAGTAAAGTAATTAACATATCAAATAATGCTATTCCAACACCAAGTAATGAATAAGAACCATTGATTTGTGCGTAAGTGGGAATAAAAAATCCTAATTGAATAGAAATAATTAATATAATTGCTCCTGACATTACTGGCGTAATTAATTTAGTTATCCAATCTACGCCAAATCGTTTAATAAATAATGCTGCAAGACAGTAAATAGTTGCAATAACTATACCACCTAAAATTACCCCAGCAAAATTTTTTTGAATTGGTCCCGCGAGAGCAATAGCCCCAATAACTGCGGAAACTGTCGCACCACTATTTGAAATTACAATAGGAGCTCTAAATTTTGTGATAAATAGAAAAAATATTGTTGAAATACCTGCGGCACACATACCAGCAGTTAAATTTGTGCCCGCGATTAAGCAAATTAAAAGTGTCGCTGTAATACAAGATAAAACAACTTGTAAAGAATAGCCAATCCATTCTTTTAAGGTTTGTGGCTTATCGTTAATGCCATATAACATATTATTCATCTTTATATTTCTCCTTTAAAATTGGTAAAATTTCATCAAATGAATTATGTAAAGTCCCATCAGCTGTTGCCGCGAGAATTATACCATAAAGGAATTGATTTATAGAAAAACTACGACGCCAATCTTTTTCATTTAGGTGATTGGTGCGAATATCAAAGTAATGGGCATAATTTTGTTTTTGCCATTGCTTATTCATTACTTCATAAAAGCAATCATACATATATGCTTTTTCTTCTTGAGTCATGTTTTTGTAACTAGAAGCTAATCTTTGCGCTGTTTCATCATCATTATTATATTTTTGCCAAAACTTTTCCTTAGCTTCGTCAGCAATATGTTCAAGCATATACTTCCATCCATATAAAATCCCCATCTCGCACATAGTGCCAATGGCCGATTGTTCTGGACACATAACAGTATAATCACTATTCCATAGACGCTCTACATCCGCGGCGACAATCTTTTCAGCTAAACAATTATTTTCTTCTTCTGTCATATTAGATTTATCATTAATAGACTTATTTTGAACTGGGCTATAAACTTCACCAGGGATACCTGCTTCTAGAAATTTATCATATTCTTCTTGCCGCGCAAGGTTGCTCCCGCGAGTCATTATATCCCCGCCTAAATATCCAAGTGGCTTTTTATTTTTCATACTACGCCTCCAAAAATTTTACAAATTTTAATCCATAATTTTCGTTTAAAACAAGTAGACCATTTATAACAATCTTCTTTTTTAGGATTGCATTTAACACAAGGACTATTCATAAAATCCTCCATTAATCTAAAGTATCAAAATACCAACTTTTTTCATCAGAAGTCCCGTGGGCTTCAAGCCAATCCCATTCTAATTCATTATACTTATAATAAAGGTCTGAATAGATTTTAGAAAGTTTTTCATTTCCATTATCGTACCAATACCAGCATTTATGATTTAGGGCAGTCACAAATGCGGCCATTGCTTGGACATCATCACAATAGGTTTCATAAGTTTGAGTAGTCCATTCTTCAAGATAATCTTCGTTTAGGCCTGATAGAATCCAAAACTTTAGCTTAAGTTCTTCAAAATAATTATTCATATTTTGCTCCTTTTTTCTTTTATTATAACATAAATTTTAAAAGAAGTCAAGATAAAGTAAAAGAGGGAGATTTCTCTCCCTCATATAATTTTGGCTAAGTCAGCAGTTTTACTGCGTTCTGTTTTTAATAATTTGACTGTTCCTGCTAGAGTGTTATCTTTTAAGGAATTAATTAAGCGAGCTAGCCCATTATTTTTTTCAAATTCTGCGCTATCGGTCTGTAGTATGTCCCCATTAACCCATAATTGGCTATTTTGGCCGCATCGACTTACTAGTAACTTATAACCGCCGCCAGTAATATTTTGTCCTTCAGAAACATAAATAATTGTGTTATCCCAAGAACAACCACGAATAAAACCAAGATTAGCAGCTTCAATAAGACCCTGATCCTGATATTGAGCTAATCCTTCTTCTCCTAAAATACTACTTATGGGGCCCAGTCCCCAAGCTATTTTTTCTTGCAAGTCTCCCGCGAGAAATCCTATTTCTGGTGCATCTTTAAATGGAACTAAATTACGTATAAATATAATTTTTTCCATGATGCCTTTTTGAATAAGATCTAAAGCATGCAATAGCATTAAATAATCTTTACCACTTCCTGGTACTCCGTATAAAATTTTAACCGGAATATCCATATTTTGAAGTAAATCAAATGCCATTTTTTGTTCTAGATTATATGGTTGTACTTTCTTGTTTAGAAAATTATTTTTAAAATTATTCCATTTAAGAGGGACATATTTATCGCCAGTCCATCTTAATACATCTTTTAATTCTTCATTTTCAAATATTTCACAATATTCATTAATATTTGCTTGAAGAATATTTACATTTGGATTTGAATATAAAGAAACTAATTCTTCTTCATTTGGAGTAAATTTGCGCCAACCAGTATATTCTTCTATCGGCTTTTCTTTTTTTATCCAATAATAACATCTAATGTTGGCAATAGATGCCGCGCATATATTATATAAACTAGCATCGCTAGTAATAAAAGTTACTTCTTCGTTTTTTTCTTGTTGTAAGAAAAAAGCTGAAGCAAGAATATTATGATCTGGAATATCCATTAAACATGGATGATGTTTAATGAATCTTTTAATTTTATTTAATGGTGGAAAATAGGTATGATATTGAGATGAAAAGACTATATCGCGTGTTGCTTTTCGTGCGAGATATTTTACTTCTTCATCTTTATGTACATTGGTCTTTATAGTCTCTAATTCTGTAATAACTAAAGGGCTGATCCAAATATCATCATAATACTCAGAACAGCCATTTAGAATTGCAGAAGTATCTGCAAAATAAAGCAATATTATCACTTCCCAATTATTTCATTTACTAAACCGTATTCTAGCATTTCTTCAGCACTAATATACCACTGTTTACGATGATGTTGCTGATAAAGCTCTTCAGTAATATTAGTATTTTGTACTACATATTCTTTAATTTTATTATCAACACTGCGATTAAAATCAATTACATCATCTACAGAAGTAGATTCACCGCCAACATAAGTTTGACCAGAGTGAAAAAGTGCGAAAGAAAAAGGATAACATTTCTTAGTAACGTTGGGATTTTTATTACCTGAACAAAGTATTATAGTTCCCATACTACAAGAATAAGATGGTACTATAATTTCTAATGGCTTTGTATAATTGTCTATAATATTACAAAGCATTAGTCCATCCGCGACGGAACCTCCGGGTGTATTTAAAATTAATGTAATTGGATCAGGAACACTATCTTTTTCAAAATCTAATAAAGGAATAACAACAGTTTCTAAAATACTATCATCAATTTCTGCATTTAAAACTATTGTTCGTTTATTAAGTAGTTGATTAAAATATTGATACATAATAGGGTCGAGTGTGCTAACTTCATTAGCAAACCCTAAAAATTCTAAATCACTCATTTAATCCTCCTCGTTGTCGGAGGGACAACTTATTTATTTATATTAAGAAAGAATTTTTGATAGAGTACAGTCTTTTGGATCTATATCATTCTTTCTAATACTTTTTATATAAGGATGGCGAATTGATATGCCGGTACCATCACTTTCTGCCTGTGCGGTTGAAACCATCATTCCACCGATAGTTAATGGACACATATACCATTCATCAAAATTATCACGCAATTCAGTTTTAAAATCTTCTGTAAGACCCGCAACTTTACATAGTGGAATAATATTACCATTGTCGTCATAGACGCTAGTATAAATAGCACCCGGCCACCCATAAAAATAACCTTTTGATACTGGACGGATAGCTCTACCATTACGATATTCGCCGTAGAGTTCGCCAGTTAGCTTTTCGCCGCTGCGTTCATCCTCCCACAGATTCCACGAACCAATATCTTTGCCTGTATAATCTCGTACTGCTGGTTCGGTGCCTGTAATAAAACAATCAACATCTGCGGAAATTTCTTGTTTTACCTTACAGGTTTCCCAAGCAGAAGGGCCACGCTTTCCTGGAATGTAAATGGAAGAACGTTTATAGCATACAGCACCTTCGCCGCCATCCATAAAAATATTGTTTAAATCATCAAAGAAATCTTCGTCCATATAATGATAATCAATTCCAGTAACTAATGGGCTATTAATCATTTTGACTACTTCTGGAATAAGTTTTACACGTTCTTCAACGCCGCAATTCATCATATCTTTGCCATTAAGAGCAAGAATATCAAAAATGCGCCATTCTAGTTTCTTATCTTTTTGCCGCGCCAATGCTTTTGGATCAAGGCAACGAAGAATGGAGCCGACATCTTTATCAATACCGCCGGGAAGATAAACTTCACCAAGTATAACAGTAGTATCAGTAAATGTCTTTACTACATCTTCCCAAAAGAAAACTTTGTTTTGAATTTCACCATAAGTTCCAGTTTTCTTGCTGATACCGCGAGTTTGAAGGGCACTACGATCAGGCGTAATAACAGCGCGAGACCAATTGCCGTCATACTTACGGCTCCATATGTATTGGCCACCAGCAATCATCTGTTCCAAATGCTGACGTTTAACAGCTGGAGACATAGAACTCGCGGGTGCCCAATAACGCATCGGTTCACTAGTAAAATAATCAATCATAAAAATGCTCCTCTTTCATAATTTCGTCTACGCTGCCTTCAAGGTCTTCAAGTCCCCTACAATTCTCTATAATCCAATTAAACGCGAAATTATCAAGCTCACATTCACTAATATGATTTAATTGGTCAGAAGTCATATTTGGATTTTCCCAATCTAAACCATTTTCATCATATCTTATTATGCGAATAGTAATTGTTTCATTGTTCTGAATAGCGGCATAATCGTATACTACTTCATATTCATTTATAAAACGCCAATCAGGAATTAAAATGTAATCAAAAAAACTATGATCTGGAATTGTATAGGCATCAATAAACTTTCCAATTATTTCAGCCCAATAAGTTGGATAGCGGCCGCGCATAACTGTTGTGCCAATTTCTTGTAGTAAACTGCGACCAGCTTCATCTTTTTCGCCATTCCAATTAAAATACTGGACTGCGTAATACTTAACTAAATCAGCAAAGTGCATTACAAGAACACGCTTTCCAGTATTTTCTAGCTTTTCTTTCATAATGTTTGCTACGGTATCTTTGCCCGACATACTTTTTCCACTAATCATTACTATTTTCATTTCTTAATTGCTCCAATCTTAATCTAAAATAAAAGTCCACAAAATCTTTTTCTTCTTCTGTTTGACAGGAGTTTGCGAAATTAGAAACCATTTTTACACCTTCAAATGGATTAGGTTGTTGTAATGCTAAATCAACCCAATTTTTTGCTAAATCTCTAATATATCCAGGAACATTTGGAAATAATTCAATCATTTTGTTTTTCCTCTTGTATTTTTTTAATAGCGTCAAAAAAGGCTTGCACCTCTTCTTTTGAATTAAGAACTAATTTTCGCACTGGTATAGGTGGTCTTCGCTCGTCATCATCCGGCATTTCAAAAATATAATACTTTTCTGGTTCTGGTTCTCCAAAATCAGCCGAATAAAAAATACGGCTACATAAACACTTACCAGTTTTGTTACTATATATTTTTGCCGCACTATGAGTAGTCCCTATTTGTTCTAGTACAACTTTGCGGCATTCGGGCTTAATTTGTTCTACAAACCCCTTATAATCGTTTCTTGTAACTTCAAAAATACTATTATCCATATTAACCTCGCCAATGTATTTTTAGTGTTTCCGCTTCTAGTTGTGCAAGTTTATCACATTGTTCATTCCAGTAATTTCCAGTGTGTCCTTCTACTTTGCGGAAATCATACCAAAAATTATCAAAGAATGGAATAATTTCTTGCCACAAATCTTGATTTGCAACAGGTTGGTTTTTAGAGTTTTGCCAGCCATTAGTTCGCCAACTTGTATACCATTCTTGTTTATAGCAATTAATAGCATAAGCAGAATCACTATAAATAATTACTTTTTCTCCTTTTTGTCGAATACCTTGAGCATATCTTAGCGCTTCAAGGATAGCCATTAATTCCATACGTTGATTAGTAGTCATTGGAACTCCGCCTGATTTATGATAGAAGTCATTTCCTTCGCGTAAAGCATAAAAAGCCCATCCACCAAAAGTGGATTGTTGTCCCATATGTTTTAATGAACCGTCAGTGTAAATTTCTAATGGAATAATTTTTTCCTTGCTTCGCTTTTCCACAAGATATCCTCCTTTTATTCTTTATATTTATTATATAATAAATTATAAAAAAAGTCAAGGAAGAAGCTTATGCTTCTTCCTCTTCTTCAATTTCATCATCATCTTCATCTTCATATTTTTCTAGTTCTGGTAATCCAGCTATACTAGTTAAAAGACTAAGAATACCAGCCAATACAGAAGCAGATGCCACAACTGCCCAATTTACTTCAGAAAGAATTGCACTTGTGCCTATAGTTGCTACAGCTGTTTGAGCTACGGTTTTAATTGCGCGGATGCCTGCTGCCGCGAACCAACGTTTAAAGTTGAACATAATAATACCTCCTTATTTTAAAAAGCCATCTGTTTTTAATAAATCTTCATAAAGTGATTTTATATAATTAAATTCCATTTTAAATACTCCATTTTTATCATCGGTTTGAGCTAATAAAATGGTATATTTATCATTTAATTCAATTATATGTTTAAATTCATCTTTGGTATGTTGTCTACCATTATGACAAGAATTAGCAAAATCTAATATTTCCCATCGTATACGGTCTTTTTCATTTTCTTTAACTTCTCTTTCAATTATATTTATTTGTTTAACCAAGTCATCGATTTTTCCGCACGCTTCTCCCATTATTGTTTTGCCAATCCATTTGATGATAGTAGACCAAGGATTTACTTTTATTGGAGCAATTTGGATAAACAAAGAACCAACTAGTATTATTTGCCATAGGTTCTTTCCTATCCACTCCCATATTTGTTGAGCATTTCCCACTGGCCTTCCCCTCCATAAAAAGAATAAATGAGATTTCATTTCTCATGAGATATGTAGTGTGTGTAAAGAAGGGATTGAATAAAATGTTCTATTAAAAACTCATTGCTTCATTTATATTACTTAATATATCAAGTATGCCAGCAAGGAAATGCATATCTAGTTTTGTTGCTCCCATAGCAGCTTCACTTGTGGCTTCCCAATCAGATGTTTCTAAATGGCCGTCTGAATTTATTGGTCCATTATTATATGTATATAATGTTGCTTTTATTCCGCCTTTTAAATTTGATTTAATATCTGCGCTTGCTTTTATTAATGTATTGTAAGTTTGTTGTAATATAAAAGAATTTGGCATATATATTCCATTAATAGTGTATAAATGAATATCATTCGCGCCAGTATCATTATAGCCTATTTGTTTAATAGCATCTTCAAACATTAACTGAGCATCATTAAACATTAAAAAACCAATCATTGTTGAAAAATAATTCTCTAAAGAACTTTTATTATTTTGACCTATTGCTCCACTGCCAGCATTTAACATAGCAAACAGTAACCAGTTAATATCAGTAGAAGTAAGAAAACCATTCATTGTTTCTTGTATAATGGATAATTGTTCAAAGATGTTAGAACCGAATGACGCTCCTTGTAATCCTTGATATTCACGATTGTTTTCTCCAATACTAATATATCCTTTAATAGAGCCATGAATATTTACGCTATTTAAAAAATTATTAATGATTCCTTCCTCATCTTCTATGCTTTGCAATGTTTGTTGAATAATGATATTTTGTTTTGTTCGTAAATTTCGTAAAGTCGTAATATTTGCTCTATAGCTTGCCAAATCAGTAGTAGTTTGAATATTTTTAAAGGCGTCTTCTCTTCGAGAAGATATTAATTTTTGAGCTTTTTCAATTTTTTGATTTACTTTTTCATTTTCTGTAATTGTAAAAAATAATCTTCCAGCCAAATAGTCATTAGTAGGGTTTTTATTACCACCTAAAGTTCCATCTAATCCAGCGGCAATCATTTCCATGAGAGTTATTTGTTCACTGGCATAGTAATGTTGAATTGATACATTTTGACTGCTTAAATACATTTGTTTAAGTGTTTCATCATCAGCCCCTATTTCTTTTCTCCATTTATCGAAATTTTTTCCGCGCCTGCCGTGGGGCCTAGTTTGCTTGTAAGATTGAAGTAAACGATTTTTAATTGTTTCTATTTGTTGTTCTATATTCTCTATTTCTTTAACATTTTTATCCATACCCATTTGTTTTGCCATAGAAGTCAAAGCTGGTTTTAAAGCAGAAGATTTTTCTAAAGATTCAATAAAATTGGTAAACTCTTTTCCTTCTATTATTTTTTCCATTTCTTCTTGATATTGTGGGATATTATCTTGTGTTTTTATTTTGGTTGCTTCTATTCCTTTAGTTATAATAAATATTTCATTAGCTTTATCAATAAGGGTTTTTAATAAACTATTCATTTCACTCCCATTTAATTCTAATTGTTTTCTTATTGTAAACAATTTGCTCCCATATTTTTTTATTATTATTTCTGTTAATATACTTATATTACTTTTATTAGAAAAAATACTATTAATGACAGTGCTTGTTTTCCCTGTTTTATCATCATTTTGAAAACTGCTTAATTGAGTACGATTAGAATAATAATGCTCTGATTTTATCTGACTGCGCTCTTTAGAGTCCGTTATATCTTTTACTAAATTTTCTGCTTCTGATATTAATTTTTTTCTTTCTTCTGCTCGTGCGAGTTCTTGTTCTAACTGTTTTTTAAATGGTTCAAAATTTTTTATTATACTATTTAATTTAATAATTAACTTCATATAATCATCTTTAACACTTTCAATACCAAGAGGAAGTTGCTTTTCAGGAAATTGTTTTAAAAAATTTTCTATAAATTTTTCTTCTTTAACTCTTTCATTAGATGCAGCTTTTTGTAAATATTGAAGAGCTATGTCCATTTTTGTTTGTGGCTCTCCATTTTTAGAGGATGTTAATTGCCCTAATCCGCTATTTAAATAATTTACCGCGTCATCATAAGCTCTTACTCCTTGGGGAGTTTTTACATTAGCTAATGATGAATAATAAACGTATCTTGCTCCGACCGTAAATGGGTATCCATTTTCAGCCATAAAATATTTTGAATAGTCTATTTTTGTTTTTTTCGCGTTAGTTTTTCCCATTCCCTCACCCCACATACAAAAAATTCGCCCGCAAACGCGGGCGTTCCTCTGTATATAAGTATTAAATTATCATTTTATTTACATCATTTTCTTAATGAACCCTATCATAAAAATACTTTAAAAGATAGGCTTCATCTGCTAAGTCCATACAAAAAATTTCATATTCATCGCCATGAGTATCAGCAAGCTTTCCAAGTGCAATAAACTCAGATAACTTACTTTTAAGATTAAATTCTTCAGTTCCATCTACACTACGAAGAATTACATCTCCTCTACATTGTCTAATTGCAGCGCGAAACGCTTCTAGATCACTAATATTCTTTAAAAACCTACTCATTACTCAATCACATCCCTTATTATTCTTTCATAGTGTATTGGATCAATATTTTTATAATCTGACCACTTTACTAAGTTATCAACAGATTCTGCGTCACTTAAATCATATTCTTGACGCCAACCTGACCAATCGTAAAACTTATCAAAGTTACGGAAAAGGAAATGTCCCTCTACAAGGTCATACCAAATTTCTCCCTTAAATCGCATCTTAAGAATGCGCGCAAAGTAGTAACAGTTTCCTTCTAACCAATCACAGTTTGATGGAAAACGACGGTTAATAAATTCCTCTATCTTATCCATTCCGAATACCTCCTAGAATAATTACTAGACGCCTTATAAATAAAATAAAAATGGAGCCAAAATATAATTGCTGTTGTTGTGGCACAATGGCGTCTAAAATTAGCAGGCGTGGCTGGATTTGAACCAGCGAATGCATGGGTCAAAGCCATGTGCCTTAACCACTTGGCTACACGCCTATAATTTTATTATACCATTCTATTAGTTCTTTTTTCTTAGACGGAATATTATTTTTTACACACCATTTTACAACTGCTTTATCAGAAACTCCATATTTTCTGCCTACTGCAGAAAAACTAGATTCAACAATTTCTTTTGCCAGTTGAATACCTTGCGGGCGTGCAGATATTTTTTCTTGTCTTTCTTGTATTTTTTGTTCTTTTTGACGTTGTTTTTCGTTTCGAGCAATATCTATTAAAGACGGTCTAATAGGATAGATTAAATAATCTTTTCTCCAAGAAGCTCCACTATTAATTGCTCGAATAGTTCTTCCAGAAACATTATATTTTGCACCAATAATATCGCTATTATCTAATGTATTTTTTAAATCATTAACAATATTATTAAAAATTTCGTCCGTCATTTTAATTGCATGAGGAGCATTTTGACCACCTTCTGTTCGATTATATCCATTATTAAAACTGTCATAATAAGAAATCCAATATTTTTCTTTTTCATCTAATTCGGATACAAGACATTCTTCTAATATTTCAAAAGAAAAATTATTTAATCCATACAATCTCATATCTTTATATAATGGATTATTATAATTGACTATATTATTACCTAAATAATCTGTTCTATGATTTCTCCAACGAGTTTTAATATCTTGTGCTTGACCAATATAAACTAATCCATTTATTAAATTAGTTATTTTATAAATACCACATTGTACCATAATATCACTCCTATTTGTGATTTAAATTATAATATTGGCTTAATGAATAGGCATTATTATCTCAAAAGTTAATTACTCTTTTGCTACCCAATATTATTTGGTGCGAGTAGAGGTAGTCGAAACCTCATCTCCTGGGTGGAAGCCAGGTATTCGAGCTGTTGAACTATACACCTGCATAATGCCACTTTAACCGCTGTGGCCGCGTGCTCCCCAGGTACGCTTGAATCAGAGGCGCGGGCAAGTCTATCAACAAAGTCGCAAAGCGACTTTTCCGCTCTTTCTACACATGGTAGATGAGCTATGTAGTAACCCCGTGTTTAATGAGCTTTCTGCACGCTACTCTGGCCAGCTCAATATTTGTGGTGTGCTATTACGCCAAATCTCATGTTCCCATTATCCGTAGGCACATCATACTCAAAAGGGCGTTCCACAATCGTAGCCTTTTGATACATTTCGCACCCACGGGAGAACTTAGAACTCCTTAGCTGGTGGCTGCTTCTAAGCCAACAGTCCACATTTGGCGACAGGCTTCGGACTTGAACCGAAACATCAGTATATACTAATTACTCTCTGATTAGCAATCAGATGCCTTACCAAATTAGGCTTAGCCTGTCTTATCATTATCTTGCCATTTCCAAATATAGCCATAAGCGATATTCCTTAGTCCTCGTGCGCATTGACTAATATGGTTACTACCTGATTCTTTTCCTAAACTTTTTGCAGCAGAATAACAAGAATAAAATTTATTGATTAAATTACCATTTAAATCATATTGACATAAAATATTATAGTTATTTTTTATTTGTTTTTCATTAAATAAATCATTTTTTAATTTTATTTCTTTGTTCAAAATAGTAGATAAAACATTCTCTGCGGTATAATTTTCAATGAAAAAATTAACATTTTGATTTTTTTGTATAGGTGTAAAACTTAAAGTGATTTTATTAGAATAATTTTCACATTCTTGAACAGGAATTAAATAACATTGATTATTAAAGTAAGTTGCAAATAAATCAATTTCATTACTAGAATAATTATGTTTAATGTTTTCTTTACCTGATGTTGTTAGACTATATAAATTAAATTCAATTCCAGTATCTTTTTCTTTACAAGTTTTTACTTGTATTTTTAACAATTTCAACTTAATATCTAATATCATATCATATCTGCAATCTTCTCCAATTGGAATGCTTATATTATATCCTAAAGAAGTAAGATATGCTTGACATAATAATTCTGTTGTGATTCCTTTAATTTTAGTATCTACCATTTTTATCACTCCTTTGATAAAACTTTGTAGGGCTTGCGAAGGAGCGCATTATCTCATCAGTTAATTACTCTGATGCTACCCCTAGTGCGCCATCACGGATTTGAACCGTGGACTCCTTGATTAATGGTGGAGACCGCCAGAATTGCACTGGCACTATCAGTTTGTTCCTTTACTTCAATGCGCTTGCAGTCCCCAAGTCAAGTGCTCTACCAACTGAGCTAATGGCGCATGGCGTCCTTACTAGGAGTCGAACCTAGATTTTGAACTTAGAAGGTTCAAGTCCTATCCTTTAGACGATAAGGACATTCTTTTATAATATTTTTCTTCATCTTTTCCGCAATTATCACACCAAGGAAGAATCCAACCAGTAGAATATTTTGTAGCAGGTTGGCCGCAAACACAACACGTTCGTGCGCTTAATTCTTCGTATTTATTTTCAATTGCATCTATTTCACGCCAATAAGTCATATCACATCTTGCAATTACATCAAGACTTCCCCATTTCTCTTTTAGGTCACAAATGTAATAAGTTGGGTCAATAGCTTCACACTCTTCTATCATTTTTCGCGCAAGTTCAATCCAACCAGAAGGAATTGAAGAAAGCCATTTATAATTATTTACTTGCTCCATTCTTTTAACTCCATACCATGCTCTTTAAACCACCGAATAAGAGGCCATCGTTCGGAACAAATATTATCATATTTTTCATAGACTAACAACGCAAAATCTACATCATTAAATTGTTCTCCAATTTTTATGGTCTCGCTTAATACTTGAAGATGCTCCATCAACATATTGAAATCTATTTTATCTAGTTGTTTTTTATATTCGTGCAGGAAATCACAATTATTTGGATGCTTAGGAGAGCACTTGCCATTACATAGCCCATCGCAACTCTTTCCGGGCTTCAGCGGTGGAATATCTAACCAAATAATTCCATTTTGACTTCTTCCTTTTTGAAGCCATTTTGGATTCCAAACCGCAGTAGAAAGCCCGACCAAATTAGGCGGGAAGTTACGAATTTGAGCAAAATAGGAAATATAAATCTTCATAAAATCCTTTCATCTAGGCACATTATTTTCTATTGCCCTACCTGCTGGGCGACATGCTAAATTTAGCACAATCGGACTCGAACCGATGACTCATAGATTACCTATGTAAGTTGCTGTGTGCGCCTATTTATTATAATTTTAATTCTGGTTTCTTATTAAATTTGGCTTGCGGTTCTGCGATTGGTTTTTTAATGAAAATCCAATAGTAGAGGTCCCGAGCGGCCATGATCCGCTAATTGAAGATTACAAATCTACTATTTTGCCAATTAAATTACAGGACCAAATTCAAGGCACTAATAATTTACTTTAATATACTATTCAAATCTATATTTGTATTTGTAATTATAAAAGTAATTGCTGTATGTGCCTTATTTGTAATAATACTAAGCCGTTTATTGTTTAATTGTGATGGACTTGAACCATCTCTCATTTTGTTTCTCAATCAAAATAATTTATCCACTTAAAAAGATTGCTGTGACGGCTTAAATTTTAAGATTTCTTAGAAATAAATTTCATTTCGATTTTAGTATTTGCGGGAATAGAATATAAATCAAAATAATCCGCGGGCAATTGACACATAATACTAGAACCCTCAATAGTAAAACAATCACTATACTCTTCTTTATCATTCTGTTTAAGAGTATTCATAAGCCAATGATGAATTGACTTAACAAATTCAGCTTTGGTTGCTTGCGCGGACAATTCTTTCTTATCCATAATATTTATTTCCTTTCCTTTGATATATTTATTATATCAAAAATTCTAGAAAAAGTCAAGAAAGAAAGGGGAAGATTTTACGGTTGGGATAATCTTCAAACCCAGTTTTTAAATAGTCGGAATGACACGATTTGAACGTGCAACCCTACGCTCCCAAAGCGTATGCTCTACCAAATTGAGCCACATTCCGATAGCGAGCCTAACAGGATTCGAACCTGCGATCTTCCGGGAGACAACCGGATATTCTAGCCGCTGAACTATAGGCTCAAATTAGAGTGGCTTATGGCCACTCGCCTAGAGGCATACCAAGCCCCGCGCGCTCTACATTGGTATTATAAAATACACCTTCAGTAGCAGGGCCAGTTAGAAGCTCATCAGCAATAATCTCATATAGAGTACTAATAACACCATGACAATCATTTAAATTATCTGCCGCGAATTGTACTACGCAATTATTAAATACTACATAAGTAGTTCCAATCCACTGATAGCCTTCTTCAGCAGGACATACAGAATATGCATAAGCAGGATTACCCTTGAAAGCTGTATCAAACAATTCAACCTTACTGGTAAAAGCGCGGTTAGAAGGAATACCATCTACATTTACAGCCAACTTAATATTACCAAAAGAAACTTCTGAAGGAAGAATTTGCTGCAGTGCGGCGACCTTATCACCATTATTACATGCTAGAACAATAGAAGGATTAGAGCCGCCAAAATTACAATTACAAGCAATCTGTGGGTCACCATCAAATAGAGCCTCAAATTTACGAATAGCTATAGTCCAAGGTGGTAGAATCTTTAGTCTTACATCACTCATTTTGTTTTCTCCTTTAATATGAATCGTAGAATAACAAATAAACATCAGGGTTATTTTTCATAAATGAAGCGATTAATGCCAAATTTATGATATCTTGCTGTAAAATAGGAAGTATTTCATCATAATCCCAAATGGAATCACCATCTTCTTCCCAAGTTTCTTTGTTCATAAAAGAAACAATAATGCGAATTAGCTCAAATACTTGCTGCGGAGTTTCGATAAGATAGTCATAGCCAGTATCTTTATAAATTGGAAAAATATTTACTACCTTATTTCTTAAACCCCAATTCTTTCGCCAATAAAGAATTTCTACTCCTCCATCTTGATTATCAAATTTTTCATCCAAAGGGTATACCATTCCTTCTGGTAGTATTTCACGCGTAATCTTGCGATGATTTGAGCGGGCAATTATACCATTATCCAATCCCATGCTTATTACTCCTTTTATGAAATAGCTTTAAGATCAGCTAACCGCGCATCCGTTTATTTGCTATCGTGATGGTGATAGGCTTTTCTTAGGAACCTAACGAACCTATACTCTTTGCCAGCTACATTAGGCGGCTCATGGCACCGCTTATCCCCGTAGACCATTTTAGGGGTTCCTTCGTACTTCGGAAGGGCTAGCTCTCTTATGTGACTTCGCGCGTTCACATAAGTGAGACATTGAGTAAGCATAGAGAATAAGTCCTCTATGTGACTATGGCGGCCCGCCACGGACTTGAACCGCGGACATCTTGCTTAACAGGCAAGCGCTCTAACCAACTGAGCTAGCGGGCCAAGGAGGTCCCGTTTATTACTCTAACGGGCAAGAGTGAGGTCATATCAAAGAACACACATTAGGGCAAATACCCTATTTAATAAAACCGTTGCGGCCTTCGCCGTACTTGTATTATCCTTCTAACATATTCAACCACGTTGGAGATGAAGGCTGAGCCACGGGTAGCAATTCCGGACTTCTTCACCCCGTCTTTCGACCAACAACGGAGAGACTGTTTACTCTCAAATTTCACCTAAACCATTCAGCACAATAATATCTAATCAAATCTATTAGATTCATTGTCGTTTTGGGCTACTTTTTCTGTGAACCTCGCTTATATCCTATTTCTAGGTTTCAACGACATCAAGCGTCTTGTTGGCATTTCCAAGGTTTGCGGTGGTAGCCAGCCACATCTAAAACGCCTAACTTGGATTCAGGTCACGCTTTTAACGCTCACCTTCTATTGCGACGCCGCGAGGAGCCAAGTTTTTGTTAGCGGATAACCAAGCACCTATCCTTAACATTAGGAGTTTCTCCATATCGCTAGTCATTACTGATTTCGCGGCCTTGGCTTGAAAGTATCCCATCAAGTTTGGGGCTGTTATTCAGATAGTCCAAGCAGAGTGGTTAGCTCTTCTTCACTTGGTTCAACCATTTTATTAAATAGGGTATCTACTTCCTTTCCTTGTTTCTATAATCATTATAGCATGATTTTCAGAAAAAGTCAAATATTAAAGTGAGCTGTTTTCATCGTGGCCGGTCCACTCTTATCCACGCTTTCTTGTACACCCCGGGTTCCCTTATACGGGTGCTCGCACCCGCCCAATATCACTGGGGAGCTCTTTGGCATTTCTACTCGCTGATCAGGACGGGAAATGCGCTCTTTAATATTTATTGTAAAGATTAGTCTCAACTACGCCACCAGACGGGCTTATAAGAAGCAATCAAATGCTCTGATTATTTGGTTAGTTGATTAACAGCATCGCCACGAGAAGGCTCTTTACTTGATGCCGTAACATCCTAGGATTTGTTCGCTGAGTATTAAGTCCAATAACGAGTCAGGACTCCTAGAATGTGATAGTTACAGCGGTCGCTACATACGGTTAGCGCCGTTGGCCTGGCTTCTTTTATTTTATAGTCGCGTTTTCCCAGCGTAACTAACAAACGAATGTTAACGCGACTTGTCACATTAGCGGGAGGTGACTTGCGTCTGATAGGTTATCATCGCAAACCATTCAGACATAAACTAGGCGGATTTTTAGCTATATAGTTTACAAAATCTATTGCTTAAATAATAGTTGCTGTGGCCGCCTTGTATCTTATCATTGTAAAGAATTGAGACATATAAATTGTGCTAAAGGACTTGCACCTTTAGGAGCAGCGACTGACTTGATTGCGCACATCACATCAGTAGGGCTTTAATCATAATCTTCTATTTTCCACTCAACTGCTTTTTCATACTCTATGTTTTTAAGAGATTTTCTTTTTGTTCGAAGCATTGCGATTTGAACGCAACCTTGCCCCTCACAGCGGGGCCGTGCTGCCGCTACACTATACTTCTAATCTCTGCCGCACCATAATTAGGCTGTACGGGCCTTAATATATGGGTTGTACGTGCGACACATTTCATATGGCTTTATACTCACTACACAATTTTTCTTACATATTTATTATAGCAGATTTTCTGCTAAAAGTCAATTATTTTTCTTTTCTATTTTGTCAACAACTGGTGCCCATTCGCCGCAACCTTCACATAGCCAAGGCTCTTCAGAAAGAATAATTTCTTCATCTTCTTCAACTGGGCCAAATAGTTTTAGAAAACAATCTTTACAAAACTCTGCCATTTTATTATCCTTTCCCTTTACTATAATTATTATACTATAATTTTAAAAGAAAGTCAAATACTACTTAGTTGGAATCCAAGAAAACTTTCCGCGGCCTCCGTTCCACGCCTGATTCTCTTCTACAAGTTCAAAAGATGCACAACTACTCTCCTTAAAATAACCATCACCATATTTTTCAAATAGATGGTCAATAGTATCCTGATAAATAACGTTATCTATATTTTTATAAAGCTGGTCAAGAAGATATGATAGCTAGCCCTTAGTTAATGCTTGCATAATTGTTTCCTTTCTCTGCTATAATTATTATACTATAATTTTAGAAGAATGCCAAATGGTAGCACCGATGGGATTCGGACCCATACTGAAATCATTTTGAGTGATTTGCCTCCTGCCAATTGGGCTACGGTGCCATAATGGTTATTGTTCCACTATCAACTACTTACAGGGTTCTCTTACCCAAGCCATATTACTTCTAATCAGTTTATATAGGACGTATGAAGTAAGAACAGTAGTCCTTGGTGCCCCAGACGGGACTTGAACCCGTACACCCTCACGGATAGCGGATTTTGGTCGTGGGAAGGAGTGCTGCTCTCCAACAAGCCACTGGGCCCACGTAAGTCCGCTGCGTCTGCCAATTCCGCCACCAGGGCATAAAAACCTGATGTAACCCTCACGCAGCTAGATGGTTACTTTGAATAGTACTTTAAGGTATACTGCTAATATATAGGCTATCAGGCGTAGCCTTAACAAGTAAATGTGTGGTTGTTCGATATTTGCTCCTTTTATTTCTGAACCACACTAAGAAGCCCTTAAATCGACACTCCTCGAACAGGGTGCGTCCGCGACCATCACGCCGCTATGCATTGTTAACAATGGGCGATTTTTATCGTTGTTCGCCGCAACTACCTAGGTAATAAGTCTCCTAGTGGTGCGCTTCTTTGAGAGGCGTAAGGAGAACATTTGCGGTGGCGCCTCACAATTAACCGCAATTTCCCTTATAAAGCCCAGTGGGTGGACTCTGGCGCCGAAGTTTTATTTTCTAGTTTGTGGTGAACTTCAAACCCTTTATAAACTCCATTAATTGCTTCATACTAGAAAAGTAATTAATTTCATCGTTTCATAATCATCTTGTGATTATGCCGAATACGCTTTCACGTATTCTAAAACTCCTTGTACGCTTGGTACATGAGATAGCGGTGACGCCCTTCAAAAGTACTGGCCGCAATTTTTCGTTCAGCGTCTAATCCTGCCACTCATCAAGCTTTTCAGCTTGCTCACGGCGAGTCCAAGAAGAAGAAAATACAGTACGAGAAGTCTTACGCACAACTATCATTCCTTTCCTTGTTTCTATAAATATTATATCACAATTTCTATTCTTCGTCAAATAATTCTTTTAGTTGATTTTCACCATTTTGAATTTTACGTTTATCTGCGGGAGACCAATTTTTAGAAGGATTATAATTTCCATAGGCATTACGATGTTTGCCCTTGTTATTAGTCTTATTCCGTCTTTGATAATAAAATTCTGGTTTAGTTTTTGAATAGTAATGAATGGGCTTAAAATATTCTAGAAATTTTTCGCCCCATTTTTCGCGCAATAATTTATAGTTGCGCTTGGCATGACGCCAATCATTTTTTCTTTTTTGAGGAGATTCGTCTATATGAATCTCCTCTTCATATGTATACCAGTCATTTCCAAATTCATCACTTTGAGGGCCAATAAGAAAATCATCAAATTCTTCCATAAATGATTTGCTCCTTTCCTCTTACTATAATAATTATACTATAATTTTTATAGAAAGTCAATCATTTATTCTATAATATTTTATCGGGACAAATTTTTCTTCCTCTAATTCTTGTAAAAATTTATTAATATTAGCATTAATTTTAGAAATATTATAAAATCGTTGTTTCATTTGAACTAAACAACTATGATAACATAAAGACAAAGTTTTTGGAGCGATTTTCATATATTGACGATAATGATTAAAATAAAAGTTTTGAATTATATTCCACTCATCTTCAAGTAATTCCGGACGTTCATAAGCGATAGCAATAAAGAAGAAATATTCTTGTGCTAAAATATAATTATATTCATCAATTAAATTTTCTATTTCGACATTATTATTTTTAGCAATGTTTATTGCATGAAGTCCATTGATAATAATTCCTTTACTTAATTTAGTATAGAAAAATTCATTATTATTTTTTTTCGTTAAGGAATTTTTATTAATGTGTTCATAGAGAACAGGAATTTTAATTAACTTTGTCATAGGCCAAAATCCATACTCTTCTAACTGATTTAAAATTATTCTACAAGCGCGGCTAAAGCCATAATCTTCATTAGCATATGATCCTTCTTTATTAAAATGAATATTATACATTTCAATAAAAGAACGTTTATATACAGTACCAATGGTTTTATCATCTTTATAGTCAACTAAAATATTTTTATCATCATATACATACGACCAATCATACATTTTAATATAAGTATTTTGTTGAATTTGATTTAAAATAATATTTATACCATTTTCATAAAAATAATCGCCTGTATCAACAAAAATAAAATAAGTTCCATTACTATGTTCAATACCAAACTGTCTTGCCATTCCAGGCCCTTGATTTTTTTTGAGTTGATATAACTGTATTAATGGATATTCATTAATAATATCAGTATAATCTAAATTAGAACAGTCATCAATAACTATTGTATTAATTTGATTATAATTTTTAAAATCTTTAGTAAAAATTGAATTTAATGTTCTTCTTAGTTCTTTTTTATTTTTATATGTAGGGATGATAATATCTAATACTATATTATCTTGCTTGTTTCGTTGAATTTTTTCAATCGGTAAATTTTTATAATAATTAAAATGAGGAAAATTTTTTAATTTATAAATGCCAGCAAAATGAGTAATTTTTTCATGTATAGGCTCATTTGCTTGTATACAACAATTATAATCCGCAGGAAGAATTAAAACTTTTCCTCGTAATAATTCATTGAAACAATCTTGTTCTTTATATCTATACCAATAAGTATTAACCGCATTAATTAATTCGTCATCTTTTTTATCTTCTCGCATTTTATGTAAATTTAACATTACTACACCCATATTAAAATAAGAACCTTCTTTTTCAGTCAGAACTCTTTCTTCAACTGCGGCTAGATAATAATTGGATAAATCAATTTCCCATAAATCAGATATATTTTCATTTACTATTGTATCCATATCAATAGATAAAATTTTATCTAAATGTGGAAAAAATTTAGTATAGGCCGCGCGCAAAAGAACCATATAACTTAAAACATTATCATAATTAGGTCCTGTTGAAGGGAAATATTGCTGGTCACTAATATTTATACACTCTATTTCTGCTGGAAGTGAATAGGGAAAAATATCATCTTCTATAAGAAAATATATTTTTTCTACATTTGAATGTTCGAGTAATGATTTAGCGGAGGTTAACATATTTTCGTATATATTATGCGTTCCACTATAGACAGCCGCGTTCATTTGGTTTCCTCCTTATTCAACTGGGACATTTATATATTCCAAAACCTCACGCAAACCAAGTCCACCTTCATCCCAAGATCTCATACAATATTCCCAAATTTTTGGATGAGTTTCTTTTAATTGTTGAAAACGATTAGGACATTTTTCTCTATGGCACCCAAAACCACAGAAAATACATCCAGTGCGGTGAATACCAGTTGTGGTCCAATTTCCTTTTTTGTCCTTGACAATATCACCATACAATGAACAATATGGAATTTCAAATTTAGTTATATATTCAAAAATATCATTATCTGTCCAAAATGAAATAGGCTTACTAGTCGGCTTTTTACTATCAAATAAATTACATCCACTACGCATCCATTCATTACGACGAGCAATGGATTCACAGGCTAATGTTCCAAGAATTGGAAAGCGTCCAGTTTCTTTAGAATAATGGTGATTTGGTTGTTTTTTCATTACATCGCAGCAGTAATCACTAATTTTAAATGGAGCATCTACTAAGAAATTCCATTTGCCATTACCAAAGCCAAAAATTTTACTGTCATATTCGCCACTAAGAAATTTAGCCCGAGCAGAATTAGGATTACGTTTAGCGGTAGCCACATATCCTGCTATTTTTTTACTAACAATAGGATAACCAAATTCTTCAATAACCTGCCTGAATGTTTTTTTAGGACGAATTACCTCTACATTTTCATGTGATTTTACAAATTGCTTAACTTCAGGATATTCTAAACCGGTATCAATAAAAACAGCAGGACAATTAGGCCATACTCGCCGCACTAAATCAAGTAACACGGTGCTATCTTTTCCGCCACTAAAAGCTACAAATATTTTATCTTCACCTAATTTAAGTCCATACTCAAGTATACGGGTTTGAGAAACTTGAATTTTACGTTCTAATGGCCATTGTTGCATTTCTTTTAAATCAGTAGCAGTATACTTATTTTCTGCCATAATTATACACCTCGCTTTATTTATAATAGGCCTGGGCCTACCTTTATACATAATTATAACAGAAAATAAAGAAAAAGTCAAGTATTTACTTGACTTTTCTTTAAGAAGGCCGTTTGAATATTAAGCTTTAGAAATAATGAATACTGCGTAGGGGAATTGAACCCCTCTGTCGAGATTGAAAGCCTCGTGTCTTACCACTGGACTAACGCAGCATATTGCGGCTTTAAGCCAGCCGCACGGCTGATTCGATTATGGCGATTTATAATGTTTATAAATATTATGTGCTATTTTTATCGTATATCATATATTCCCATTTATATCCGCCAGTAGTCTTACGTTTTCCATTACATACTTCTTGAATATGATTACTGCGGCAACCAATAGCTTCTGCTGCCTCTCGTGCCGAAGAATACACTTTAATTAATGTACCATCTTTTAATAACTGTTTAACAGGTTTACTATACAAATGTTGCATAGTTTGATAACCTCTTAATATCCGTTCTTGTGATGGAATATCTTTTAAAGCTTGAGATACTGTTGTATCACAATATCCAGTAATTTCTTTAATAGATTTTTTACTATATCCCTCATTCCATAAATTAATAATTAATTCATAGCTGGCATAAGGTTTTCCATCGCCGCCAATAGTAGCATTATAACCATTAGAAAATGAATTATAACTTTCAATCCAAAAACGTTCTTTTTCATCTAGTTCTTCCAAAGTGCATTCTTCTACTATTTCAATATGAAAATTTTCAATTCCATATTTATTCATGGCAGAATATAATGGACGATGTTCTTTTGATGACCGTTTTGCGTCTTTACAATGTTCTTTCCAACGACGTTCAATAGTAAAAGCAGTTTTGCCAATATAAATTTTTCCATTAATATCATTAATAATTTTATAAATGTATGGCATAGTTAAATACCTCCTATTTATAATAGGACTAAAGTGGTTTGATTATAAAGTATAGTTTACTAAGTTCATAGATAAACACTTCTCCCAATCCACTTGAGTCCTGAAAATTCAGGAAATTTTAAAATCTGTGTCTACGGACACTTCCTCCCGAATCAATAACATTTGATAACCCAGCTGCCTACTGGGGAGCCAGGGTAACTTTGCTACAGGTGCACCGGTATTACCGCTCATGTCGCTCCTAACGACTTAATTACATAAATCAACCGGTTGTTTTAAATGAAGTGTCTTCTATCATAGGTCATGACTTCTATGGCAGTTATTACTTCATTTAATATGCTGTATTTAATTGGTTTTTCCTATTTATATAGCGCCGATAAGACCATTTGGAGTAACAGTTTGCTCTCCTTTTGCGCTCTAACTTATATTGCACCCTCTGCTTCACAGGAATCGAACCCGATATAAGTTAGAAACTTATCTTTTAGATAAGATTAAGTTTTTCACAGATAAAACTTTAAAAACTGGCTGGTTGCAGGGGTGGTTGCTGCCACCACGGAGTCTGGTTTATGAGGCCAGATTGAATACTGATTCTCCCTGCATTATTTGGTGAGTTCCCTCACCTTGTATAATAATTATATCAAAATTTTTAATAAAAGTCAAGTATTTTCTTCAGCTAAAATGTCCTTAATTTCCTCATCACACATACAATCTTCACATTCATATACTTTTACGGTATTTACATTAGTTTTTCCGTAGTAGTCAACTATTCTATCTACCGCAGCGCCTAACGTTGTTCCTATAGTAAATCCGCCCTCTGTATGACAAGTTTTATCAATTTCATCCCAAAATTCAATTATATAACGCACTATCATAATATTTTCTCCCATATAGTATAAATACTATTATCGTCATATTGATTATTAGAAAATTGTTTAATCAGATCAATTGAAGTCATATGTAAAAGTCCATCTGAAGTTTTCCATGAAACCATTTTATTCTGCATTTTATTCTTATCTGCGGCGATAAGAATAATAAAATCTTTAATTGTTATTTTTTCTAGTCCGCGTACTTTATTCCATCTCATACAAACTCTTTCATATCTTCCCATTTAATTTTTACAATTATACGTTCGCCGCGACGATTGCGCAATTCAATAGCAGGTCTACATACTACTCCTTCCATTTCACGTTCCTCTTCCGCGATTACAGAATTAGGATGGGTCTTTACATATTCTTCTGCTGCGTATAAGGAACCAGTGCCTACAATAGGCACAGCCTTAATTCCGAACATTTTTGCAGTTGTTTCTACCCATTCGCGCTCCTGATAGTTATCGCCAATAAGCACATCAAAGAGAATAAAATCTACACCGTTGGGAATATACTTTCCACCGCCCTTCTGAATCTTGCGGCCATAACCTTCACCGAAAAGAATAACTTCCTTTTCGCCAAAAACCTGTTCAAAAATCTGAGCATTAACCTCACCGCCGAACAACTCATTCAAACGAGTAACAAGTTCTGCGGGAATAGCAGCATTATCGGTGCGACCACCAAAGGTAACAGTATGGCCATCCCAACATACGCGAATGTTAGTGCCATCAACCTTCTCAGTCCAAATCCAGCAATTATCGCTGAGATATTCTATAGTTGGGTCACGAAATACTCCCGGAAGTAGCTTTTTAGTTCCAGTTGTGTCTCTTTGATAGAGAGTATCAATCTTTTCATACTTTCTCATGTGTTTTGTTCCTTTCTACTTACTATAATAATTATAGCAAAAATTATATAGAAAGTCAAATATTAAATTTCCTTATATCCATAATGAGTAAGAAGTTGCCGCATATTTGCGACACCAACAGGATTCATGCTATGGATATGAAAACCTACAAGTGGAATTTGATTTTCTACAATATATTTACAAATATCATAACCTGATTTAGCAAGAGTGTCATCTATTTCATGCCCTTCACCCAAATCATGGTCAAGGTCAATAATTATATTATAAAACTCCTCATTATAATAGTTTAGAAAGAAAATTGCTTCTTCTACGCTACGGCAAGTAATAGGAATCCATTCCATATGGGTATAGTTACCCAACGTCTTGAAGAAAGTATCATCTTCACGAATATCATCTACATAGATATAAATATTCATATCTCTCACCCTTTCTATAATTATTATACTATAATTTCTATATTTAGTCAAGAAAAAAGAAGATGAACTTTCATTCATCTTCTTCTTTCACTAAATATTCATCACTAAATAACATTTCAAGAGTAATATTATCGCGTTCCCAGTATGGAATGCGAACGAGAGGAATGTTGTGGGAAAGGGCGTATTGATTTTTTTCTTTATCGCGTTGCTGCTGCTCTTTTAATCCATTTCGTGCCTGCCATTTGCCCCATGTTTCTTGATAATGTTGAATACCATCAAATTCAATTAAACGGATTAATTCATTATTTTTATTATATATTCCAAAGTCATACCAATAAGGATGTTTATTTTTTCCTAGCAAATTATCAAATCGTACTTCAGGTTTAAAATTGATATTATTTTCTTTTAAAATTTTTGTTATATTAACTGCTCCAACTGATTTTTCTCTTTTTATACACCCACAAGAAATCGTATGTAAACTACGTAAATTATTAGCATCTACATCGCATTCATTTCCGCAAGCACATTTACAATGCCATATGGCATTTTGACTTATGTTACTTCCAGTTTTATAAAGAGCAGTTAAATATCCAAATGTTTGACCAGTAATATCTTTAGTTAATTTATCACCTATAATTTTACTTTTCATACATCCACAACTGGTATCTCTTTGTAAATTACGAAAATTCTTTACACAATAATTTCCGCAATGTTTACATAAACAATTCCAAAAGGTATGAGTACCTTTGTTGGGAGCTCGTCCTATTATTTTAAAATTCTCATCTTCATATCCAGTTCTATCTTTAAGTGTATTACCTGCTACACCATTAAACCACTGTAATTCTTCATATAACATAACATCACCTAAAAGAGCCCGTTCTTAATGAATGGGCTCATATCTCTTACTGTTCAGCTTTTCATACATCATGTCCTCAGCCTTCTTGCCAGACATAATCATTTCAAAGATTACAGGAGAGCAACCAGAAACAGTAGTTACGTCAGGGCCAACGTCCAAAACTGTATTATTACGTGCGTTTACATTCCAAAAAACAAGAGAAGGCATCTTGTATCCAGAATGGCTCCACTTATCACGCATCTTATCCATAAAGGTTTGTACCTGATTGGCACTGTAGCCATTATTTCTATTCCAAGAGGAATATCCCTGTGCGGAATCAATTTCTTGGTCACTGATAATGACAATGGTTTCAGGCATATCTGCCTGACGCAGATGATTCCGAACAGCAGTATTCAGCACAAGGTCAAATACAGACTGTAGATTGGTGTTTTCGCAAAGATTCGTCTTTACGATACGGTCAACCTTGTCGCAGAAGTCCACGCCGCGAGTCTCAACAAACTTCGCCGTGCGGCTGAAGCTGATGTAAGAGTTTGCGAAAGGTCCCTTATTACGCTCTGCGGCATAAAGAGCAAGAGAGACTGCGACATCAATAGGAGCAACGCTACCAGCACCACTCGTCATACTTCCGCTTGTATCGGCGACAACAAGGGCATTCAGGGACATGCCATGGAAGTAATCAGTTAGATTCTCCCAATACTTGTTAATCATCAGGCGGTCGGTATTGTCAAGGGCAATATTACTGCCACGGCCATACCAGCTATAGTCCGAACCCATAAGCTTAATGGCCTTAGCAACCACATCATAAGGATATAGTGCGGCTGCATTAACCTTGGTAGAGGTATCCTTGGCAAACGCTTCATACTTCGCCTTGATTAGATCACGACGAGCAAAAGCGTTCTTATAAATCAGGCCAGCACGAGAAGGAATCTTGTCAAATTCAATCTCATTCCAGCGATTTGTGGACATAAGGCGCTCCAGTACACGAATACGCTCACGAAGGTTAGAAAGCAGTACACGATACTGACGAGAGGTTAGACCCATAGTATGGGCAGTTAGACGTCCATAACGCTTAGTCTTGGCAGAAGAAGCGTTCTCGGAAGCTGCCCACTTACCAGCAAGGGAAATAGCACCCTTGGTCTTGTAGTCAAGGGCAAGCTGCTTACCAAGAGCATATAGAGCCTCATGCTCACAGGAAGTCCCTACGAGAGCATATAGGTCGTCCCAGCGGCCATACTCAGCAATCTGGTCAAGATTGCGAAGTACAGCATCACGATCTACATCAGCAAGCCAATGTAGGCATACACGGAAAAATCTTCTTTCCCCTTGGCCGCCGCGCACGTCCCGCTCGTAGAATAGGCACTTTAGGGCATATACAGGGTTCTCCTGATAGGCTTCCTTAAAAAGCAGAATACAATCACTTTCGGTGCGCTGACGATAAGCTGCGCCGAAAGAGAAGAGGTCATATAGCTTAGAGCTAGTAGTGGTTCGCGCAACAGCATGATTTTCGGTATACTTATAAGTATTTTGAGAAGCCATAGCATTGTAAAGACGATTCATATTTTATTTCTCCTTTTCATTTGGTCAGCCCTGGACTAGGGCTCGTTTCTTTCTTACAATATTATTATAGCAGAATTTTTAGTAAAAGTCAAATAATTTTTCTTAAATGAAATCGCCAAATTTTTCTCTTTTGCTTTATTTCATTACGCTTGGATTTTTCAGTAAGATGAAAAAATTGAGCTTGCAATTCATTGAATTCTTGCAGCAACTCAGTATGCGCTTGCTGTAATTCATTAAATTTTTCTTTATATTCTAATCCAAACATTTATTGCTCCTTTGGTCCAATATAGGTATCCCAAATATATTGTAAAACTTTTTGCTCCGCTCCCTTACAGCCATAATTCATACGATAAATGACATCTACTGGTGCTTTTCCAAAGAAAACGCGATAAGCATAATTGTATACGTCTTTCATCGCATCATATAAATTATCATCTTGAATAAACATAATTACTCCTTAGTAAGTTGTGTGGGAGAAATTGAAAACATTTCATGCGTTCTCGTGTCCTCTACATAACAAATCATTCCTTTTTCAGTTAAATTAATATCTAATATTTTTCCGCCCTTCATGAATCCGTCATACCAAAATTTAATTGAATCAAACTTTTTAATATCTTCCATTATTCATGTTCCTCCATAATTTTAGCGGTGTTTATTAAAATTTGAGTCAATTGATTACTAATGCCAAAACGTTTGGCATTAATTTCTATACTTTTAAGTAAATTACCCGACTGTTGTCGTTCAGCAGATGCTTTCCAATCAGCCATCATTTCAATTAAATCTAACAAAGACATGTCATTTATGCCTTCTTTCCAATGCTGTGGATGGTGTTTATTTACGGCATAATGATGGTCAAGTGCTGGTTTAAGTGCCTCTAATTCTTTTTTATATTCTTCTGAGCCATATTCAATTTTATTCAAATTTTCTGTATGTTCTGCGAATAATTCTACTTCAGGAGAGACTAATTTACTAGCATCATGTTCTACACCACGAGTAGTTAATCTATCAGTAAAAAAGCGGATATACTTACGCACTTTTTCTATGTGCTTTTGAGTTTCCACTCTACATTCGTCAAGTGTCATTGTTCTTTACCTCCGAAAGGATAAAAGCCTTGAAAGCATTATATCTTATGAACCAATAGTCATTTATACTATTATAGAAAGATACTCCTTCTTTCTTTTCTTCAAAATTATGAATATTTTCAAAAGTTTCTCGATTGTTATCAGTGTTAATAAAAATAACGTTCATAAAATGCTCCTTTTCTTTTATATAATAATTATACTATAATTTCTACTAGAAGTCAAATAGAAAAAACGCACGGTTTCCCGTGCATTTTGAAAGCGTCCGGTCAGTGCTGCCCTGACTATCAAGCGGGTTACAGCCGCCGTTTGCTGATTCGGTACGGACGCATTATTTTGTCACTTCAATTATTGTACATAGACACATTAAAAGGCAACCTGCTAAATTAATGCCACGCACCCATGTAGCATTATCTTTAAAAGTATAAAAACAAAAAAGATTTAAAGCCGCTATAAAAGCATAAAATAGTTTCATCGTCCACTAAAATCCTCCAAAAAAGTCATAAAAGACATCATCCACGCGGAACCATACACTACCCAAAATTGCCAAGTTTTGATATTGAAACCAATATTAAACATTACTACTATAAGAATGGTGCCAAAAATAATGCGACCAAATTTGTATTTGTTCATTATGTTCTCCTTTGAATAGTCGGGAACCTGGGACTCGAACCCAGGACACACGGCTTATTGGTCATGAAGGATAGATTTGAACTATCATTATCTTCTGCTAGACAGAAGTAGTTTTCCAATTTAACTTACTTCATGAAGGCCGCTGCTCTGACCTACTGAGCTAGTTCCCGATAAATCTCGCGGCTTCTTCTCCTATTGGCATCTTCCGGGCCTCAATCCATCCGAGCCGCCACTTGATTCCACCGCGAATGTCGTTATGAAGGAGCAAACACTCGCGTTGTGTATACTCCAAGAAATATTTATGTATCATTTGCTCTTATTGGTAGATACTAGACCTCACCGCCTATTTTTCACGCACGGATTCGTGGCCACCACTAACGAGGACGACTTCCGCTGAATCAAATTATCACGGCCGACCCAGATACCGGGCAACCTCTTGTACTATTCCGGACTAGCTCTCGGTGCAAGCTCACCGGCATTCTATTCAGAGAATCATATTGTCGCGTTTGCCGTTTCAACAATATTAGCTATATCTGCTTATTTCTTTTGTTCGCGATACTGGCAGAAATAAGAACAGCCATTGGCAGGAACTGAAAGATTTGAACTCTCATCTGGCGGGTTGGAGCCGCATATGTTGCCATTACACCAAGTTCCTAAATTACAATCTCTCCCTATAATCTTTAGTTATTTTTCTGTTCTCTTTTCTAGGCACGAAAAACTATCCAATTATAGGGAGATTGTATCAAACCATCTACATTTCTTAATACTTATGTAAAAAGTATTGCTGTACGTGCCAAAAGAGATTTTTTTGTTTCCCTCAACCTTACATAAATATTATAGCAGAATTTTAATCAAAAGTCAAATATTATGGAAGTGTAGTTTTTGCCGCGGTTTCTATAGCCTTTTTATGCTTGGGGCATACTTTATTGCTACAGTGAGTTCTTGAATTTGTAAAATGAATACAATGGTGTCCAGGGAAATTATTATTTTTAATGGAACCATTACCATGTGGCTGGCAATTCATAGAAGCCGCGTAATTTACTCCTTTAATAGTAACAAAAATCGCGCGACGTTCCCATGACCATTTTTTACAAGCTTTCTTAAAAGCAGCAGTATCTGCTGCGGTACAAGGCTGACAATCGGCATGATTTGTGCCGCCCTTGCGTTGTTCGCGCCAAGATAAGCCGGTTTTTACATCAGTAATAGTTGCTACTGTACCTTTAGAAAATATTTTTCTAATATCTGATTTCCACCAATCCATCTTTTTTGCAGTACCGTGAGCAGGTTCACAAGTGCTTCCTGCTTTTCCAGTAGACTTTGGTATTTCATACTTTTTAGCTTCTTCTGAAAATAATTTAGCTTTTGTTTTTGGGCCATATATTCCATCTGCGACTAAACCATTTTGAGATTGAAATGTAGTTACTGCTTCTTGAGTTAAAGATAAATAATTACCTCTAATTTCTCCAGTAAAATATCCTAATTCTTTAAGGCGTTTTTGTAGCTCTTTTACCGCATCGCCTTTGTCACCATATTTGAGTGATGCCATAAAATCACCTCATAAAATAATAAAGCCCGTGTTTTCCACGGGCTTGTGTAAAATGATTTAAGAGAAGATATTAAAAATGTCGTTAAAAAGGGTAGGAATATCACTTACATCCTTTGTTGAATAGTGATATGTACCATACTTCTTACAAAAGGCTTCTAGTTCCTTCTTATAATTAGATTGGGCCTCTGTCATTGCCTTACGCGCGGCTTCAACCTTGTCCGCGGCAGCCTTGCGTTCTGCGGCCTGACGTTCCTTCTCATACTTTTCCTTGTCGCGCTTTGCGATTAGCTCTCGTTCCGCCGCGAGACAATCGTTAGCGTTGTCATAAAACTTTTTAGTTTCTTCAGAATAATACTTCATATAAGTTCCTCTCCTTATATATTTTATTTATCAGATAAGAGTTCCTTTCCTCTCTCTGATAATAATATTATAGCATGAATTTGATTATTAGTCAAGTGTTAAACCATATGATTTGCGAATTATTTTTTCTATGTTATCTTTATTGGTGATAAAAGCAGTACAACCGGCTTCATAAAGTTTTATTATATCTGCTGTACTAGTATTTTCTTGTATTGTCCAAGTACTTACTTTCATACCGTAGTTCGCGGCAGTTCCAATAATGTCTATATTATTATTATCTATAGCACTAATTAAATTACCAGAAGAAGGATTAAAGAAAACATTTTTTACTGTTTTTCCTTCAAGATAGTCTGCGGCAGTTTCTATTGCCCCTTCACTTGCTTCGCCATTGTTAATAATAATACAAAAATTTTGTGCACCCGCGCCAGCTGCTTCTTCTATAACTTTGTTTGCAACAGCATATGCTATTATATAAGCATTATCTAACATACCATATTTTTTAATTATATTGACTATATTTGTTACTTGTCCTGTATATTTAGTATCGTTTAAAGAAAATTTAGGCTCAATAAATACGGTGGCGCCAGCTGCTTTAGCTAATAATAAAAATTCTTGAAGAGTTGGAATTTTTTCATCTTCAAAACCAGAAATAATTTCACTTGGTGGAGTTGGTGGATTAGTACTATAACTTCCTGCAAGACAACCAAAATTATATTGTCTAAGATCCGCTAAGGTTTTTTTAGAAATTTTTATTATATTATCTCCCTCATAAGGTAATTCATTGCCATTTGCATCGCGAGCATGAATATAAATATTGTCATCATGACATAAGACATAATCATGTTTAGTTGCACCTTCGGTCATGTTTGTAACCATGATGTCACATTCCCAATTCATGATATTATTTTTATAATATTGCTTATACAAACCTAAAGTATTTGGAGGCCAAACTTTTGTACCGCCGTGGCCTATGGATAAAATTTTAGATGGAGCCGGACTAAAAGCAGTAGTAAAAGGTGTAATTATTGAAGAAACATTAAATTTTACATCGTTCATAAAGTTATTGATATCTAATTTTTCTGAAGTATTCGTTTCTGGCTGAGTACGAAATAAAAGACGATAGTGAATATTTGGTTGTAGTATAACTGAAGTAGTCCAACTAATATCACCATTAGTTATATATTCACCATTATCATTAAAAGTTTGACAAAAAATACGATAAGTAGAGTTTGTAAAAGTAATTTCTACTGCGTGTTCAAAAGTTAATATAGACTCACTAACAATACGATGAGTCTTTGTTTTGTCAACTACTCCTTTATCATTACTATTGCCATTAATAAGTGTTAATTTTTTCCAAAAAGTATCGGGGAATAAAGCACCATAAGGCTCTATCGCGGCGATCCGTAATGAATTTATGCTGGTTGATAATTCAGTGTTTGTTAGTGCATTAAAAATCATTGGATGAACTGTTTCCTCATCAATTTCCATTCCACTAGCGACTCTTAATTTTATCTCAAGACCTTTTACATTTGGGCCAATAGTATATTCTTCGTTTTTATATATTACTGTAATTACTGATGTTCCGTCTTGTTTGTACTCTGTTAATGAAAGCCCAACTTTTTCGCCGGTATATTTTATATAATATGTCTTACCAATTTCAAATCCAGCAGGAAGACTTGTCTGACTACCATATAGAGTTTTAGCGCGAGTTAAGGCTACAGTATTAGATGAAGTAGTAACAGTCCATGAACCATCATTGTTATTTGTAAATGTAACTTCTTGTACAGTACCTGATGCCGCAGGTGGTAAATTATTTAATATGTTATAAGCGCTGTTTTCTTCTATCGTAGCAATGTTTTCTTCTATCGTAGCGATATTTGTAGTAAGCGATGTTATATCAGACGCTTTGCCTGCACCAATATTTGACCTCGCTTGTGTTTTTTGTGCGTCTGTAAGAGATTGAGGTTCATTAAAAAGCACTACGTTATTATTATCATTTAATAACATCCAAGGGGCACCTGTAGCACCAGGACGATTATCATCTTTACTCTTATTCTCAGCAGTAGCTATATAACTGGCATTATTGAAAGTGACTATATCTAATTCTTTATATTCTATTCCTTTATTGCTCCAAGCGCCTTTTGGTTTCATAGCTATTTTACCTAAAGCGACAAAATTTTCATTGGCCATATATTATGCCACCTCCTTCCAACCAGCTGGATAAGCAGAAGGAGACCAAATATTATTTGCAATTACACATTCATAAACTTTTCCTTCAAACATAACTTTATCGCCAATTTGATAGGCATTTGTGCTATCTGGTTGCTCCCACTCTGGTATTATTTCTGGGTCTGGAATTAACACTTTAGCCCAAAGACTTGGAGCTGAAATTGGACTCCAAGTAGGTTGAGCAATGTGGTCTTGTAAACAGCGATAGAGTACATTATGAAAACGTACTCTATCACCTGTTGTATATTTTGCGCTATCATTCCATTGAGGGAATAATTGCACAGCTTCCAAAGCATCTGTATCATCTAAAGCAATTGCTGCTTTTTCAATATATGGGCGGAGTTTAACCGCTAAATCAACTAAAGTACCCAATTACTCCACCCCCAATAATATTTTTGCTGCTTGAAGTTCTTCTTGTAATGCTGCGATATCTTGTTGATTTTGAGAGAGAATAGTAAGATATTCATCTTTATCATATTCTGTTAAGGTGTATTGATAGCAATGTTCAATTGTATCTTCCACTTCACGCTCAATTTCTTGAATATCAGAAGCGATAAAAACTTTTGTTGCAGTTATATCAATTTTGGGTGGTTCTATTGTAGAATAGGTAAAATTATAGGTTTTCATTTTAACCACCTCTTATGAATTTATCCAAGCATGATAGTTATTTAATTCAATAGTTGAACCTGCGGTTGGGATATACATTACTCGTGCAGAATCACTACGATAATGATAATTAGCTTTTGCTACATTAAATCCATAATAGAACGGTCCGCAATTATCCTGTGAACTAATTAAGCCACCAGCAAGACCAGAATTTATAGTTGTACTATTAGTTAAATGCGCATAGTCGCCTATTGGTAAAGAACTATTGCCTTCGCATTCTATTGGTAAGAACACCCACTTATAATTTTCATCATAGCCAAAGGCGCTAATCCATCCAGGAACTGCTGGAAGTTTAAAATTAACTTCCTCTCCATTATATGAAAGCACACGACTTTTTACTTCTACTCCACCAATAAAACGCCAAATATTGCCATATGGATTTTCTAATCCACGATAACTAATAGCGCACTTGCCTTCTTCACTATATACATTTGTTGCTCCATTGGTAATATTTGTAGTGCTCTCTGCTCTACCAGATTCATTTAATAATGAATGTGTAGAACCAGAAATAGAAGAAATATTTGTTTCGCCATTGATGCTAATGCGCGAAAGACCTAAATCAAATGTATTTTGTAGATTCATAGAACCATATTCAATACTCATTAACATTTGATGCAATGACTCAAAGCGTAAGTCAGTTAATTGCCACCCTTCGCCATTGTTTTCAGCCATTTGTTGCGCGGCGTCATAAGTAAAGCTTTGAGTATATCCACTTATTGGTTTAGTATTAACTATTGAAACTAATTTATCGGTAGAAAAGACAACATCTTGCTTATCATCTTTTACAAACTCACCATTCGCGCGCAATGTGCCGCTTTCATATGCTGGTAATAAAATATATTTAACTTCATTACCGTTTTTATCTTTAAAAATCGGATGTAATTCAAAACCAGCATATTTCGTATCAGAAAGATAAATTTGCTCTTTATTTATTTTAATACCATTTGCTATTATTGTTGTAGATATGGGGACACGCATGTAATAACAAGCTGGTTGATATACCATAATACGTTTATCAACTACATCTTCAATGGTATCTGAAGCTGTTAAGAAGCGAATAATGCTGCCGTCTTCATTTACTAAACAACGTTTTCTTCCGCCCAGCATAGTATATTTATCAAAATCATGACCTGCGGTTTTATTTTTTGCGCCTTGAAGACGAGTAAAGACTTTATTTGTATAATCTATTTCTAAGCCAATAATATTATCATTTTGATAAGTACCCGTAATGATTTGAGTAAGAATTATATCTTCCTCTGTTATTGTACTTGGAGTAATATTGCCATTATCATCAACCGTAACCATTGAACCAGCATCCTCCGCTGAAATATTACCAGAGATATTGCCAGAGCCACTTCCAGAACCGCCGCTGTTTTTAATTTTATTTTCTAATTCGGTTTTTTGCGCACTTAAAGCATTTGTAATTGCTTTTTGTGTCATACTTCCATCCTCGTTTTGACCTGTAGAAGTATAGTTTTTCATAGTATCATATGCTTGGATAATGCCCTTTTTGCGCACCCGAGTTTTCTTAATTTTTGCCGCGGAAGTATTGTCATCTATTACATCAACCTCAGAAACCGCTTCTGCGGTGGCTGCTTGAATTTTTTCATCTATAATATTATTTACTGCCGTATCAATATCTTGTTGAATTTCATCAAGATTATTTGCTACTTCTTGCGCGCGAGTATTGGCTGCTTCAGCCGCGTCCAATGCCTCCTGTGCTTCATCAATCTTTGCAGCGACTTTATTAGCTTTAGCCATCGCAGCTTGTGCTTGCTTAGTTAGCTTAGCTGTTTCTGCTGTAAAAGATTGATTTTTTGCTATTAAAATATCAATAATATCCATTGTTTGTCCTCCTTATACTGCTGTGGCTTGTGTTAACGTTTCAATCCAAACACTAATTACAGCAGTATCTCCTTCTTTATATCCGTTATTTGCACAATAATTACAGAAGAACCATTGCTAGTTATGGTTTGTCTCCTTCTTCTTCTTCATCTTCTCCAGAGCTAGAGCCGCCGCTCATAGTAGAAAAAGCATTCCACTGTTTATCAGAACCAGCAATGTAAATTCCCATTCCATTATTTTCATCTTGTAGAACTATGGCAACTGAACCTAAAGTAATTTGGTCTTTAGGAATATTATTTAAATCCGCCTTTGTGTCACAATAATGTTCGTAGGTAACAACATTATCCAATGAACCACGTTTTGTCATTACATTCATTTTAATCTCCTCCTTCTATGCTCCATCCATATACACCAGGTTCCCAGACATTATTATCTACGTCGCTTATCCAAGTACTATTATTATGTAGTACTTTATCACCTTTCATATAGGGATTTGTGCTATCAGGTTGTTGCCATTCTAAAATTTGATTATCTATTACTAATACGCGAGCGAATAAAGAAGGAGAATTATCTGGGGTCCAATTTTCTTGGGAGTCATGTTCTTGTAGAACTTTGTATAATATTTTATTGTATTGTACTCTATCATTTATTTGATAATGATAGTCTGTTTTCCATTGCGGGAAAAGTTCTACTGCTGTTAAAGCAATTTCATCTGATAGGGCTGCTGAGCTAATTTCAATTGCTTTGCGCAAATTTAAAATTTTAGTCCGATTCATTAGTATCACCACCAAGTAGTATGTTTAATGCTTCTTCTGGTGTTATATCATCTTCAGTAAGAATGTTTGTCTCTATATATGTGTAACCACTGTTTTCAATATCAATGGCTTCTGCATATTCTATGCCGGTTTGTTCTTGCCGAATTAAAAAGCCGGAATCAGAATATGTCTTAATCAAATTGCGCCCTTCTATACGCTCTTGAACAATCATGCTGCCACCTCCATTTCCTCAACATGCCTGAGCCACGCGTCAATCGTTATAGCTTCCATCATCATACCTTCCATTACGCTGCGTTGCCTGACCTGATTCGAAATCATCATCTTGTCACCGACAGGGAGATCATTCCACATACCCTTATGTTTGGCATAGTATGCGGCAAATCGTCTTTCTGTGCTATCCCTATATTCCTGATTCTCTTGATTCATCCATTCAGGCTTGTTCATAGTATAGTAGGCATCAAATATCATAAAAGCGGTAAAGAACATTGCCTTGTCCTGAACACCACGCTTTATGAACTCATCTACAAGCGCATCATTGCTATCCAGCATGTTCCGATAGGTTTTCAGAATATACTTCGGGTCGTGTCGGCACACACTCTCGTCGCGCCATTTCCAGAGATAGAACGGTGTCGGGCAATATTTCACGTTTTCAGATAGATTCTGACAGAGAATGTTGAAATAGCTGTCCTCATGAATCGTAAGCTTGTCATTCCAACGAATATGCTTGTCAATCAGGTATTGACGCCTGTGAATTTTGCCATGAACGAATGTACTGTCCATTTCATGATTAATATACTCAACAGCCTTCGTATCTGGTCGCCTTGTTTCCTCAACGAACATGCTAACCAGCGAATCAAAACCCGTTTCCATCTCGCGGAATATCATCCACAATCCGCAAGCGTTATAAAACATGTCGTCCGCATCGCAAAACATTACATAATCTGCTGTTGCGTAGTCAAGACAGGCGTTACGAGTACCGCTAACGCCACGATGTGGTTCATGATAGTATGCTATTTTGAATGGATAGGCAGTAATCAAATCATCTGACAGGAACACGTCACTACCGTCGTTGCAGATTATTACGCCGATTTCGTCAAATGGTACGTTCTGTTGAATTGCAATACTATCTAATAGCGGCTTTACAACATCATCTGTTTCTTTATACTGCGGTATCAATATCTGTAGTTTCATCATGCTCCCTCCAATTCGGCAATTTCTTCGTCAGTAAGGCCGACTATTCGTGAACTATAGTATATCCAGTTGGTTGCAGACTGGAATGCGGTTAACAGAGATGTGCGAACGTAAATAGAACCTGAAACTCCACCTGTATAGACAGTGGTGCCATCTATCGGCGTATTTTTAAATGCGTTTGAAGCATATAAGGCGACAAGAGAGGTAGATAATAAATATACACTAATTAACTTTCTACACGAAAAAAAAGCATTCCCACCTATATAACTACACTCTGGCAAATAAGCATTTGATAAATTGTGACACGATGAAAATGTTTGGCCGCCAACTGATTTGCAGAGTGGTAAGCTAATATATTTCAAAGAGATACACTGTTTAAATGCGCTACTGGCTGCCGTCAAACATTTCGGCAAATATATTGTCGTTAATTGTTCACAGCTTAGAAAAGCTTCATTATTTATACGTTCAGTAATCGGTAAACTGATATTTGTTATTCTTGTGCAACCATAAAACGCAGAAGATCCTATGCTTTCACAGTTTTCTAAATTCACGTCTTGCAATCTTTGACAATATCTAAATGCAGTACCACTAACCAGACTACAAGAAGGCATGATTACCGATACGAGCGAACTACAGCCTTCAAACGCGCCATAAGATATTAGTTTAACAAGCGATGCTTTTATATTATTTAATTTACTGCAAGAGTAAAATGTATATCTGTCAATAATTGTACAAGATGGGAGGCTCACAGTTATTAAACTCGTGCATAGCCCGAACGCTTCCTCTCCAACACTAGAAACATTTTTTAGCTCAACATTTATAATATTGCTTTGGCCGTAAAAGGCATATGATTGTAATATGCTAATTCTGCTATTAGAATAATATCCCGATAAACTGCCAGTAAGTAATTCATCTTCTAAATCTGTTCCTCCGCCGCTCCCAGCAACGTCAACAGTAACCTGACTATAACCGTGTCCGCTGGATGCAGTATATGTACCATTCTCGGTAACACTGAGTGAGCTAAGCTTTACAGCATCCGGAAATGCAGAAACAGCACTGACAAATCCAGTTGGCCACGTAAGGGATGCGCTGGTATTGCCTTTTGCACGAATGGCATTTGCCACAGAAGTTAAATCGCTATCTGAAACAATATAATTCGCCATTAGAAATTCACCCCCGTAGCAGAAGTAAGAGAGAGTAGGTTCTGTAGCGCGACTTCAGTTAAAGTCGTTGAACCCAATGTTAAAGAATTAGATGTAATTGCTGGCTTATTAGCAATATAGCCAGGTGCGCCGCTTGCCGCATTCCAATCTGGTGTTGGAATAAATTTACTATCTATTTTTTTAATTTGAGGAGTTGCTACACTACGATAAATATCAATAGTGTGCTCACCATCATCTATATCATCACAATGTATTGTCAATGATTTGCTTGAACCAGAGGTGTAGTCAATCCATAATGGCTGACTATGCAAGGTATTAGCATATGTATTACTCAATACTTGGCTTATAGTGAAATCAACAATATAATAGTCGTTTTCATCTACTTCTACGCGCACGTTTTTTAATTCACCATATTGTATTAGTTCATCATGATTATTAGAATCAGAATAACTTCCATTAGAAAAATTACCAGTAATAGAAGTAAGATATTCTAATTCATATGTTTCATATTCATAACAAATGCGATTTTGAATATAAGCTGGACTAGTTGTGTCATTTTCATTCCAATTACTCTGTGGAATTTCAATTGTAGCGCTTTCGCCGCCACCAAATTTTTCCCAACTTTCATTTGCATAAATCCATTCATCAAACAAATTATTTGAACTACCATTATTGGGTACTAAATAAATAATATTTTCTTCAGGTTCATCAATAGTTGGTTCTCCTGTTTCGCTGTCATATTCATCACTAGTACAAATATGAAGCAAATTAAAAGTACTGCTTTGTCCCTCATCGCTGCCGCTAGATGACATAGAAATAGCTACCCATTCTTTTGTAGAAGTCGCTATATATACGCCCAAGCCATCATTTTCATCTTTAAGAACAATAGCAACTGAGCCAAGCGACATTTGACTTTTAGGAATATTTGCTAAATCTGCTTTTGTATCACAATAATGCTCATAAGTAATAACATTATCTAATGAGCCTTGTTTAGTCATAACATTCATTCTATAACCTCCTTTACTCGCCGTCCCCAAGAAAAGCGTTTATTATAAAAATCTTCTAATAAGGTAGAAATCACAACTCCTTTATTTTTACGACTGGAAGAACAATGAATGAACTCTCCATCGCCTAAATAAATACCAACATGGTCACATAAATCTTTATCGCGCACAGTATTGAAGAATACTAAATCCCCTTCTTTGAGTAAGTCAATACTTGTAATTTTTTGATATTCAGTATTATATCCTTGTGCCTTAGCTGTACGTGGTAATTCTATATCTAAAGTTGTTTTAAAACAATAATAAGTAAAACCAGAACAATCAAATGTTTTAGGGCCTTCTGTACCCCAAACATAAGGCTTACCTAAATGAGTCATGGCTTCATCAATAACCGATAAGGTTGCTTGAGCAGTAAAGCAGAAGAGCAATAAAGCTACGATTATTGCTGCAAGGAATTTTTTCATTTATACCACCTCAAAAAGAGAAGTGGAAAGCCTACCTGATTGTTCTGGTTTTTTATTATACCAAAGTGCTAACTGTATTTCTTACCCAACCAATTTGTCCATTAAAGTCTATTTTCATCCAACCATCTGCGGTTGTTTCATTAAGATAGAGGAATAGAGAATCTTTTTTTACAATTTCAATAACATTATAGCCAATACCGGGGCCTGTACGTATGTTTACGGTATTACCGATTATTTTTACTTTTCGCGCCATATTGATAATTTTATCAAGAAGGGCTTCAGTAATGGTATCATATTTTCCGGTCATTTCTATGCTATATTCTTTTTGAAATTCTAGAATTGCGGCCATAGTTTCAGAGCCATAATTACCATCAGCGCCATACTTGGGTAGGCATTCAGGGTTCCATTTGAGCAGTTTGAGTTGTAGTTCTTTTACTTGTTCGCTTGTTTCTCCCGCGCGAATCCCTTGTTCATCGGTAATAAAACGACGGACTTTAATCAATTGCGCGCGGCCTAATGGTGTTGAAGTCTTCTGATTATAACGCTTTTTACAATAAGTGTTCATATCCTGCTTTTTAGGGGTACTATATCCGTGGCCATATAAAGTGTATTTAGTACCATTGATTTCTCCCACCATTTCTACATGGCCGACATAACCTGAAGATTTGCGCGACTTATCTTTTCCCGCAAATAAAAGCATATCGCCTATGCGTAAGACTTCTGGATTTTGAATAATACCATTTTTAATTACTACAGGAACATCAACTAATTTTTTACTATTATACATACCTACTGTGTTTAAAATGCCAAAACTCTCTCCCGCCTGTTTATAGCAGTACGAGATAGAGCTTGAACAATCGGAATAATATTTTCCGTCTTTATATTTTTTAAAACAGTAGTTACGCAATGCTTGACTATATTTGTTACGACCTAATATTGAACGATATTGGTCGCGTACTTCTATTCTGCGTTCACTAGCTGTTGCCATTTAAATCACTCCTCAATTAGAGTCCAACCTGCTGGATAGGCTTCTGGTGACCATGTATTATTGTTAATGGTAGACTCATAGATTTGACCATTATACATTACACGGTCTCCAATAGAATATGGATTTGTAGAATCAGGTTGTGTCCACTCTGGAATAGTTGTTTCTTCCTCTTCTTCTTGTCCTTCTACTTTCCAAGGCGCACCAACACTACCAGGCTCCCAGACATTATTATCTGCTGTTGAAATCCAGATAACGCCGCTATGAAGTACGCGGTCATTTAAAGCATATCCGTTAGTAGAATCTGGCTGTATCCATTCTGGCACCACAGAAGGGTCGGGATTAAGTAGAATAGCGAATAGGCTGTGCGCAACTGTTGGCTCCCAACCTGCTTGTGAAGTGTGAGCTTGAAGGACTTTAAAGAGCCCTTGTCCATAACGAATGCGGTCGCCTACAATATAGGCTACGCCCGCGCGCCATTCTTTGAAGAGAATTGGATATTCAATAGCGGTTTCGTCTGTAAAGGAAGAGGTTATTGAGTCTAAAGAGGTGCGTAGTATTTCTACTTCTTGACGATTATCAATACCAAGTTTAGTGTAAATTTGTTCTGATTCAGAACGAGAATATAAATTACCGTTGCTAATATATAAATCAAAATAGTTAATAGCTTCTTGGATGCTATCGGTTGGAGTGTAATTTGCGGTTGGGGTATTGCCATTAAAAGCAACAATTAAACCTGCACGATTGTTTGAATAAGTTTCTTTTATAAAGCCCATATTGGTTCCTCCTTAATTAGATACTATACCATTCCAATAAAAATGTATGTATAAACCACTTTCTGTATTGCTTGCATCATAAGGCACGCCACACATTGTTATAGGAGAATTATTAGTAACACTAGTAAAAGCGGTATCAGCGTAGCTGCCAGTACGGTCTAATTGTATGTTAATAATTCCTAATTGATAATCTATAATTGTTGTTGTCGCAGTTAATTTAGCTGCTCCTGTAGGCAAAGTACCAGTTGTTTCTTTGTCAGTTACTTGCCAAGGATCACTTCTTGAATTTAAATATCCAGAAGCTCCTCGTAAATATACATATCCATATGTTTCAGCAAGACAACTATAATCAATTGGTCGTCCTAAATATATAGTAAATAATAATATATTGGTACTACCAGAAATAATTCCTGGGATTACAATATGACTTTCTTTATCTAAGTGAACGTAATCGTCCTGTCGTATACTCATACTATGCCAAGCTTCATCATAAGTAGTAGCACCAGTACCACCACGTTCTATAGGAATAATACTATCAAACTTTCTAAAACACCCATTGTTGTACCAATAAATTGGATTATCGGCTTCAAGCGCAATATGATATGTGTCATACGCTGTACCTAGATAGATATAAATAAATCCATCTTCTGATGCGGGCTCAGTTTGAGTCCACCAACTATTCGCGGGTGAAGAGCGTAATTTAAAACTATCATTATATATGTTATATGTTCCTACAAGATATACGGGTTCGCGCGCGACCAATGTAGTACCGCAATTGGTACTATAACGTAAATCTACATTGTTCTGTGTAACAGTGGCATTACCATGCGTATCGGTATTATTATTAGCAGCAATATCAGTAGAAATATTCCAAAAATATACTGGACGATTTAATTTAAATTCAGCATTGCTATTTAATACATGTCCTGTGCCGGTATTATTAAATGTAGAAGTAATACTCTGGAATTTTCCATCTGCATCTTCCATAAATAAAGTATAACGTCCTAATCCTACAGCTCCAGTATTAACACGCTTAGTACCTAAACTAATATAATGTCCCCAAGAATCAGCATCACCAGTTTCCTGTAAGCCAGTACCAACGCCACTCATCTCACCACTACTGTAATATGTAGCATTATATAGTGAAGCGTAAGTAACAAGTGAATCTTTGAATGCTACGCTACATCCGTAAGTCTCTAATATATTAATTTTATATGTCCTAGCAAGAGAAGTAGCATTATACGCTGATTGTATTCTTATTCCTAAATGTGCTCCTTGAGCACTATAACCAGATTTTGGGGCTAAAACCCGATGATGATATATGGGATAATAAGATGTGCTATAAAAATGATTAAATATTTGATAACGTGCTTGGTCACCACAATATCCAACCCATACATCATAAAATCCTTGACATTGCGTAGTGGAAGTAGATACATCAATAGTATAATGTACCCACCAAGGTGCATAATAATTACTTGTATTATTTAAAGTAACAGTACCAAAATAAATTACACCGTCATTAGCATCATTTTCTGTAACGGTATAATCGGAATAAGTTTTAGTGAATATTGGATTTATATCTGATGTTTTAATGTTTGCCCATGAAGGCGCGCTAGTACCGTTAGATTTAAGGAATTGACCACTTGTTCCTGCTGTAGTAGAAGCATACGCGGTAGCGGAAGAACCATAGATAACACCGCCTTGTGTTGGTGCGGTTGATGTACCCGTGCCACCTGTCTCTACTCCTATAGTACTTCCGTTCCAAGCTCCATTTAAAAAAGAAATGTTGTTATTTGTGTCTATGGTAATAAATGATTTAGCAGTTCCTGTGCCGTGTGCTGTAACTGCTAATCCACGGTTGCCGTTACCGCTAGAGTTACCAGTAGAATACATATATAAACCACCAGAATTAGTGAGAACCTGAGCTCTAGACTCAGCAGTACGATCACTACTTCCTGCGCGTAATTCCAAAGTTGTATAAATAGAACCATTTGAAGCTATCCTGGCAGTATCAGATTCGTCATAACCGATACGAAGCTCTGAGATAGCAGTACTACCACTAATATATTTATTTGTACTTATTATATAATCATTTTTTCCAGTAGTACTAATAGCACCATATTTGATAAAAAGCCTATCAGACGATGCTGTGCCAGTACCGGTTTGATATACAGTTTCCGTGGCATAATATGAAACACTAGAAGTGCTAGGTGTTGTGCCTTTAGTATAAGTGGTTCTCCACTTTTTTGGTACATAGTCAGATGCTGTTTCAGTCGCCATGCTACCTAAACCCAAATTTGTCCTTGCTTCTGCCGCAGAAGTCGCGCCTGTACCGCCGTGGTCTATTGCAACGGTGCCTGTTACATTTGTGGCAGTGCCTGTTAAATTACCAGTAATAGTATAATCACCAGTTATAGTTTTATCATAAGGATCAATTACTAGTGGAGTACCAGTACCGGTTTTAGTTACACCATCAATGGAAGGGCTACCAAAAATACGAAAATCGCCATAGTAATTATCTAATACTATCCCATTAAGAGTGGTTTCTGCCGTAGAGGCCGCGAGTTCTATTTCGCCGCCCTTTCCGGTAGCAGGTTTAAGTGTCAGATTACCAGTTATTGTGTCTCCACTTTTAGAAACTTTTGCGCTTGCTAAATCATAAGCACTTTTAACTGCTTTAGAAGAAGCAGAAACATCTGACGAACTACTATTTACTGCATCACTAATAGAACGCCAAGTATCTTTTAAATTACAAACATCACCATTAGGTAATTTTATTTTGCTTATTGTATATTCATTTGCCATTTTATCACCTTCCTAGTGATAATTAAGAAACAGTAACGCTTTTATTTGTTCCAGTAAAGGTTGGCTGCGATACAGTACCAGCCGCGGTTGTTGTTCCTGCGAGTTGTACTTTCGTTCCTGTAAAGGTTGGTTGAGAAATTGTTCCACTTACTTGTTCGGCTGTACCACTAAATGATGCGGTTTTAGGTACAGATATATTTCCAGTTACTAATCGTACATCATCGCCCGTAAAACTATAAGATGCATCTCCTGTTTTTACTGGAATATCATTACTCATAGTAGGCAATGTACCCGCGCTCCAACCAATAGTTAACGTTTCATTTACTACATTAGTTGTTAAATTTGGTAAAGACCCAACGCCGGTAATTGAATTAACTGTTTGTGTAGTACCAGCAATATCTATACTAATAGAACCACTTGGTGTGTATGTTTTAGGATTAGAGGCATTAATTGTAGTAGTAGAAACTGTTGCAGTTTTATTTTCATTTGTGAAAGATATGTTTCCACTTGGTGTAAAATTATTGCCTGTAAAGGTCGGTGTACTTACTGTACCGGCAGGCTGATAGTTTCCATTTGTATTTGTAGTAGAAGTTATCGTTACATTAGAACTACTACCAGTAAAAGTTGGTTGACTAACCGTACCTTCAGGTTTATAGCTGCCAGAAGCATTATCTTTATAGGCTAAAGCTTTTAATGAAGTATTATCGCCTAACTCATGCCACTTATTATCACTTGTAGAGAAAACAAATTCTTTACTACCACAAACAACCATATCGCCATTTGCAGCCGTAAGATTGTTTGTGCCTATTTTATAAGTAGTAGTATCGGCCCCATCGGTTAAGGTAGTAGTAGTAACGCCACGAAATTGTAGCCCACCGCCCGCAGTTTCACGGGCTATTGCGTCTTTTATGTCATACGTAGTACCCGAAGGTAATGTTATTTTACTAATATCTGCCATATTTTTTCCTCCTTAATTGCGGGTTAAAACAAGAGTTTCATTTACTATATTGTCATTGCAATTTAATTTACCATTCCATTTAGTACGTTCTGTTGCGGTAATATGAACTGTTGTATTATTTATATGAGATAGCAAATCTGCTGCTATATCATCTCCAACGAATGGTAAATCTATTCCATAAGCTAAGCCATCACCTATTTTTATACCCGGCACAGTTGTAGTGCTATTTATCACTGTTTTATCAGTATATAAAATGATATCGCCTTTTTTTGGAATATATCCAATTTTTGATTGCCATTCTTCTGTTGAGCCTACTTCTATAGTTTTTCCATTTATTGTAAAAGCATCAATAAATGGTAAATTTATTACTGTTGTATTTCCGTCCCCTACCTTTAAACGAGAAAAAGGGTGAGTGTCATCAGCTGAATAAATGATGACCTCACCCTGCCGTGGAATAAAATTAATAGCCTTATTCCAATTAACTTCAGTATCATTTTTCAACTGAATTCTCGTTTTTATGGTATTTTCTGCCATAAAATCACTTCCTTGGCATCATTTCAGCCAATTAATTTCTTTATGGTCTTAGGCCCGCATACGCCATCAACCGTTAAATTATTATCTTTTTGGAATTGTTTTAATGCGGTTTCCGTATCAGTATCAAATAAACCATCATCGCGGCCGCATAGATATCCAAAACTATTTAAAAGTAATTGTAATTCTTTAACAGCTTCTCCATTATCATTTTTTCTTACTGTTGTATTTAAAAGATAAAATAAACTATTTTTTAAAGGTGGTTCAATTAATAAAGCATCGTTAATAAACCAATTTAAATCTTTATTCCCACATAACTTACTCAAATCCACTCTACCCGCAATTCCATTTATATGGCCATAACTTGTATATTGCCATAAATCACATGGAAATTTAGGCGCATATTTTTCATCTGCTTCTCCAGTGTTTTTGCCCCATCGTGGAATCCAAATAAAATCATATTCATTTTTAATATCTTTCATATAAGAGTAGCGAGTCTGTCCTATGTATATGCCAATTTTATTTACGCCCAAATTTTTTAATGTTTTAGCAATAGAAGCACATACAGGCTTAGTTGTTTTAGAAGTTTGAGTACTATATTCTATATCAGCACAATAAAATAATGGCTCAAGTTCTTCTTGATGCGCACATTCATAGAAAAATTTGGTTTCTTTTTCTGCTTCTGCAGCAGTGCCTGCTTTATAAAAATGATATACTCCAAATGGTATTCCACAATTTTTAGCATTATGTACATATTTTGTATCTTTTTTGTTTCCTACACTCGCGCGAAAAATAACAAAATCTAATTCTTTACGAGCGATTTCCCAGTCAATATTTCCTTGATAAACGCTTATATCGGCAATCTTCATATTATCGCCTCCTAAAAGAAAAAGGCGGGTTTTCACCCGCCTTATTTATAAAAGATAAAATATTGCTTGTGTGCGTTTTGAACTTCTTTTTCTGTTCCTTTAGCACGAGTAGATGAAGCACTTGCTGGGTCATTTATATAGAAGTATTTACCATCCCATTTCCAAATGCAACAAAAATGGCCCAGTTTAGTCCATTTTGAATGACCAAATGATACTACGGCGTAGGCACCATTTTGTAATGCCGCCTTTAAAGTCGTAGTTGATGATGTTTGTACAAACTTACTCGCGCCATATTTATTAGCACAATATTTAAAGAAACCCCAAGCAGTGCCACTATTTGTAGTACGATATCCTTGCTTAACTGCTAATGCCGCAAGTGTTTTTGGTGTGGCTGCGACGTCCCACCATGTAGCAACTATATCAGCCATAGCGGTAGGGCCACAACCTGAATTACGTATTGTTTGACGTTTATTGTAGGTATTGTTACGTGTATAAACTGTAGAGCCCCACTTGCTATCATATTGTTTGAAATTTTTTGGCTGTGCATTTTTCTTAGTTGTTGAAGGAACTTTTTCGTCTAATTCTGTAGAAAAAGCTTTTAGCCAAGTAGATGGTGCAACTATTCCATCTGCTAGTAAGTTGTTTGTGCTTTGATATGCTTTTGTAGACGCTTTTGTCTGCGCGCCAAAAATACCATCCGCGGTAATATTTAAAATTAATTGCCACATAGCGACATATTTATTTTTATCATTCTGTTTAATGGTTGGCAGAGTTTTAGATAAAATAAGCCAATCATTAGTGCTCATAATTCCATTGACTTCTAAACCCATTTCATTTTTCCACGCATTTAAAGCGGAGGTAGTTTTGGGGCCAAAAATACCATCTGCTTCAATACCTAAAAAGGTTTGTAGTATGGTTACTTCAATCCCTTTGCTTTTATTTTTAATTGCTTGCATTATTATCCTCCACCTTGACTAATACTCCTTTATCATTTTGTATCCAAATTTCATCAAGAGCATCAGTTTCTTCAAAATCATTGGGCTCTGTTGCTACATTAAAGTTAAATAATATCATAAGCCCTCCTTAGGCAGTATAATTGTCTACCAAAGTGCTAGCGGTGCCGCAATCAAATATAAGACATTTAGTACCACTAGGATTTGTTACTGTATTGCTGCCTTCTTGTAAATCATATATACTTATATCTTCTACATTCTCATATGCGGCAGTTCCTAATCCATGAATAGAAACGGTTTGAGCTGTTCCACCAGATGGTGTCACAGAAAATGCTCCATCTGTAGTTCCTTCTGCAAAGGTATAAGTAGTGTTATTATCTGGAATAGTAATTGTAGTTGGCTGTGCGCCAGTTGCTGAGGAAGTAAAGGTTAAAACGTGTCCATCGTTACTATCTTGTGTAAGAGTATAAGTAGTATTGGTAACAGTTTCGGTAGCAGTTCCTACACCAGTAATATGACCAAATTTATCTGTAGTAATTGTTTGAATATATGTGCGGCCGCCAGATGTGCCTTTTGTGCTCGCACTGGCACCATTAGGTACAGCGTGTGTAATAGTTCTATTAGCACTTATATCACCGCCACCAGTTAAACCATCTCCACCACTAATAGTTATACTACTTAAAGCATAAGAGCCTTCATTACCAAGTTCACGCCAATTTGTCCCATCATACACATATTCTTTATTTCCAAAAGTAACAACATCACCAGAAGCATATGTACCTGTAGGAGTTGTTTCAGTTGGGTCTGCCGCGACACCCCCACGATAGTGCATAGCACCGCTTAAACCAGCTGTTTTAGATGCCACATAAGTAGCAACTTGTGCTTTAGTTGGCAAATCAGTACTTGAGTCATTATCAGTAATTGCTGTTGTAGCAGTATTGGAAGATATTGCAGTACCAGCATCAGTAATTTGATTTTTGGTTATAGCAATGTCTTGGAAGGTTGCAGCAATATAACCATCTTGTTCAGTTAAAGTGGCTAAAGTTTTATTAGGAGCAAATCCAAGAATGTGATGAGAAAGTGTACTTGTCCCACCATTTTCAGTATCTACATTATCAACATCTAAATCAGCTAATGCGTTTGCTATTTGGGTAGAAATACTACCTGCTCCACCTGATAATCCATTAATATCATTTGTTAAAGCTTGTAACCAGTCTTGAATAGATGGTTGTGTCCATTTATTCTCATTAGTTAAATCTGTTGAATCTTTTCTAGTAGCTGTAATTTCATTACCTGTATAAGTTGGTTTGGTAGCTGCTTTAGCCCATGCATAAACATCTCCTGCTATTCCTTGAATCCAAGGTAATTTAATAAAAGTATGCGTTCCGTCACCAACTTTAATAGCTATCGCCGGTGGAGTCATTTGAGCTTGATTTGTAGTTTGAGTATCTGCTTGAGTAGCAGAACCAGGAATTTCTACAATACAAATCTCACCACGTAAAGGTATAAAAGGAGGAGTAGTTTGTGCGCTAGTAATCCAGTTAGCCAGCGTATCATATTTAGACTGTATTCTAGTTTTAATAGTATTTATAGCCATAATTACACCTCCTTATGCGTTACCGCCATTTAAAATAAATTCATCTCCAGTAGGTACATAAAGCTTTGTAGTAGATACACGATTTAGAGACATAACACCAAGAGAATTAATTGAAATACTATTATCTGCATTACTAGAAAGAACTCCACCAAGAATAGTATCTGTAGCGACTCTAAGCAATCCTACTTCACTAGCAGCTATTCCACTATCTACTAAACTTCCATCCGCCGCAACACTTAGTAAATTTCCTTCTGCTTGAACAGTTGGTTTTTGTACATAATTAGTTAAATCAACAGAAGTATCACCTATCAATACCATTTCATTATTAATAAGTAAATATTCTTTATATTTATCTGCACCAGTAGCATTAACATCTTTTAACATATAAACAGTGTTTTTATCTGCATAATTAGCACTTGGTATTTCTGTTACTATTTCTCTACGTAAATGAGAAGCATTCGCAATTTGTGTAGTAATAGTATCATCAACATACTTTTTTGTAGTAGCTTCTGAATTAGTACGTGGTTCACGTGCGAGAGAAACTATCGCGCCACTAATTATACCTTGTGATTTATCAAAATTAAAATTATCTGGTGGCTTTACCCATTTTGCTACTCCATTAGTAATATCTAATTCTACTACGCTTGGCCAGGGATGAGTAGAATCTACCGTTACTTTATTTTCAGTACCAGTACTATAATCATAAACATAATAATATTTACCATAATTCGCAACAGTAAATTTATTATTTACTAATGTAACTAATGCGCCATCACCTTCATGGCCACCGCCACCTTCATTTATATAATTTAAATCATTATATGGGAGCGTGCCATCGCCTAATTTTAATAGACCAGTATCTATTTCAGCTCCAATTTCGCCTTTAGCTAGTATAGGATTTCTAGACACCCAAGTATCTCGCGTATCATTACGTAAAATAAGTCTTGCTCTAACTGAATATGGCATTATGCTTCACCCCCATTAACAATAGTGTTGGTAATAAGCATTGCATTAACTGGAATATATTCATTATCCCAATAATATAGTATTTTTTCAACTTGATCAAAATAAAGTTTTGAAGTTGAACCATAAACAGGAAAATTATCATAATTTTCAAAAATAATTTGTTTATCAGAAACATAATTAACAAATCTATCTAAAAATTCTTTTTCAGTTCCAACAAATCCATTAATTAAAGCAACTTTATATAATTGATTTGAAAAAATTGATAAAGAAGTATTTTCCCAAGGATAAATTAAAGAAATATTTTGTTGTATCGGAATTGGTATTGTAAGTGTACCTTCGTCTGTTGGCACGGTCGCGCCCCAACTATATATATTACCCAAACCTGCGGTGCGAGGTTTGGGCGGTATAATATGAGAATCATATTCAAGAAGTAAATCTCTTGTGCGCCATCTTTCTTTACACATCTTGAGTCACTTCCCGAATATCACAAATTGGAAGAGAGAAGGCTGCATAATATGAATTAATTTCATCACCATCTATAGGGCGTATTTGCTCTTCATCGCCTTCTTCATATTGCGGATTCTTATATAAAACTATATCCCAAAGATATTTTTTAGGTTCTAAATTAGCTGTATCTTCACGAATAAAATTAATTGTAATAACATCACCATCAATAGTACCCTTTATAGCATGAACCGATTTTTTAGTCATTGGGTCATATATATAAAAAACCGCTGTATCATTTCCTTCCACCGTTCCCTGTAATGGGATAGTAAAAGAACCGGTGTCACCGCGAGGAATGATTAAACGACGTTGTATCAGCCTAATCATCTTCATCACCTACTTTTAACGATAATACCTACGATTGTCGCGCATATAATCATATCTATAATATCCGAAATTCTCTTCATCTTCATCATCATCGTCATCATTGAAATTATAATTGGCATAATTACCTTCACCGCGACGACGGAACTGAGAATTTTTTTCATTCATAGTACGTATTTTATCAGCGTAATGACGCTTTAATTCATCTTGCTGTTGTAGAATATAGGCCATATCATAACCAGTGCTTTCAAGATTCATCATCTTGTTTTCAGCAGTCGCAATTTCTTTCTCTACATGCTCAATTAGATGGTCTAATTTACGTGCGGCTTCACGCTCATTCATTTGCTCTAAGCGTTGTGCCATTTGAGATAGATATTGACGAGTTTCTTTCTCATATTCAATCCATTTCTTAAAACCGTCTTTAACCGCATTGCGCTTGGTTCCTTGGTCTACATCATAACGAGTATAATTATACCAATTTGTAGGAATAACATTATTAGCATAATTTTTACCAACATTGGCCATGCTGGTCATACCATTGGTATTATTATTCATACCAGTGTTATTCATACTATTTTGGTTATTATTATTGTTTTGGTTATTATTTTGATTATTATTGGCCATGTTAGCCATATTAGATAACATGCCGCTTACCATATATGTAGGTTGTACTAACTGATTGTACTCTTTCATATACATATCTTTTGCCTTACGATATGTAAGTAGTTCGCAAAGCATTTGATACTCATGGCACTTCTGATAACCAGGTAGGTTTAAGAAAGCATAATAATCAGCAAGTTGTTCGTGCATCTCCACACCCTGCTTCATTCTATTAATCAATTCAGAGTAGAGAGTCTGTAGTTCTTGATTATTTTGAGCCATAACTATCCCTCCTTAGCAAAGTTTAGTAACAATCATATTAATATGACCCTCAGTTACATCACCTGCTCCTTCAGGATTTATAATACTTAAATTAGTTGCAGAAGTAGTCCAATTGCAAGGACAATCGGTTTGAGCTACAGTAACTAAAGTAGTAAAGCTACCAGAAGCAACACTATTCGCGGCAGCTGTTGTGGTGCTAATAGCCTGTGGTACTGGTACGCCGTTTTGAGCTAATTGGATGGAATAGACTCCATCAGCTGCGACAGTACCGAAGCCATCAACTTGAACAACATAAACGCCTTTTTTATCTAGAGCAATAGAACCAACAGCATTTTGGACCGCAGTCTGACCTTTATAAAAAGTTACATTATTGAGTGGATAAGTTCCACCAGCAGCAACAGATACACCATTACTATAAACTTGAATCATAATAATTCCTCCTATAATAAAAAAGAGGCACTTGCCCGAAAGCAAGTGCCTTTTGTATTAAACTAGATACACTAAATGCATTCGGTGTTTAATTACATATTGCAACCACAGCCGCAACCGCAGCCATTGTTGTTGCAGAAAGGATTGTTACCAGCATTATAGGTCCAGCCGCTTGGATAACGGACTACACCATTTAGAGCATTCTGTAGCTGTAGAGCATCAATTTGATTCTGCATATCAGCCATACGATTACCAGTAATAGCATCAATAATCTTCTGAACACCAGCATTGGTAGTCTGGTTGATAGAAGCGGTATTCATAGCATTCTCGTAACGAGCCTGTGCTAGATTAGAATTGATGTTATTGCCAACTTCATTAATTAGCATACGAGTATCGCAGCAGCACTGGTTCTGATTTGCAAGTAGAGTCATTTGATTAGTACGAACATCATTAATTTGGGCACCAATAACAGCTTGAATATCCTTCATTACATTAATATTGTCGTACTTTGCTTGAGACGTGGCAGCAACTGCTTGCGCAGTACCATTGGTAATTGCATTCATAATGTCACGATTTTGGTCCTGTAAGTCGGAGAAGTTCATTCCATTCTGTACGAAATCCTGTGTGGCGTACTGTGGATGATAGCCATTGCCACCAAAGCCACCGTTGCCCCAGCCGCCCATTAGGGCAATAATTGCGAATAACCAAATCATGCTACCCCAGCCTCCTTCCATACCCCAGCCATTGTTATTGCCGGTTAATAGAGCAACATCAGAAGCAGTTAGTCCTTCATTACCATTCATAAGGGACACCTCTCTAATTTTATTATATATAATAAAAAATCCGTTTTAACGGATTTTGGCATAATAAAAGAGCCAGTAATAAATTACTGACTCATTAATTCACGCATAAATTCTGCGGGGTCAATGCCTTTTTGTTTTGCTAATGATATAAAAGCTGTTTGAAGATTTCCTCCGTTTTGTTTGATTAACTCTAATGCTGGTTTAACATTAGGGTTATTCATAAGCATTTGATTCATCATAGCTTGGGGATTTCTTAAACTCATTACCTGTTGTAATGCTTGTTTAGCCTGCTGTATTTGAGGTTTCGTCAAATTGTTCATTGCGGGCATTTGACTTCCGCTGTTTATTTGCTCCATTATAGGATTTGGCATATATCTTTTCCTCCAATGCTGCTAGCCGTTGTTCAAGAGAATTTAAATCAACTGGCGGGGCTGGTTGAAATGGCGTAATGGTATATGGAGTTATTGTTTTGTATCCCGCACCATCTGTCTGTACAAACCAGACTAGAGGATCATTTTCATCTAATAATAGAACTTTACTGTTAGGCGCCATTTGAAAAGCATCTGCACCATTTTGGCCCTTAACCTTAATGATGTCATAATGAGGAAAGCTATTTACACTCATGCGAGACAAATAATCTTGTTGTGGCATAGTATTCATTCCATTCATCATGCCCATTAGGTTATTATTATTCATCATACCATTATAACTATTCATATGTGGTCCTCCGAATATAAATATCCTTCATTGAAAGTGTATGAAGGTTAAAAAGCGTTCATCACAATTTCTTCTTATATAAATATAAAAAGAGTAAGGCTGAACCTTACTCTTCCTCACCATATTCGCGGCCACAATAAGGGCAAAAATTACATACCCTCATATTATTCGCCGCATCTAAAAAGAATAATTCCTTATTCTTTTTCTTTTTCTTATCCCAGCAAAAACCGCATCCAAACTCTTCTTCAATTTTTGCTGGGGATTGTCCTTGTGAAGCCAAATAAGATTCTTCGTCGTAAAACTTCATTCTCTATCTCCTTTGTTTGCAGAACAAAGTGCTATAAGCATTATTCCACAAATTTCTCCAATAATAAAAGTAGGAATTAATATCCACCAACTTACCATACAATTACTCCTGCATTTCGCCGCAGTCGGTTATATTCGCCCTGAGATACCCAACGAATAATGTCAAAGGAACGCTTTGAATAAGTGTTATTAATAGCAATTTCTTCAACATCAAGAACTCCAACTTTTACCTTATAGGCAATAAAAGGAGTTTCATAATCACCAAAGTCCTTAAAAGTAACGGTATCCAAAATAATCCAGTTATCCATGTCATAATAATTAGGCCGCAAATTCTTCATACTCCCTTCCCCTTTCTGATAATATTATATCAGAATTTTAGTTAAAAGTCAAATATTTATTTTGTAAGTCCATAATCAATTATACGCAATCCAAACACTGGATGATAGCCAATATTTGTAGGATTATATATTATATCTTCTTCATTTAATTCTAGATAATCACATACATGCTGTATTGCGCGTAAAAATGTTAACACATCGGTTTTATCTACTTCTAATTCTTTTAGCCGCATGCCAACTAATATAAGGTTTTCATTATTATTATATTTATATACTTCTTCTTCATCTATTAATGGAGTAAATCTAGGAAAAGTTAATATAGGAGTATTAGAATATTGATCCCAGCCAGTACCAACAATAGGAGCCAAATATTTACGTATATCTTCTGGACTATTAAACCAAGAATACCATTCATAATATTGTTGTTCAATAGCCGTTTTAAGTTCCGCGCCCAAAGAAGATGGAATATTTAAAACTTGCTCATTCTCATATTCATCAAAAGTGGGCAGCTTAAAACCAATTCGTAATGGGTCAACAGAAATTATTTTTTGAATATATTCCTTGCTGTTATTATAATAAGGAACTACTGCGCGACTGCCCATTACTTTTCTCCTAGTAGAGTAGAAATCTTTTCATGTCTACGAGCTGTATTGCGCTCAATCTTATCACCATATTGGTTAATATTTACTACTGCTTCTGTTAGCCAGTCATCAATAGTATTAATATAGGTATTAGCACGCTTAAAGAAGCTCTTATGAATCTTATCCTTTGCGCGCGAATAAGCTATCATCTTTCCTGTTTCAATAGAAAATTCATCTTCTGGGTCGCATGAGGCAATACCAATAAACTTATTGGGCATTGTTAACTTAGGATAAAGCTCACCATAGCCCCAAAGAGAATCACAAGTGGGACTAATCTTTGAATTTTGGTCTATATAGTTTATAAACATATCAGAAGTTCCTTCAAAAATACAAATAACCTTTCGTGCTTCTTCATTAACAATAAACTTTGCCTGATTCTTAGTAATATTTAGGTTCATTCTTTTTTTCTCCTTTTTTCTTTTATTATACTATAAATTTTATTAAAAGTCAATATTGATAGGAGCAATATTAAAATTTTTCACCAGTGAAGGAGGAATTGTAGTATTTAACCATTCAGTAAAACAACTAGCAGATGAATGTGCATTATAGTAAAGATTATGCAGCCATTCATTCCAAGTTGGATAACGCGGAACAGGATGATTTATTGCCCAATCTGTAACTAATTGCACGCATTCCTCTGGAAATAAATTTGCCATTTGTGTACAGTCTTCATATTGATTAAGTTTATCAAATTTATAAAACGGGCATTCATTACATAGTCTGTCTTCATTACCTTCATACTCACACATACGTTTTTGTTCCTTTAAATATTCAACAGCATCCATTGATAATATTTCCTCCCTGTTCTTTATATGAAAAAGATTTATTACATGCTAGACAAGTACATTGATGTATAGAATAATTCCTATCTGGATTAATATTAATACCATCTTTATAAACAGGTGGAAAATATATTGCTGTTCGTGTTACATAATTCTCCATATAATAACTTTGCCCGCAAAACGGACATTCAATATTTGTATCCATTCTTTATCTCCTTATAAGTACGAGTAATATAAAATGGAGTTTCAATTTCTTCTCGTATTGGTCGTTGTTCAATCCAATTCATTATTCCTTCTACTCCAGCGGCCAGTACTACGGTTCCACCAAAACAACAAATTAAAGATAGCCAAAACATCAATTTTTTCTCCTTTTCTTTTTCTACATCTATTATATCAAAAAATAAAGAGGAAGTCAAGTAATTATTACTTAACTTCCTTCTCAAGATTACGCTTCTCTCTTTGAAGTGCGGCAATAAGCTTGAGATTCATCATCTCATTACGCGCCTTCATCAGATTGATACGATATTCAATACGCTTAATCTCGGTTTCCTTATTATAAAACATACTCCTTTTCCTCCTTAAATCCATAGCATACTATGATATTTAATTAGTTGTACATATGCATCTTGTATTATTTTTTCACGCTCTTCAGCTAGTTCTTGCTCACGTTCATGATATAATTGACAAATTTCATCGGCTTCTTCTTTTGTCATAGTAGTTGTCATGGTAATGTTTGGATGCGGATGACGGACTAGAAAGGCTTCTTCAAATTTATCTGCCCATTCATTGCGTCCTTCATACCAATTTTCTTCCCACACAGATTCAAACACATCGGCTAAAGAATTACACCAATCTGTCCACTTCTCTGGAGTTTCAAAAGGTTCAACTCCTGGATAAGCATATCCATTAGCTATGTCTCGCAACATGGAAGGGATAAGATGAAGCAAATATTCATCCATTTCTGCTGAATCGCGCCAAGCGTGACCTTTTCTCACGCGAGCAACACCGGCCTTAAAATTCCACCATATTTCTTGAAAAAATCGCCAAGGATGAGTTAAATAATAACGCGGCCGATAAGGGAAATCATTCCATGCATTCATTAAGCTCATATTCTAATCCCCTCTATTCTTTTTAAATTACTTATATATTGTTGGGCTTCTTCTATTGTTTTATATATATAGTAATTATTAAATTCATCTTCTATATTTTTTTCAGGAAATACAGGTTGACCCCATTCAAAAGTTGTTATTTCTCTAATACAATATGAAATGCCATGTACTTTGAAAATAGAAATTACATTTGTATTCTTTTGGTAAGGTGAATATAGGTCAATGATGTAGCCTACGGAGGGCACGGGCAAACGCCTCTTCTTCTTCATAATCTTCAAACCGCAAGAATACATCATTTTCAATCCACTCTGTATAAATGTCATCATATTGTGCCTTATTCATTTCAATCTCTTCCTTATATTTTGTATCCGTAGAATTTATAGAATATATTTCCATCAGTAATGTGGTCAACCTGCATTACTATTCCATGATGTTCTGCCCAAGGGCGAACTAATTTTAAATCACCTTCAGTAAGAAGATAGTAAAAAGAATTTTCTTTATTTTCACGCGCGATTTCTAGACGGTCTTCAAGCAAATAAATAATTGCACTTTTATTTTGAGGCTTCTTTTTAAATAGTGTCATAGTTCTTTCTTTAAATATCCTTTCACAATATTTTTCATACAGGTAGCCAAATCATCGTTCCAAGCCGCGATTAGATTAAGTTCAGATTCAGAATACATAAGATGATGATAATTACGGCAATTATCAGCAAAACGTTTCATATCTTCAAAAGTCGCAAAGATTGCTTCTTTTGTAGGGAGTTCCTTATCTTCATTGAAGCGCAATTCACGAGCATCGGCAAATACCTGTTTCTCTCCCCAAGTCGTATTGTCCATAGCAAAGTCATGTTCTGCTACAAAATAACAAAGATTGATAAGATATAACGCGCGCGAAGCAGATTTACGGTTGACCCCATAGCGGTCAAGTGAATTTTTAATCATACCTTCTACTGTGGCCATAAAACTATCCCATACAATAAAAAGATAACCTTCTACATATGCGCGTTTTGCCGCATCAATATAAGTTTCAATGTTGCCCGCACATTTAATATAATGAGAGAAAAGCATTTCTAAGGCATTGACATTACCTTTACGAACATTCTTATCAAAAGTAAGAATACTCATGACATTACAATGTTCTGGGTCATATCCATCAGGTAAATCATTTTTATCTACTTTGTGGTAGTTATAAAAATCATTGAAGTCGGGCATCATAAGAAGTTTATAATCAAAATCAGAATCAGGGCCATCTAAATAATAATTCTGGGAACCTACCAACATCTGTGCTACTGGTTTCATATTATTTTCCTTTCTTATAATATTTTTCTTCTACATATCCTCCCGCGTCAGTGTAACAAACTGTACGCACTCCTAAATTTCGCAAAAGTTTTTCACAGCTAGGGCAACACTTCGCGAGAGCCATTTGTCCATTCTTATGTTCTCTATAAATATAGACTACCACATCTTTGAAATCAATATCCAAATAACGAATTTTTCTATAAAGATTGGTTTCAGCGTGCGCACGGGCAGGTTTCAGCATTATATCGCTTTTATCTTCTATACGATAGCGATTATAATAATATTGAGTGGTATTGGTTTTTGAAGTATTATGCGCGCGAGCAAGTATAAATTTATCTTTATATACTGCCAAAGCGCCCAAGTGTGCACCATGATAATCAGACAAATGACTTTCTTTTTTGGCTTCTTCAAAAAACCGCTCTTTCACTAAATATTTTCTCCCTTCCGTTGATATAATCATTATATCATAAATTTAAGAGTTAGTCAAATATTGACTAACTCATTTATATACTCTGGATGTTCTTGGAAAGAAGGAATATGCGTTGCTACTTCCCAACGTTTACGCGCGACCTTAATAGGCTCTTTACCGGGAATTAAACAAGTTTCTGTGCAATCATATTTTCGCACACAAACACCTTTACGGTAGAAAGAAGGAATAAGATTCCAATCAACCTTATGCTGTTCTTGCATCATTTGCTTGCGTTCTTCTGTTGATTTACCTTCAAGCTCTTTATCAGAAAATAATGTGCGCGCGACCATACTTACAGCGTTACGTTCGCAATCTTTCTGCCGCCAAAGGAACGCATTATTTACTTCATCTTTAGGAAGAACAAAAGCGCGGCAATCAAAAACTGCTAATTTATTTTCCTGCGCCTTATAATGAGCTTCAATCCATTCAGGAATAATATAATCATTTTCCTCACAATTTTCAATATAGTCTTTAATGGCAAAGTCATGCGCTTTATAAAAGAACACAGAGGCCATACTTGCTGCAACACTACACATTTTCTGCAAATTCTTACCAAACCACGGCTCCGTTTCAAGTGTGTCGTAGTCTGTCAGAAGAATAGAGATTTCATCACTTTGAACGTAAGCCATCTTCGCGCCAGAAATATTCTGACACAGTTGCTTTGCTGTGTCCCATATAGCTTCCATAAATACGCGGTCAAAAGGTTTATTAAAACCCTTTGTATAACTATGAAAAGCCTTACCATCCAGCCGCAGAATACAAGGCATCCTCCTTGGAAGATAAAAACGATTTACATTCTCATATGCCTTGAAGCGGTCGCCCATTTTATCAATCATAATTAATTTCCTTTCTTAAAAATCACTATCAGTGCTATAACTATCATGATAACCAGAATAGTCAATTGCTACATAATGGCCTTCTACATCACCAAAATTAGCAAAATGCAAATCATTGATATTCTCTTCATACATAAACTCAGTGACACGCGAATATTCCTCTTCTCCATATTCGCGAATAAAATCAATTGCTACGCACAAATTGCTATCACGCATAGGAGAAGCGATGCGCTGCGCCTTCTGAATATACTCATTTTCATTAGTAGTACCAGAAGGCAGATGAGGTTTGGCTTTAGGATAACCATACAAAGGAATACTGATAGTTATAGAATGTATATCTCCAAACGATTCCTCGTTAGCCAAGAAATCTCGCTCAAAATCCTCCCAATTATATCCAAACCAATCAATATTACGCTCTATTTTATCATAATCATAGAACTGAATGGTTTTGACATAAGTGCCCAAGAACTTTGCTTCTGCAAAGTACTGGTTCAAATTATATTCTTTCGCGCGCGAATAAATACTAATTTCGCGCTCACAGCAGGAGCCCATATTATCAGGTTCTACATCAAATTTGCAGACGTAATCATAATCGTCGTCTACAATACAACCACGAGTCGCGCCAAAACGTATCTTGAGATTATCAGGCATAGCCTCATCATCTATAGAGCCGTAAAAATTTTCTCCACCACAGGGCTGCTGAAAATAAGTGCAGAAAAACAGAGAATGAGCAAGCATATTGTCCAGAATAGAAGAGAAGTGCGCGAAAACCTCGTTTTTATTCATAGAATGAATATCTCCTTTTCACTTTCTATAATAATTATATCATAGAATTTAGAAAAAGTCAAATATTTTTTATTAGTATAAATCTTCACTGAACAATTGGGTTGGCTCTTTCCATTTTGGAATTTGATTTGCTATTTGCGCCCGTTTAAAGGCTTCCACGCGCGAAACAAATTCTTCTTTTTGTTCTAATTCATTCCAATCAATGAAGCCTTGTTCTACACTTGCTTTATCATAATCCACATGTAGAAGTTTCATTGTTTCAAAGAAATCGCAGTGGCGATGACATTTTATTACAACGACCTCATTATTATTTATTATTGCCCGACATGCGGCAGAAGTAATCATTCTTCATTGCTCCTTATTCCTTGTTGTGGAATGCTATTTTGTGCGTCTAAAAGCATTCGTAATGTCGCTTCATCACTTGCCTGTATAGCCTTTTCTAAGCCATATATATCTGGATTTGTCATGAAATCTCTAATGTAAGATGGCGGTTGACCATTTATTGTATTAAATACTGGAATAGATAAACTGGTACCAGTTAATTCATCGTACCATACTGCTAATTCTACTCCGCAGCAAGGACATCGTGCTAATCCATAACCTGTCATAGTGACTTACCTCATAAATCTTCGTCATCATAAAAATCATGGCATATAATATTATTTAGTGCTGTAGTATTCACATAATATTGAGGATAAGGGTCGGCCGTAGTATCGCGTAAATATTTTTTCCACCATTCTTTATCGTTTATTGTAACATCAGTAGTAGCGAAACCGGTTCGTCGCACATCATTACAATAAGGACATTCACTAATGTGTGGTGCGAAACTCCTACCACATTTTCCGCAAACCCAACCACTGTTTCCTATTATGCCATTATAATCAGGATTATACATAACTATCACCTCAAAATGGCATCAGTAAGATGCCATAATCAATCATTATTGCCGCGAAAGCGGTACTTAAAAGGCTCCAAAATAATCGGTCTTGGATAAGAAAATAGAAGGTGCTAAATAAGGCTCCGGCCGCAAAGCCCCAAGCAATTAAATCAAGAATCACTTTTCACTTCTCCTTCATAGTTTTTATCATATTCTAATATATTTTGATGTTTACAAATTGGACAGTATACTAAATTGGCGCCATAAATATCGCTCTTTTGTATATTAGATAAAACAGCACCACAACCCTGACATACAATTATTATGCCAGGGTATTTTTGAGATAAAACTTCCATATTACACGCGACCTCCCGGCCATGTGCCATCATGTGTAGATTCATAAATTATAAAGAATATGATAAATAATATTACCAAAAAGCTAATACTCATCTTCTATATCATCCTCATTACAAAAACTATTTTCATTGACATAAACGTAATAAGGTGTTTCATCGTCATAAGTCCGATAATAAGACATTCGCCGGCACCATCCTGTCTCTAAGGAAGGATTTTTCTGCCAGTAATGCTTCTCAAACATAGGGCAGTCGCGGCAAAACCGTATATTGATGGGAGTAAATTTCTTTTGAATAACTCTCCTATCACGTATGTCAAGAACAGAATTTAAATCTGTTTCACTATAATAGTTCATTATTTTATTTCTCCAATTTTATCCTCATTACAGAAATCTGTGTCATCTACACGAACATAGTAAGGTACATATTCATCTGAAAAACGAAGACATCTACCGTGAATAATACCGGGGTCAGGTTGAATACCATTTATATCAAATAAAGGGCAATCGCGGCAGAAACGTACATCAATACTTGCGGAAACCGTTTTATCTTCTGTAATAGAAGGTTCGGTTTCATCTATAATATCTAAAATCTTATTTAAACGAGTATCTTTAAGATACTGTTCTAGAATTTCGCGGCTGTAATATCTCATACTAATGCGCGGCTTCATCATATTGATGAAGTTCCACTACCTCCTTCCAAAGTTTTTCACCCATACGAGAACGCCAAGTATCCTGACACTTCTGGTCAGTATAGGGTATCATATGGTATGCTACAAGTTGTGCTACGTGAGCATTATACCCCATAGTAAGAGCCATATAACAAGATACATTTGCATGATTAGGATAATGAAGTTCCCTGTAATCATCTTTTCCCCATCTGGTAGCAGTCCAAACCTTGCCATAATCATGAATATAGGCTGCGCGCACAATATTGGCATTGGATAGCCCCAACAGCGCTATGTCTCCGCAAGCATGGCAATGCTCCTGTAGTGTAAGAGAATGATGGCTATTGCCCTGTTCTCCATATTCTTTTACAAGATGAGCATAAGAACGACGATAATAATCCCTATCATATTCTGGCGCGTAATCATACCGGATAAGAACCTTATTCCATCCTTCGCCTTCGCACGGCATCTCAAATTGCCGCAGCATGCGGTCAATAACATACGAAGGGACTACTCGTTCACGAGCACCATTGCGCTCATGGCATACATCAATAGGAGTAGCCATGACTACACAATAATAATGAATATCAGGGAACATCTTCTTCAAAGACTTCACGAGATTCATACGACGACGAGAAGAGAGATTAGTAGCATCATAGAAAACAGTATGATTAGTTTCTAACGCAGCGCTAGTGCGCTGGAACATAATGTTAAAAATGCGAGCGTTGTCTTCTTGGACCGAAGCATCTCCATATAATTCTTCTCTAATAGAGTCACTAGATACAATTACATCATAGGGCTTTGCCTTTTTGCGTGCCCAATAACTTTTCCCACTGCCAGGAAGACCACAAAGCATGTAAAAAATAGTCATTTAATCTCCCCTTTCTATAATTAATTATATAATAATTTTTATAAAAAGTCAAGTAACTAAAAATGTATCATTCATTATATTATCAATTGTGATATTATCTAATTCCCAATATGGAATACGTTTTAATGGTATATTATTTTCTTTGCACCATTGATTTTTATATTTATCTCTTTCTTGAGTTATTTTAAAACTTTCTTCGTTATTCCATCCAGAAGTTGATTTAAAATGCTGTATACCATCAAATTCTAATAAAAAATTATTATCAATATAAAAATCAAATCTTGATAAGTTCGTTTTAGAATTAAAATAGCATGAAGAAAAAGTTTTTTGTTCTTCAAAAAATACATTATTTTCTTTTAATATTTGTTTTATTTTAGCTTCTCCAATAGAATGCAAACAACCGCAACTTTTTGTTTTTCCTGTTGTTAAATAATGTCCTTGTACTTCTTTATAATTACCACACTCGCATTTACAAAGAAAAATTGCTCTTGAATCTTCTATTTTTAGAAACTTTTTAACATATAATTTTCCAAAGGTTTGTCCAGTTAAATCATTATATGTTCTTTGTCTTGCTAAGTTATCATTACATTTCTTACACCTATGTATTTTATTTTGTTTAATTATTTCACCAGTTGTGGAAAATATCTCACCACAATCACATCGACATTTAAAGGCCGTTTTATACACTGCATATGTTTTATTTTTATAAAAATCTTTATCTACTTCAATTACTGTGAAATTATTTATATGCTTTCCCAATAATTCTTCTATTAACTCTTTTGATTGTAATTCCTTTTTATAACATCCACAAGATTGTGATTTACCATTCCGTAAATTGTCTCCACATACGGATTTAATTTTTCCACACTTACATTCACATATCCAATATGGTTTTGGTACTTTTATATTATGTTCTTTACAATAATCAAAATCTTGTTTTATAACGGTCCAATATCCAAATTGTTTTCCTGTTAAATCAATAAAATTATGTGCTATCATTATTATTCACTTCAATATAGACGAAAGTTCATTCGCCATTATTTTTAGAGTGGAGTAAAGCAATTCTTCATTTTTATGAGTAATACCTTTTTGACCATTGAGCCATTTAGTTAAAGTGGGAGCACTTACTTTCATTCTTTTTGCTACATAAGCAATAGATACTCCATGGTCAGAAAAATACTGTAATTGTTCTTTTACTGTCATACTTTATTCCCTCCATATGACTAGTATTGACAAGATAATAAAACTGGTATAATTTATTCCAGAAAAAATAACTTTGTAGAGAATCTACAAAGTCATTTATCTCCACATGCTCCTTTCTGTATGAAGTACGCATTCTGCTTAAAAATCTTGTGCTTGGATTTCGGGACATCGCCGATAAACCACAGAGAGCGAGTATCTCTTACAGTTCCATCTTTAAATTGTATTACATAATAACGACCGCTCATTCCTCGCGGCATATCATCATTACTTCCAATCTGATAAAGTTTACCGTTGGCAACAAAATATTCATGCTGTCCCGGCGCTATATATCTAGCCGCAAGCAAATCCCAATGATACTTATCGCGGCACTCATCACTAAAACAAGTAAAAGTGTTAGGAGCAACACAATAATAGGGTTCATGCTCCTTAATCTCGCGGCCACAAACGCAACAAAACTTACTCACTGTATAGCATCCTCCCAAGAAACATTCATAATACGACTATCAGGGTCATAATATTTTTTACCGTTCTTCTCATTAGGCATAAACTTTACATTATATCCAAGAGAAGTAAGATAGTCAAAAAGTCCATCTTGAATCGCAGGAGAATCAACTTGAAAGTTGCATTCAAATTGGCCCGCAGAAACACTTGCTATAATACGAGCATCTATCATGTTAATCATGCGTAGGCGCTTGGCTTCAATAGCCTCAATCGTCTTTGCGCGTGCGGTAGTCGCCTTCATGATTTCCATAAGAAATTATCCCCTCTCTCTTTACTATAATAATTATAGCAGAAATTAGGGATTTTGTCAAATATTATTCTTCATAAATTAACAAGAAATGTGTGTAATGGCCTGTGCCTGTATACTTAATATCTATTAGTTGTTCGCGCGTAATTCTATTTTCTATTAAAAATTTATTTAAATCATATTCATTATCAAATTCTTCTACTCTAATCATTTTATTCTCCAAAAATTCGCGGCTTTGCCGCGATTCCTAATACCTTTCTTAAAATATTCCTGTTAGCAACCTTTCTTCTCTCCTTGCGGTCGCAGCGCGCTTTGCTCTCTGCGAATGGAAGTAGGATAGTTTTCGTTTCTTCTTTCTAGAATTATGATTAACTTTTCTTACTTTCAGTATAGATGTTACCATTCTAGAACTGTATCCTAGTATTTTGTTCTGGGTTAGCAATAAAAATGTAATTCAAATCATTGACTTGTTTTAAAAAACCTAGTTCTTCTAATTTATCAAATGCTTTATCAGCACTTTTATAATTAGTATCAACTGTTTTTACAAACTTAATACGCTCATAAAGTTGTTCTCCTTGTGGAAAACATTCTAAATAAGTATAAAGTTTATAAGCGATTTCACCAAGTTTTGCCGCGGCTAAAAGCCGATTTTCATTGTTTTCATCGCGCAAATCACGGTGAATAATACATTGTGTGATAGCCATAATATCACTCCATATTTTCTTTATCTTTATAATTCTCTAACAACACAACTTCATAATTAGAGAAAAAATAACCACAAAACCAGCAGGTATCTTTAATCTCCTGCTGTTTCATGCGGCAGTTGCCGCAAATGTAGCCTGTCGGCTTCTTTACTAAATGTGTAAACATTAATTATCACTTACCTTATATATTTAAATATGCTATTGTATCTGCACTATCAATTACATTTTGCGCTTTTTGTAGTAATTCGTGCGCAAACTCATAGATTTTATCTTCATCAAAATCATTATTTTCAAGATTGGCTTCCCAAGTTAAACCATATTCTGTCATTAAATCACGAATTACACCTTCATAATTCATTGATTCAGCAAATAAATCACAATCGCGGCGATAGATTAGTTCTTCCATTATTCCTCCATCGGTTCATAAGTCTTTTCAAATATATCTTGCCTGCAAGGATAATATTCTCCTTCTATTCCGCGCACAATATAACTACCTACTGCCGCGCGCATTTCTCCTTCTAGTGTTGGTATGACTAATTCATTGTGCATAGTGATAAAAGTATGAGCGTCATGCATGAACGCACGCATTTCCGGAAAATTATTACCTGTCCATTGTATTGCTTCAACAGGAATAGGCTTTTTTATATATCGCAATTCTTTTTCCACCACCTTAGTTCCCATTCATCGGGCGCTTTTGTATTCCATTCTTCTTCCGCTTCTCCTTCTTCCCATCCAGAAGCGGTGTGGCCGCAAGTAAGACATTCAATAAATTTTTCAGTTTTTTCAGTAAACCACATTTCGCCAAATTCGTCACGGCGTGCTAGACCCTCTTCAAAATGACGCACAAGGTTTTTGCCGCAAAGCGGACAATTTCGTAATGTCATTAATAATCTCCTCCAAATCCTGCCATATTATGATGCCACCGTTCTTCATCGTCATAGTCATCTAGATAAGTCATTGTCCACTTTAAATCTGCATTTCCTACATCTATCCAAGGACACCATTCTGGCCGTGGCAAATTCACCCATTCTTGTTGAATGTTTTTACTTTCGTTATATTTAGCCATAGTGGTCTGATAAATAGTCATATAATTGCTATGGCATATACGAAACATATACATTTCATTCTTATCATTGGGTATATCATATGTTCCCATACAAGGACATTCTAAACAATTTTTAGGCATTTCCCTATTCAGTGCTATCATAATTCTGTTGTCCTATCAATTTTATTTAATATTCCCTTTGCGGCATGAAGAGCATCCACAAAACGAAAATATTTATCTGGATCTTTTTCAATATTAAAAAATGCTGCTTCTACCGCTTCTTCTGCCATTGGAACAAAGGCTACTATAATTGAACGAATAATCTTTGTTTCTTTATTTGTAAATGTCATTATGGTTCCCTCACATATGCTTTCGCGCGCATAATATAACAATTAGTTACTTCGTCATAATAAAAATCATAATAAAGTAAATTATTTTTAAACATAAAATCTGCTGCTTGATAACAGAGATTCTGTTTAATCATTTCTAGTATATCAGAATCTGGTTTTCCATATTGTGCATCAACAGCAAACTGTGCTGATATAGGAAATAATTGCTTTTCTATGCGAGAATAGGTAATAGTAGCCTTACTTCTATTCATCGCGTGAAGCATATCTTCTTCCGTGTAGCCGCCGAGCCATTTGATAATCTTATTTTTGATATTCATATTATCACCATAGCAAATACATTAAATAGTCAGGCTCCAAACCTAAATATGAAGCAACAATATCTTCACATTCTTGATAATTTCCGCGGGCGGCCGCATCCCAGAGTTCTTCTTTACATTCTTCTACGAGGTTTTCGGCTTCAAGTTGTGAAATGTTATCTCGCCGCATAAGGATTTCTATAATCTCATTCATTGCTTTTGTTCTCCCACATTCTTAGACCACACCGCGGACAGAAATCATAATGGATACTGATATATTTATCCACAACGCAATTGCAATTACTACAAACCGTCATATTATTCATAACTTGCCATTCTGCTACTCCACCAGTTGAATTATACGCGCGGCGGAAACCAGCATAATAAGCCTGCCGCACAGTGGTATTATCAGGTTCACAAACATCTTTTTTAAAATATTTTTCACATGCTCTATTCATCTTTATCTACTCCAAAATTATTTATTCTTCTGTTCTTTTATTATTTTAACTAATTCTATAATATTATAAGTAATTCCCAATATACATACCGCTATAAAATATAATTTTATTATTAGCTTAATCATTTTCGTCTGCTCCGACCTTAGTCGTTTCCATTTCTGCCATAATGTAAGAAGCTAAGGTGCGCGCACGCATATTCATTAGGTAGTCGCTACCATCCTTTACCTTTTCGTCTAGCCGCGCATATAGGTAAGAACGCACAATAGGCATGTAGGTGTTAGCATACATAGCGAAGTCACGACGCTCTCCCATTGCCCCAACAACACTACGCACTACCTTGAATGCAGTTTCACATACTTCAATGTAGTAGCGAATACGCTGAACCACATCGTCAGTAAAATCCTTAAACTCTGGATAGTAGGCAATGAAATCATCAAGAGTTCCCTGCTGATACATTTCTACTACGCGCAGAACAGTCAGTGGGCCATTACCACGCATCTTGTGGAGAGCAAGATATTCGTCACCCTTAATTTTAATGCGATGGAACTCCGCATCACAAACTACGTAGCCTTCTTCGTCATCACCCATTTCATGTGCGCCCTCAACACACTCGGAAAGAGAATGATGGGGGTATACTTCTGGGTATAGCAGGCCATCAAGTTCCAGACCCTCACTATCTTCGGTATCATCTAAAATGTTACGCCGGCCAAGATACCAAAGATTGATACCCTCATAGCGTATAACAATACGGTTGTAGGGAGAAGTAAGCTCAAACATATAGGTGTAGTTGCGGTCAAGATGCTTAAAGAAATTAGGAATGCGGTCAATTACCTTCTGAACCAAATCGCCATAGGTGGTATTGCCGCATTCAGCCTTAAACGCATCAATGGTTCCATTGGTAGAGATTCTCCAATTACCATTGTCCCACCAAATCTTGATAAGGGAACCATCTACTTTCTGCTGAACAGACGCAGTATCCCAATCAATAGCGTGAACTGCAGAATACTGCTCGCCATAGTTAAAAAACTTATCAAACGGATGGCAAACACAAACCCAATGGCCTTCATCATTCTGACGGAAGATAGAACCACGAGCTTCTTGGACTTCGTGCAAACCCATATCAGACATAATCTGATTATACTTCAACAGAAAATACTGGATACCGTCAATTTCGTCAGAACGAATATCCAAATAGTAAGGTTCAGCCGCGAGCAGAGTCTTCCAGTCGGGGTGGGTATTCATGAAATTCAGTAATTCCATTTTTACTGTTCTCCTTCTTTTCTTTTATATTATAATTATAGCAGAAATTATTTGAAATGTCAACTTTTTCCCAATATGAATTCCACCATTTCCAAAATTCATCATCAATAGGGTATTCATTTGTCAAACCAACTCACCTCGTAGTAATTTGGGACTTTACCAGACGCATATGTTGTAATAGGTATTTCAGTAGCATAATGGACTTTGAAACCTAATCCTTGTAATGCTTTAATTGTGGTAGAATAGTCCAGGGTTAGATTCAGGGAATAGTGGCCTTGCTGTGCGGCCGCAATAATCTTATCCTTGGCATTTTCAAATTCTTTATTTTCCAATGTGTGTTGAGATGTGTTAGCTAACTTGCGCATACCATTTGCGGTAAATTTTATTACACTATTTTCCATTCATACCTACCTCCATTTTTCTCTATTATACCATGAAATTTCAGGAAAGTCAAACATAGGACTTGCGGCTGCACATTATGGGAGAAATGAAAATGAAATTCCAATTCTACCATTATGGGATAAATAAAAATGAAATTGTGGCGGGTAGGTTATAGGGGGTTTGAAAATGAAATTGTAGGGGTAAGGTTTCAGGTCATATGAAAATGAAATTCCAAAATGAAATTGCGGGAGAAAATGAAATTGAAATTCCAGCTATACATTAAAGGGAAAATGAAAATGAAATTCCAATCCTAAAAATGAAATTGAAATGAAAATGAAATTGCAGCTATACTTCATCCCATGTCACAACATACTGTTGCGCAACTTCATTATAAGTAACCTTAAATCCATATTCACTTAACTTATGTATGTATTGGCTTTCTGGTGGACTAAGGAAATAGCAATCATATCCTTGATATGCCGTCCATTCAATATTTTTTATGAGTCGTTGCCAAATGTTAAACATATTGGTATGGTGTTGTTCGGTGATGTGTGCTATTGCACGTGCGTTGAAAGGCATAATTATAACACTCCTTTTTTCTTTTATTATATAATAATTTTTATAAAAAGTCAATTCTTTTTTCGTGGATTCCAACTTTTTCGCGCAGCGAAAAAGTTGGAACCACGAGCCGGAGCGCTTTGCGCGACGGCCATACAAAGGCATAATTGTAAACTTTGAATAAAACATTTTATACAAAATATACAAAGCCGCGCGGACTCTTTTCAAATGGAAGAAAACGAAAGTAGGAAGGTTTCAAGTATGATACATCCTAGTAAACAAAAGATAGGAAAGGAAGGTAGGTATGTAGTATATAAGGAGTAGGATGGGGCGATTGGTAGGCACGAAAAATTTGGTAGGGAAAATTTCGGTAAGGTAGGAAAAGTAGGGTAGAAGGTAGGAGTAGAATAGATAGTAGTGCGTCAAATTTTCACTTTTGTCAAATATTTGATAATAATTTTTTATTTATTTTATTTAATTTTTATTTATTTATTTTTATTAAATTATTTTAAAATTTTTTATTTTATTTTTAATAAGTTACTTAGTAAGTTGTCCGGTAAGTTGTCTAATAGGTTATTGAATAGTTATTATATATATTATAATATATATTATATATATTATATAGGGCGTTTACTATATGCGTTTTAAAAGTTAATAAAAAAAGTGAGTATTTTTTCTACTACCTTCTATAGGGGGGTAGGGGGGTAGTCAAAAAAATACTCACTTTAATTATTACTTTTTATTTATAGTAATAAGAATAATTTATACTATTTTCATGAGTTATTTCTCTACTTTTTAGTAGAGAAAAAATAACTCAATTATTTGACATAGAATAAAATCTGTGTTATAATAACTATAGAAAATAGGAGGAAAGGAGAATGGAACATACAACAGTTACCGATCTACAACAACAACAAAAATTGATTTTTCGCCGCGGCGATTATAATATCCTGGATTGCGGCATCCGCACAGGTAAGACGTACTGGGCCATCAACAATCTGGCCGGCTTCACTAGAGATGGCAATCTTAATCGAGTGCTTTTTCTTACCGATACAACAGCATTAAAAAATCAGCTTGAGAAAGAGTATAATGATAACTGCGTTGAAGCGGATATATTATGGGAACAAAAGCCCGGCCTTTGGTCTACTGAAGATAAGAAAATAGGTGTTATGTGCTATCAGGCTTTAGGTCACAAGTTCATGAAAAGCAATGTGGATTTTTTAAAAGAGGTTGATGTTATTTGCTGGGATGAATGTGATAGTATATTTGAATATGCCACTGAAGCTTTTGTAAAGGCCAGGAAAACTGACTTTGCGCGCAAGGAAGTCTCTAATGCGGAAGTTCTTTCAGTTATCCAGCAGTTTTCTACCAAAGGTGAGTATATGCCTTTGGTATTGCTTGGAGCTTGGGAACGGCTAATAGAAGAAGGACGTATAATGTGCGTTGGTCTATCAGCTACTCCTGAAAGAACTTATAAATATTATCAGTCTTTGGTGCGGGCCAGTTATCAAGGTAAATTAGAAGTTGGCTATCGCGCAGCAAATGATATTTATTTTTGTAATATAATAGAGCATGTCAACCAGCTTGAACCAGAATTAGGCAAAGGATATTGGTGTTTTTCTCCTTTTATTGAACCTAATCAGCGTTTAGTAGAAGCAGCTTGTGCGCGCGGCTTTAATGCCATAGAGCTTCATTCGACAAATAATACTGATAAGCCGATGACTGCGGAACAAATGCGAGTTTATAATATGGTGGTTGCAACTGGTATGATTCCACCTGAATATGATTTTGTTGTAGTAAATAAAGCGCTGGCCCGCGGAATCACTATCGTTGACCAACGATTTAATCATTTAATTGTTGATTCAATTAATCAGGTGGATAGGATTCAAGCAGCTCGTCAAACTTTTAATTATCAGCGACATTTAAAAGTGTTTGCGCCGCAAATACCTGATGAATTTTTAAATACTTGGTTGCCCATATCTAAATGCCGTGAATTAGCCGAATATATGGCAGTGCCAGAATTAGATAAAGCTAATAAAAATACTAGCCGCTGTATGACCTGGAATCGCTTGCGGGAATATTTACCAACGATTGGTTACACCGTAGAGCAAAAGCGGAAAAGAATTGATGGTAAGCAACAGCAGGCCTGTTATATTACTGGCGAATGGCATGATGTAGAACTTGTGGATAATGATTTTCTCCAGCTTGTGGAGGCAAAGCAGGAATTAGCAGTTTCTGAATAATTTCCAGCTGGCCAGAAATTTCCAGCTTGTAGTCAATCGGCAAAATTTCCAGCTTTCCAGCTCGTCTGCCTGGCCGGGAATTTCCAGCTTGTACGGCATCAGTTCCAGCTGGCCGGATCTCCAGCTTATCCAACTGGCCCGTTTCCAGCTTGTCACCCAATATAACCCCTCCTTATCCTTTCTAAAATAATTATAACATAATTTTATAGTATAGTCAAATAGTAGGACTTTAGGGATTTACCACTTTACCATGTTAAAGTGCTACTATGCTAAAGTGAAACCTTAACCTAAACTTAACACAAAAATGCTTGATTCTTAACACAAAGTGTGCTATACTGAAGAGGGGAAGTCCGAAGTCCGAAAAGTTAGTTAGCCTGAACTAACTGAAGTTAGTTGTGACTAACTGGTGCCTCCCCCGATATTATACCATAGTAGTGTTAAGTGGGTATTATTGAAATGTTGACTTTTTGTTAAATTTCGGGCCGGGTAATTCCTTAACCTGGAATTTACATTACTGCCAGGGTAGATCCTGGATCGCCCCGTAGAGACGATTTCAGAATCACTATAAACCGGCCCGTCATTTATAGCGCGTGAAATCTCCTTAAAACGGATCCTTTAAAAAGTTGCACAAAAGCCTATTAAGATAATGTAAAGAAAGGACTGTCTGGCCCAGAAATTAACGCGGAGTTTACACTCCGCGTCTTTCTTTTTGTGCATTTTTCAATTCGGCATATCGCCGCATAATTTTGAAGCACCTGATGGTGTGAACGATGGGACAGAAATGGATGTAAAGGAATTGGCCAAACGGCATCAGCAAAACCTTGCCATCGCGGAAAAAGGTCGTGAAGAAAGCGGTACCCCAGAACCAAAGCATAAACAGGGACGAGGTGAGCCAAATGGACAGAGCGACTTCGATGATGAACTTCATTAGGTGTATTCCCCTTTCGTTTCTTGTATGTATATAATACCATATTTGACTGTTAAGAAGCAACAGAGTTTGAGTAAAGTTTATGTAAAGTTCGCGGCCGGGCGGATAATTAACATAGATTTAACTTGACTTTATGTGGGAATTGAGGTATTATATATTTAGAAAAGGAAAGGAGATAACCAGTATGCGTGAAGTTAAGTATTATATTTCTTTTGATGATAAGAGGTTCGATGACAAAAAGGAATGTGCTGATTATGAAGAAAAGATTAGTAATCTTATGATGGAAGTTATTTCTTCATTTATCTTTTATAATGAAAATATGAAGCAAATTAGTCATTACTTTGAAAATCTTAATGGGATTTTATCTTCTTTTGATTGGGCGTGGCAAAATTGTGGATATATTAGAAAGATTACCAATTGTTCGCAAGAAGCACTGGATTTTATTCATGATTATTTCGGTTATCCTCTTCCTGATGGAATTGGATTATTTGAGTATCGAGATGGTTATCCTTGGGTTAAAGTGGATGAATAGTCCACTTTAATTTTTTGTTAAGAGAAAGGCCGGCCCGTCACTTAACATAAAATTAACGACCATCAAAGATGGTCGTTCGCGTTAATTTGATAAGGAATGGTGGTTTCAGTATATTCATATATATCTTCCCAATGCCAATCACATCCGCAATCATGGCAATGTGCTTCATAAGAAGCATAAACCTTGCCATCATATTCCTCAAAATCCATAAAAACCACATCTTCAAGGATTTTTCCGCAATTAGGGCACTTCATAAATTATTCATCCTCCTTAATTTCGCCAGTCTCAAATTCCCAATCAAGAGTATCAGTCAGGATAGACAGGGAAAAAGTTTCACCTTTATCATTGGTATACTGATAAGAGTAATCGCCAGTGTCTTTAAAAGATACGATATCGACCGCTTCATTGAGAAAATACTCGACTGCCTTTCGAGCACGCGGAATGGAAGAATAGGAACCGAAAAGACCATCGCCAAAGGTAGTTACAACAGTGAAAATCGTCATAATGGAAAATCCCCTTTCGTTTCTTTCTGTATATAGTATACTCCTGGCAGGTAGAAAAGTCAAGTTAAGATTCAGTTAAGTTCTGGCCCGGCCCGAAAATTAACATACATTTAACCTTCGGGTGGAAGGGGATTACTCCCCTTCCTTTTCTACCTTGGCGGCTTCCCTCTTGGCGCGGTCCTTCGCGGCCTTTTCCGCGCGTTCGGCGGCACGCTTCGCCTTGGCTTCCTGCTTCGCGTTGTAGTCCGCGATCTCGGATGCCATGAGTTCATCGGCGGTCATGTCCTCGCGCTGTTCGGCAACGATGACACCGACACGTGCATAGCGGCGGTCGCCGTTGACGTCCTCAACGATGCAACCATACTGGCGGTCGTTGATCTTGTGGAAGCCTTCAATGTTGGCGACGTTCAGAGCGGAGAAGATAGCGGTGCGGATGTTGGAATCGACGATAGCCTTGGAAATCTTCATAGTGTTACCCTTTCTGGTGTTTGGGATTTTCCTTTCCCTTTTGTGATTATATTATATCACGGAATTTGGGTTTTGTCAAGTAAAGTATTCGTTAAGTTTGGAGTTCATTGTCTGTTCTTTGCGGATGGTATTGTAAAGTCGATTTGCTTTACACCACTCGCAAGAGCCGTGGCAACGACAAGTCCTATCAAAACGCTGGGTTCCGTAGTAGGGATGGCGGTGTTCTTTACCTGCGGCGATTGCTTTATTCAACATTTCCTTTCCCTCCTGACATATATAGTATAGCAGAAAATCCAGGAGAAGTCAATAGGTTTACAGAAACTTAACAAAGCGGGCCGGGCGAAAAATTAACGAGGAATTAACCTCGTTAACGTTCTATTTTCTTAATACGCCAAAACCAATGCCAAGGCTCAAGAGACAATATGGGCTTGATTGTACGCCAATAATAGCCGATCTTCATTCCTTCAAAGACAATGTGATCTTCTTTGCGTGCGTGAGAATGATAGATAACAAAACCAATATGGCGGCTATTGTTTTCTAACAGTCGATACAAATCTTCTCGGACATCTTCGGGAAGTCCTTCGGGGCGATACCAACCCAGTGTGTGCGTTTTACAATACTCTTTGAAAGTCATATTGTTTTTACTCCTTTCGTTCTGCTTTCTGTATATATTATAGTCTTTTTATAGAAGAATGTCAAGTTAATTGTATGTTAATTAACTGGCCGGGCGGTTGTTAAGCGGACGTTAAGTCCGCTGAACGACCATAAGAACCTCGCCAGTTTCGGCGGAACAAACGTCCGCATCCGTGAAGTTATGCTTTACGAGAACTTCACACACGCGCTCGTGAATATCGTCCATGGTGCCACAGTCATCACACCGCAAGGTAAGACCATCGGCGGAGAAAAAGCGGCAAGTGACGTGGGTAGTGTAAATGTGGTAAGTATTGATAGCCATAATCGGTATCCCCTTTCTTTTTTCTATATATATTATACTCCCACATTTGAGAAAAGTCAAGTAAAGATTTTGTTAATTGCGGGCCCGGCCCGATTTTTAACAAAAAATTAACAGAGGGCTTTCGCCCTCTGTTTTTACCGCAGGGTGTAGACGTTCGGCTTACCCTTCTGCTCGGTCTTTACGACCTCATCCGCCAGTTCATGGAGCAGAATATACTGCACCTTAGCGCTGGTGAAGTCATCGGGGAGCGCATCGGCGCAACGCTCAAAGATTTCCTTGGCGGTGCCGCCTTCGGTCAGAGCATCCCGCAGGATGGGGAGAACCTGCGCCATCAAAGCGGCGCGTGCATCTGCGCGCTTCACCTTGGCCTTAGCCTTGGCTTCATCGCTCATCTTGCGCGGCTTGGAAAGCTGCTCGATCATAGCGGTCAGGATTTCGCGGACTTCGGTCTGCTCTGCGGGGATGAAGGTCAGAGCGGTGGTCAGAGCAACATTCTTGGTCATCTTCATAGTGAATCCCTTTCTGGTTTGGAGGCTTTTCCTTGCCTTTTGTGTATTTATTATATCAGATTCTCAACCGTTTGTCAAGTTAAGATTCTGTTATAATCTGGTGGAGCGAGGGGGAGTCGAACCCCTCTCACCGATCAGCAGGTGCTCTGCTCTCGCCCCTTGATGTATTCATTATAGCATGTTCGTGCTGTAATGTCAAGTTAAGATTATGTTAAGGGGCAACCTTGTCAATCGAAGATTTCCAACGTGCGCGCTTACGGGCTTCTACCTCGTTGCCCCTTCAACATCTTTATTATATCAGAGATTCAGTTGTTTGTCAAGTTAATTCTTCGTTAAGTCGGTTTTAGGTGGCCGATCAACTGTTGCATGTTTCTAATTACCACAACGCGCTTGTACCTGCGCGCTCCTGTTTCCCTCACCGACAAATATAGTATAGCAGAAATCGCAATGAAAGTCAATACTTTGGCGTGTAAAGATTATGTTAAATCGCGGGCCGGGCGATTATTTAACAAACATTTTACACTACCCGGCCCGAGTTAGTCTTAACTAACTCGCTATAAAAAAGAAGGGGCGTTAGCCCCTTCTATCACTCCGCAAGGCGATAGGTGTTCGCCTTGCCCTTGGTCTCGGTCTTGATGACTTCGTCCTTCATCTCACGCAGAAGGATAGCCTGAACCTTCGCGGCGGTGAAGTCCTGCGGCAGACGCTCCTGCGCGGCGGAGAAAATCTCCTTCGCGGTCATGTCCGCGGTCATGGCATCACGCAGAATCGGCACAACCTGCGCGCACAGTTCGGCACGCTTCGCGGCGGTCTGCTCCTTGCGCTTCGCAGAAGCCTTCGCCTTGGAATCCTCGCTACGCTGGGAACGCTTCGCAAGGGTCTCACGCAGAGCAGTTAGACGCTCCGCAACTTCGGGCATGGTGTCCTTCATGGTCTCGATAGCGGTGGACAGAGCAACGGCGTAAGTCATGGTGTTCTTCATAGTGTTTCCCTTTCTGGTTTGTGAGGTTTTCCTTCCTCTTTCTTGTCTTTATTATATCAGATTGGGAGCAGTTTGTCAAGTTAAGTCTCTGTTAAGTTCTTTCGGAACTTCGTGAACTTTGAACCTCTCGTTTCCCTCTCTGATGTAATCATTATAGCAGAAATTGCGGAGTTTGTCAAGTTAAGAGTTTGTTAAGAGGGCGAAGTCCTTATAGATACAGGATTCTATTGTGGGGACTAAGATACTCGGCGTGGATTTCCTGCTCTCATCACTTTTCTCTTGCCCTCTCAACAATAATAGTATAGCAGAAAATCCGCTCAAAGTCAAGTAGTTCCAGGAAAAGTTAACATATTCTTAACATTGCGGGCCGGGCGAGTTCTTAACATAAAATTAAAGTAGCGGTAACCGCTACTCAATTTCAATGCTATAGTGGTCATCAGGGCAAAACCAAACGTCTTCATGTCCGTCCATGTAGTTTCGTTCGGTATTGGTGATGGTCAAGCCAAAACCGTTTCCAAGAATCGCGCTGATAACCTGTTGAAGATTAGCCATCAATTCTTGACGCAATGCTTCACGCGCGGCGGTCTTGCGTTCTTTAAGAAGTTCATTACAACGGGCGGTCAAAGTTTCAAGTTCATTATCGTCGCACAGATTGACAATGGCAAGTAATTCATTAACGTTCTTCATAGGTTTTATTCCTTTCTTTCGATGTATTTATTATAGCATAGATTTGAGAGGATGTCAAGTTAAGTTAATGTTAAACAACGGGCCGGCCCGAAAATTAACATAAGTTTAACAAAGGAAGTAACGGTTATACCGTTACTTCCCTATCAAGATACTGGTTTTCATCGTCTTTATCAATCGGCTGGGACACAAGAGCCTTAAAGCCCACCGTGTTAAGGTCTTTTACAACCTTGCGTGCGGCGCGCTTACGCTCCTTTTCCTTTTCGGCGCGCTCTGCCTTTTCCTTGCGCTTTGCCACCTTATCGGCGCGGTCGGCAAGCGTCAACTTCCAATCTTCGGCGGCGGCGTAACCGTCAAAGGGGATGTAACCGCCTTCTCCGTTGCGCTCACCACGCGGAATGCTGACTTTGATAACGGCGAACTTTTCGTTGCCCTCGCTGTCAACAACTGGGAGAGCGAGTTCGCTTGCGCTAATCGGGAGAATGTCGCTGATGGGGTTCACGGCGTCAATGATGGTCTGGAGAACGCGGTTGCGGATTTCAGTTTCAAGAGAAGCCTTGCTCATGGGCGTTAGTCCTTTCTGGTTTGTGGTGTTTTCCTTCACCTTCTGGAACTATTATAGCAGATTCGGCGGGAGAAGTCAAGTTAAGATTTTGTGTCAAAGAATGAAAAGTCGTTACGAATACACTCATAGGCGAAATAACAACAGTAGGTATTAAAACGAAAAACACAATCTTTACACTTTGAGCAGTTGCTAACAGTTTCCATCAGAAAATCATTCAGTTCTTTCATTTGACTTTCTCCCCTCACTTTCTATAATTATTATAGCACAAATTTCAGAAAAAGTCAAGTAAAAAGTTTGTTAAATCTCGGCCGGGTGGAGTTAGGGAGAACTAACTATTCTCCCACTCTCTCCGCTGGCGATCTTGTCGCCGATGGAGTATCTCCAAAAGATCGCCAACAATACTGGAAAGCATTGTGCGGTCAAGGGTATCCTGTTCGGTAAAATCGGGTTCGCCACAATATTCCTCAATATTATTGAGATTACGAATATCCGCGGCGATAAGTTCGGCGGCGATTTCAAGATTAGTACGCATTATACTTCCTCCATAGGCACTTTATACCAAAAGATGTCATTGTTGTTAAAGTACCAATACCAACCATTATAGAGAACGCGAGTTTTTCCTTGAGATAAAAAGGTAATGGAATATCCTTTATGGAATCGATCAAGATAATTAAGGAATTGAGTTATTGTAAAACTATAGTTGGTAAACATTAATCCTTCTCCCCTTTCATAGCATTGCGGCAAATCTGCTTGCCCTCTTTGCGGTCGTGCTTCTTGTTCTTCTTCTTCGCGGGAATGACGCTGGGGCGATAGCCAACCCAAGTTTCGCGGTTCTGATTTTTCTTATCCATTTGTGCTCCCCTCACTTTCTGGGATTATTATAGCATATTAGAGTTGAGTTGTCAATACTTATTTCTTTAATGTTTTGTTAATTCCCCAACAGTCGAAGATCAGGAAAATCAAACCAACTATTGCAAGTAATCGCCAAGCAAACATTTAATTTTCTCCTTTCATTTTCTGTATATAGTATACACGATTTGCGCGTGGAAGTCAAGTTAAGATTGTGTTAAATGGCGGGCCGGGCAATTATTAAGGAATGGTTAACTACCATTCCTCATCAATTGAGCCGCAAATCTCAAACATATCACAACCGCAATACGGGTCATAGTTAGTTTCATCTACATCATCAGGGATGTCAAATTCTTCTGACCCCGCGAAAGTCACCGTGTTATTATAGTCATTATAGATGACTTCATCGGCAATAAAACGGCTCGCGGCATAAACCACGATGGCATCAGACGGGAGAGTGTTCAGAATGGCAACCAGTTCTTTAACAGTCATAATTCAAATCCCCTTTCTTTTTGTATATATAGTATACCAGAATCCAGGAAAGAAGTCAAGTTAATTGTATGTAAAGTATCTGGCCGGCCCGAAAATTAACAAAGAATTAACGGAGAGCAATTGCTCCCCGCTTAACTTTTATCCAACAATTCCTTTTTATTCCCTTAAAGTTCTTATCATATTCCAGACACTTTTCCATAATTTTCTTTTCAATCTTAACATCATCGTAACCTTTATGCTCCTCGTGGAAGTTAGGGTCGTTTGTTAAGAAAGAGTAAACCGTTTCTGCCGTGGCGCGGTAGTTTTTGCCGTGATTGGAATAGTGGCGGTTAGTTTCGGCAAACGTTTTGTATTCGCTGGTTTGACAAATACTATCGCAAGCCATATTCCAAATACATACAAAGTTAGTAGAGTAAGGGAAGAAGTAACGATATTTAGATTTCGTTAAGAAACGAAGCGTAGTGTTAAGCGCATTGCGGTCAAAGTTACAGTTATACGCCGCAACCGTATGGCAGTCATATTTTGCCATTATGTTAAGAATATGACGCCTTGCCGTCAGAAAGTCCATCATTTGACGCTTGCCTTTCTGGATGTCTGCGATATATTCAGGAATCTTATCGCCGTAGTAGGCAACCTTCACAAGTTCGCGCTCATAAACGAAAGTATCACGAATCACGAAAGATCCCTGTTCGCAGATTGCGTTTGTGTAAAGATCAATCAGTATGAAGCCGATGTCATAAACGATGGCGTCAGTGGTATCATTCGCAGTTTCAACGTCAAGAATCAAGATGTAGCGGTCAGTAATGTTGAGAATCATTTCGGTTAGTTCCTTTCCTAATTTCTGTATATAGTATACACCTGCCAAGAACAAAAGTCAAGTTAAGAGTTTGTTAACTCGCGGGCCGGGCGAAAAGTTAACATAAAATTAAAGAAGGGCTATGCCCTTCTTTACCATTAATTATTTGTTAGCATTACAACCTCTTTTAGATTTATAATGTACGCCCGCCTTGCGGTAATTAGGAGTAACTAATTCTCCATATTCAATTCCGAACATATTACAATATTCCATAGCAAAACGGAAACCTTCACGCAGATAAAAGTCAACACGCGCTTTGTGTTCTTCTTTGTTAGTCTTAAAAGCAAAGTGGTCATTGCCTATGTGGGTAAGTTCGGGGTAGTGACGTTCCATCATCATCTTAACGTGATGCTCTACTGCTTCGCGGATTGCTTTGGTGTCATTAGGCAATTCCAAATAATAATTGAGTTCAAAATTGGTATGCTCTTGCCGTAGAGAACTTAAACGGGCAGAAGGCGTTTTATCTTGATTAGTGCCGAACTTAATCTGTGCGTTAACGTAGTTTTTAAACATATTACCACCGTAGAAATTACCCATTTGTTTTTTCTCCTCTCAACTTTCTATATATAGTATACACCAAAAGCATCCAGGGGTCAAGTTAAATGATTGTTAACTCCGCGCCCGGCCCGAAAATTAACACAAACTTAACAAAACGAAATATAAAAAGAAAACCGCCCCGAAGGGCGGTTAGTCTTACTTCACCATGTAGGTGAAGGCAGACTTGCCATTGTCAATCTTGACAACCTCATCGCGCCAGTAGTTCAGCAGAGCATACTGAATCTTGTGCGCGGTGAAACCGTCAGGCAGATCGTTTTCGCACTTGGCGAAAATCTCCTTAACCGTCATCGGCTCCGTCATCACGCCGAACACGATGGGCTTGGCGGCATCGTAGGCGTTAGCCTTCGCCGCGGACTTGGCAACGGTGCGCTCATACTCGGCGCGGATGTCCTCAACAACGGCGGACAGGTCGATGGTGTCGTCAGAGTTCACGAAGTAGTTATACAGAGCGGAGATGGTGTTCTTCTTCATAGTGTTTTCCCTTTCTGGTTTGGTGGGTTTTCCTTCCCTTTGATGTATTTATTATAGCACCAATCGGCTATAATGTCAAGTTAAGAGTTTGTTAACCATTCGCGGCGTCGCCGTGGGACTTGCGGTTTAGCCGCTCTCTAACTAAGTAGATTGGTCACCCATCCTTTACTGTCCGTCCCTTGCCCTTTTGACATTTATATTATAGCAGAAACGCTATCAAATGTCAAGTTAAAAGTTTGTTAAGAGTTATTCCTTTTCGTTTCTCTTAACTACACCTGCGTTTGCGCTTGGGAACAGGTGGTCGTAAGTTGCGGGGAGTTCTCACACGGCGCCAGTGTGGTGAGTGGGCTATCCCCTGTTTTCTGCCCTCTCAACATCCTTATTATACCATGATTTTCCAACTTTGTCAAGTTAAAAGTTTGTTAAGAGGGTAAGAGTTGAACTCAAAGTTATCCACTTTCACAGTCTTGATGACTTCCGACTCGAACGGATTCAGGAACCTGTTTCCTGCCCTCTCAACAATAATAGTATAGCAGAATCTAAATGAAATGTCAAGTGTTTATTGGGATAATTAACCTGGATTTAACATTGGCGGGCCGGGTAATAATTTAAAATGAAATTAACAATCGCCCGGCCCGAAGCATAACATAAACTTAACTTGACATTGTGGGAGAATAGGTATATACTATATATAGAAAAGCGAAGGGAGAAACCAAAATGAAATCTGATTATCGTGTGCGTGCTTCTCGGTTTATCCACTCTGTTTTTTCCTATATTGAGAATTATCTCACCGAACCGTGTATGGTAGAAGAAGCAATAGATAACTATAATCGTGACCATAGCCGCAAGGTAGAAGTTATGTATGGTTCGGCGCGAATTGCCCTTATCACTTCTGATTATGTTGTGAAGTGGGATTATGATGAAGATTGTGTTAAGGACATCGGTGGCTGTGAAGATGAGTATAACGCTTATCTTTACGCAAAATCTAAGGGCTATGATTATCTGCTTGCGGAAACTTCTCTCATCGTGGTTCATGGGCAAGTGTTTAGTATCATGCCGCGAATCCGTAATATTGGGCCGAAACATCATAAAGGTGAAATCAATCAATACCTTACTAGTGATGAATTGAATTGGATATATGAATTTGATAGGGACATTCACCATTATAATTGGGGTATTCGCCACGGCAAAGCGTGTATTATTGATTACGCTATGACAGAAGAGGTAGTAGAACGTGGTAATTGGTGAGTTAACTTTATGTTAACTCTCTGGCCGGCCCGCGAATGTTAAGTTTTTGTAAAGTGCTTGACTCCTGGCGGATTTTCTGCTATAATATAATTGTTCCAAGGGCAGGGAGGTAAGGACGGATAAGCGAGAGAGTTCACAGAAACTTAACTTGACAATCCGCTGAATCTCTGCTATAATATCTACAGAAGCCAAGGAAAAGGCTAAAACACCAGAAAGGGAAACAGAATGATGAATGCTAACGAGATCAAGTCCACCGCCCGCCAGATGACCATTGCCGCTATCATGCCCGCTCTGCAGGAAAACGATGCCGTCAAGTTCGCGGACGCATCGTTCGCCATCCTCCAGACCGTTGACGGTCAGGAAGTTTGGACTGAGGTTACCGTCAAGTCCAAGGCATACAAGGACACCAAGGTGTCCAAGGCTTTCGACCCCTTCGAAGCTGCGCAGGAGTGGGAAGCTGAGAAGCGTATCAAGGCTGATGCCAAGGCTGCCAAGGATGCCGAAAAGGCTGCCAAGGTAGCCAAGGCTAAGGCTAAAAAGGAAGAGGCGTAAGCCTCTTTTCTTTTTCTTAACAGTTAATTATGACTAACCGGGCCGGGATCTGTCGAGATTTTGTCATAATATAGATTTAACTTTGTCTTTGCCTTTCTTATAATCTTGTGCTATACTATATATAGAAAACAGGGAGGGCAAAACAATGAGTGAGAACTTCGCAAAGGTTTGGATGTTGGGCGTTTCGGTTATGATATTCTTTGCGTGTTTCTTTGGGCGCGGTTGGTTGCTTGGTGTCGTGGGTATGTTGATATTGGGATTTGTTAAGATGAGGTAAAGAAGCGGGCCGGCCCGCAATTTAACAAAGAAATAACAAAAAAAAGGAAGGGTTAAGCCCCTTCCTTCTCCTTGCGCTTGGCCTCCTTTTCGGCGGCCTTGCGTGCCTTTTCTGCGGCCTTCTCTGCGCGCTCTGCCAGTTCGGCATTGAATGCGGCGACCTTGGCGTCAACATCAAACGCTTCGGTCTTGGCGGTCGCATACCAGTTCGGACAGGAAATCTCAACCTTTGCGAACAGCGGGTGCCCGTTGTCCTCTGCGGTGCCCATCGGGATGGCGTAGGTGAAATCGTCAATCTGAATGGCATTACCGAAAAACTCGGTGAACTGCTCGGCAACGGCGGTCTTAACGTTGGTGCGAATCTCCATCTTAGTCATGTTGTTTCCCTTTCTGGTTTGGAAGAGTTTTCCTTCTCTTATGTACTTATTATAGCAGAAGTTGCGGAAGAAGTCAAGTTAATTCTTTGTTATCTTGGTAGCAATCCAATAGACAATCAAAGTAATTATGAGGATAATTGCGGTAAGTGCCCAACTAATCCAAATGGGAGCAAGTACCCAAATCCATGCCCAATTAATTACTTTACAGAGCTTGAGAACAATGAAGGCGATGCCGAGAAAAGTAGAGAAGCCAGGGAAGCGAATGTTAATGTTCTTATTTTCCATGTTATTACCCTTTCTGGTTTTGTAAGTGTTTCCCTTCACTTGATGTATTTATTATATCATGGAGTGACTGATTTGTCAAGTTAAGGATTTGTTAAATCCTGGACCATTTGGTAAATCTTTTCGTAATCTTCCTGATAACGATAGATGTCGAAAAGGTTCACACGCATGCGCTTAACTTTGGGTGAAGCGGGCTGACGCTTAATCCAGTCCCTAAGTTCATCAAGATTCCAATTCATTTCATATCCCCTCTTTCTGTAATTATTATAGCAGGATTTCAGGAAGAAGTCAAGTAAAGGTTATGTTAAAAATCGGGCCGGCCAGTAAAGTTAAGATTCTGTTAAGCGAGGCTTAACAGAATCTTCATCATGTCATCGGGGTGGTAGGCGTTGCTGCCCCATGCTTCACGGTTCGGCGCTTCGTCATCGAACAGGATGCCCTCGCCGCACACATCCCACTTATTGCGACCGTAGGCGACAATGTTAACAGCGTCCCACTTAACGGAGCCGAGATGCTTGCGGAGCCACCACAGCTTAGCAGCGGTCACAGCTTCGTCATATTCGGGAGTGCTGGACTTGCTCAGCCAGCTGATGATGCCGAGCTTGTAACCAGCTCGCTGGAGCTTGTTCAGCTTGCGTGCCAGCGTATTCATATTAACAAGCGGAGCTGCCAGCTTGTAGGGAGTGGGGTCGGAATTGCGGAGCATCGGCAACCAGTTAGGAACATCATACAGACCCGCCAGAGTGCCGTCGAGATCGAAGTAAATCCATTTGTTAGTCATTGTTTTATTCCCCTTTCCTTTTCTATATATATTATATGCCAGAAGTGACTAAAAGTCAAGTTAAGAGTTTGTTAAATGGCTGGCCGGACAAATGCTTAACCCGAAGTTAACCTTCGGGTCGTATGCGTTTGCCTGTTAATCTCCATTTGGGATTTTTAACCTTATTTTTAGTATGATTACGAATAGTTTCTTCGTGTAAGCCTGAATATTCTGCCGCGGCCTTATACCCGATAAATAATTTACCTGTCGCAATTTCTTCTATTTCGCAATAATAACCAGTATTTTGTTTTATTACTTCTTTTGTTATTTCATTATCCATATTTTGTTGATGAGTAACCCATCTTAAATTATCCGCGTGATTATTTAATCCGTTTGTGTCAATATGATCTACTTCATCATAATTATTAGGATTTGGAACAAACGCTTTCGCTACTAATCTATGGATATATTCTTTATTGCCACGGCCTAACGATATATATTCACGCTGATGGTTGCCGCGTTTATTTATTGTGGGTGTTAGCCATCTTTGACTTTGATTACTCCATACTCGGCCAAAAGAAGTAATTAAATAATTAGGATATTGTTCTATAACTTTTATTTCTTCATTAGGTAATAAATTATAATTCATATTACCACCTCCATATAAATTGTGGTTTGATGGATGGAACATTAAGGCTTTTTCTTCCAAATCGTCTTTTTCATTTTGTTTACTTCCTTTCCTCTTTCTGTATATATTATAATCCAAGCGGTGGCAAAAGTCAAGTCCTTTTCGGGATATTTAACATAGACTTAACATGGCGGGCCGGGCAGATGCTTAAAATGAAATTAACAATTAAGGGATTTACTCAAAGTAAATCCCTTGCATCATTTCATCAAATTCTGAAAATGAAATCTCCTCTTCTGAATTGGCATCGTATTCCCACCAAAGCTGGACTTGTTCCTCATCGGTCAATTCATTCCATTCACGCATTTTAGGATTTCCTCCTCTGTTCTTTTTCTATATATATTATATCAAATTTGAAATGAAATGTCAAGGGTTACGGGATAATAATTCCCCGCACAACCCACTCAACACCAGTGCAATTTGTTCTGAAATTGGCCGCGTTTTGGGCTTCTTCACGGGTACGATAGTAGGAAGAACCGCGGAAATTACCACAGAAAATAGCATACACGATCATAAAATGAAATTCCCCTTTCGTTTCTTTCTGGAATAATTATAACAGATTGAAAATGAAATGTCAAGTGATTTCGGGAAAGTTAACATAGTTTTTACAATGGCGTCCGGCCTGAAAATTAACAATGAAATAACAAACCGCGAGGGTTAGCTACTCCCTCGCGGTGGGCGTAAACATCATTGACTTGCCCAAGGTCAATGGGGAACGGTTTTCGCGTAATCGCTGGGGTCAGTTCTCCACCGTCAAGTAGTCTGTTGCCCCTTACTTTAGCCCATTGGAATCAATCCCCTCTTTCCTTTCGACATATATATAATAACATAATTTCGGGAGGAAGTCAAGTTAAAAGATTGTTAAGTCGCGGGCCGGCCGCGAATTTAACAAAGAAATAACAAAGGTTGGGATTACTTCCAACCATCCATGTAGCCCGCATAGCGCAAGTCTATAATTTCATCATCAAAAATTATTTCAGTACCATTATCATCCATGATTGCGGCGATAATATCACCAATGTCATAATCTTCGATGCCGTAGCATTCCCATTCATTCTCATTGTAGTCAATGAGAATCAGGACATCATGCTCGTAATCGACATTTCCAACCACAAAGGTCTGCGGATAGATTTCCGCGCAAGCGCAAGCACAAGTGAGAATCAGAGCGACGACGATACAAATAAACTGCTTCATGTTATTCCCTTTCTGGTTTTAAAGTGTTTCCTTCACTTGTTGTATATAGTATAGCATAGTGTGCGCGAATTGTCAAGTTAAGTTGCTGTTATATAGTCTCTTTGATAATAATAATAATTAAGACAATAACAGAAACAAGAACATATCCGAGAAAAACGTTGCGGGTCAAACGTTCAACTTTCTCGCTGATTTGCCATGCAAAGAACATGTTAAAAGTGGCGAGTGCTACGAAAATAACGAACCAAATCATCAACATACTGTTTCCCTCACTTTCTGTATATATTATATATTATTTATGATAAGAAGTCAAGTTAATTCTATGTTAACTTATGGGCCGGCCAGAAAATTAACGCAAACTTAACGTCTGCGCCGTGCTTTCTGCTGATCAAAACGCTCGTATGCGCTGACCTTGCGATACTCGTTATACTCGGCTTCGGTGATTTCCTTGCCATAGATTGCCATGCGCGTGTGCTTAACGCTCGGCATCCTGCGCGCTTTATCACAAGCGTCAAGAAGGTTGTTCGCCGCGATTGCGAACTTGATTTCAGTGCTGTGGCCTACGCCGCAATGCCCGCGATGACACACTACCATGTAAAACTTCATTTTGATTACTCCTTTCGCTTTTTCTGTATTTATTATAGCAGATTAGTTAGTGGTTGTCAAGTTAAATATTCTTTAATCTAACAAGAGAGTCTTCGATTTCGGCTAAAAGTTGTTCAAGAACCGCGTTACCAAAGTTGAGCCATTCTTCTTGCGTGATTTCGCCGCGCTGAAAAGCAAACCACATTTCATTGTAAAGTTCTTGCATTTCGTTCCCTCACTTTCTGATACTAGTATACACCATTGCGCCAGGAAAGTCAATACTTTTTATGTTAAGAACATGTTAAATAACGGGCCGGTCAGCGAGTTAAGGACGAGTTAAATCTCGTCCTCATTTTCCATAGCGTTTACCTTGTCGATGAACGCCTGAACTTCGGCGGGTGTGGCGCCCTGCTCAATCATGCGGAAAACCGCGATGGTGTTCTCGTCCTCAAAGCCCCAGTAGCGCACAGTGTAGTTCATCATGTTTTTCATTTTGTTCCCTCACTTTCTGATACTATTATAAACTATTGTGTGAGAAAAGTCAATAGGCTTTATGTTAAAAGTATATTAAACATCTGGCCGGCCAGAGAAGGCTTATGCCTTCTCCGCTACGCCCGTGGAGACCACGTGGCCGCCGATCTCATCGGCTTCCTCGAGTGCGGCAATCAGATCGGTGCGCCATGCGCCGTAGTACCAAACCTCGCCATTGTACTCGCGAACGGTGAGCCACTCATAGGAACGGAAGTCATTGGGCAGGTTGTTGATCTTCATTTTGTTTTCCCCTCTCGTTTCTTTCTGAATATATTATACACGATGGTGAGTAAGAAGTCAATAGTTTTTATGTTAAGCTATTATTAAATTGTTGGTTGGTTATTTCTTTTCCTCGTCCATCATTTTCTTCACCTTTGCCATCAAAGCCAGCAGGCGCGCATCACGAGCGCGGAGCTCTGCCTGGATAGCATCAAACTTAGCGTCCAAAATGGGAGTGTAGCTGGTGCCGATGTGCGCGTGCTTGGTGCCGTGGAGCTTCTTCATATTGTTTCCCTCGCTTTCTGTATCTATTATAGCAGGTAGTAGTTTGCTTGTCAAGTTAAGTTTTTGTTAACTCTCGGGCCGGGTAACTGGTTGGATGCCCGCCATTAGGCGTTGGCATCCAACCATGCCAGCATCTTGGAGCTGGTGGCCGCGATCCGGATCACCCCGCGCTCGTTGAGCTTGGAGAACTTCCGCAGGAACTTTTCGAACTTCGTGGCGTTCATCTTGTAGATGGTAGCCAGCTCATCGGTGGTGGTCACATACCAGAACTCGGAGCTCGCAACCTGCTCGAAGTAGGCCGTCAGGCTCGCTTCGAAGCTGTCAGCCAGCTTCATGTTGGTCAGGCTCGCCTTGGAGCTCTTGACGCTTGCGTGGAACTCGGGGACATCGGAGCCCTCGTCGAAGCGAGTGTTGGCATCCTTGCGGGGATCCAGCCCGTGGAGCGCCTTGGCAACAGCTTCCATGAACTCGCCGCCGTTGAGCCAGTTTTTGCCGCCGTTGATGCTGTACTTGGCACCCTTGCGCGCGGCATCGTAGGTGTAAGTCAGGTTAATTTCACGGGTCATCTTCATTTTGAGCACCTCTCTTTCAACTGTATATAGTATAACAGATCAATGTTAACTGGTAAGCATTTTTTGATGAAGTTTGTGTAAAGTTGCGAGATTCAACCTATGGTAGAATTTGCTACTCCAGGTTGATTCTACTTCAAGTTGCGCAACTAGCAGTTGATTAGTTAGCCTAAACTAACCGGCGGGCCGGATCATTTTTTAACCTGGATTTAACAGAAAAACTTCATATACTTTTAACATGGAGGTAATACGCAGTTAACATGGATATGGTATAATATCGGGGGACCCTCTAGTTAGTTATAACTAACTCTAGTTAGTTAGTCAAAACTAACTGGCCGGCCCGTTATCACCACATTACCACTTTATCATAGTAAAGTGATGTCATTTTACTATGCTATCACTTTATCATGCTACTATGTTGCTACTTTACTATGTTATCATGTTACCACTTTACTATGATGCTATGCTACTATAGTATCACTTTATCATGCTACTATGCTACTATGACGCTACTTTACTATGATGAAAGTCAAAAGTCAAAGATGGTCAAATGTCGGCCAGTAATTATTACAAAACTATTCAATTATTACAAAAGTATTTCATATCTGATTTTCCGTTGAGTGCCTGGCGCATCGTGATCAAAAAAAGTTGCACAAAAAGTTAGGGAGAAATGTTATGGCTATGTTAATTTGGCCCGTCGTAAACGTTTACATAGCGAGTTTCTTTACATGGAGTTAACATTTTTCTTGTGCTGTTTGTGCACTTTTTTCGAATCGCCTCGTAGAGCCGTTTTTAAGCGATATAATCAACCGGCCGGTTATTCTAACCGCGAAAAACGCCCTCACAGAAGAAGACCGCGCAAAGTTGAAACGCTTTTGTAATAATTAGTTAGTCAAAACTAACTCCTGGCCAGTTATACTTTATCACTTTACCACTTTACTATACTAAAGTATTTCATACTTTAGTATAGCACCACTTTACTATAGTAAAGTGCGAGCACTTTACTATAGATACACCGGCCAGTTAGTTAGTTAAAACTAACTTCTGGCCAGATAAATATTAGTTGGTTAGTTAGTTTAAACTAACCCACTGGCCGGCCGTTTTATTCCTGGTGGCCCTATACGGGCCGGACTTTAGTCTGTTAAAGTGTGATCGCCTCTCTGGCCCGTTTTCGCGTGAATAAATAACCGGCCGGTCATTTAGTCTACTAAAAACGGGCCAGAACGCAAATCTGAATCACTTTACCATAGTAAAGCGATAAAGCGCTGGCCAGTCTGATCTGGCCGGCAAGTTTACATACAATTAACATAAAAAGGTATTGACAACCTGACGCTTTGATGTTATAATATATACAACAAGAGAGGAAAGGACGGGCTGAGCAAGGAACGCGGGCACAGAAGCCGCGGAGTTAACGAACTCTTAACTTGACAGTTCGCTGAATCTCTGGTATAATAAAGACAACAAAGAGAGAAAAGAGGTTATCACAATGAAGAAAATCACTGTTATCTACGCGGTTGGTGATCGTTATCACATTACTGGCAATGAGGAAGTCTATCAGATCACGATGGATTATGAGGAATACAAAACTTGGCGTTATCGCCGTGAGATCATCGAAATGAATAGCTGGAAAGCGGAATAATCCGCTTTCTTTTTGTGGTAAAGTTAGTTATCACTAACTATTTGGCCGGCCCAGGAATTAACATGATCTTTACATAAAAAAGGGTTGACAAGCGCGTTTCTATGTGTTATACTATATATACGAGGTGAGGAGAGCACACCCAAACGGGCACGCACAAGCGGTTCGGGTCGCCTACCAAAAAAACGCTCTCTTAACAAAGACTTAACTTGACAAGTGATTGTCAACATGATATAATAAGTACAACGAAAGAGAGAAAAGAGGTAATTACAATGTTCAAGAAGATCGCGTTCATCATGAAGGCTGCCAAGAAGGCGCAGGAAATGACGGAAGTTGAGTGGAAGCTGTGGGTCATGAAGGCCGCGAAAGAAGCGGGCTACACCGCGGAAGAGATCGCGGAAGTCCTGTTCACCAAATCTTAAAGAAGGCTGAAAAGCCTTCTTTTTATTTGATCTAAGAAGTTAGTTAGTCTAAACTAACCACTCTGGCCGGCCAGACGTTTAACCTGGATTTAACATAAAACCTATTGACATTTGAGTTGTAAATGAGTATAATAAATATAGAAAATGAGAGAGAGGTAAAAACAATGAACATTTTGCTGGCTGTGTATCTTCGTGTAGTAGCTGTGTATCTGGCAATTAGCGTTTTCAATACGATCAATTTTATGCGCGCCGTCCGTATTGCAAGAGGTCAAAAAGTGCGGTTAAATCCGCGTGCGTGGCGCGTGGCGATTAAGTTTGGCTTTGGCTGGCATCGTCCTTTGTTTTTCTGGCTGTTAGACTGGTATTTGGGTTTGACTAACTTTGATCGAATGGTTAAACTAGTATGTGGCAAATAAGCGAGGATTAACCTCGCTTTAATATTTGTCTGGCCAGGAACTTTACATAGACTTAACATGGAAAAGTATTGACAATTACCTGATCGTATGATATAATATATACAGAAATTGAGAGAGGAAAGAGGTAACAACAATGATGAATCTGAATGAGATGAACGCCCGTGAGGTTGAGCGCATGGTGGATGCCATGGTGGATAACATGCTGGCTGACGAGGGCACCGAATGGAATGCTCTGGATGAGGACGAGCAGGACGTCTACATGACGGAAGCCTGCCAGATCGTGGCTGACAAGTTGGAAATGGACTATGAGGACGTCTGGGCTTGCGTCTGCTAAGCCCATTTTTTGTCTTATAGTTAGTCTTGACTAACTCTCTGGCCGGCCGGTTAAGTTAGTTTATATAAACTAACTTAGCATCTGGATCTCGAGTTAGTTATTACTAATTTGTGATTTGATCGCACTGGTAGTTAACATAAACTTTACAATAAAAACTCTCAAAAAACTATTGACAATCGCGAATCTGCATGCTATAATATACTCACAAAGAAACGAGAGAGGTGCTACAAAATGAAGTATGTTATCGAAGAGTCTCATATCTGCGGATTCATGGTTTACGCCGTTTCCTCGTATGCTTACACCTGCGTTAAGACGTTCAAAACCCGCAAGGGTGCCGAGAATTGGATCAGGAAGCATTCCTGATCTTTTTTCTTTTTCTTAACAAAAAAACTATTGACAAGATCAATTATATGTGCTATAATAATTACAATGGAAGAGATGGATCTCAGTTAGTGCTAACTAACTTATGATCTGGCCGGTCAGAGACTTAATATAAAGTTTACAAAGAAAAATTCAAAAAAAGGGTTGACATTGCTTTGTTTATGTGCTATAATATATTCAGAAAGTGAGGGAAACGAAATGAAAAAGTACTGGATCAAGAATGACGGCCGCACCAACACGACTTACGCTCCCTGCGAGGACGCTTGGATGATCGCCAACGGCTGGCGCGAGATCACCAAAGCCGAATACAAGAAGGCAGCAGACGAAATCCTCCGCCGCTGGGCGAAAGCCCAGAAGGTGGGCTGAAAAGCCCACTTTTTTCGCGCCCAGTTAGTCTTAACTAACTGGCCGCCAGGCGCATAACATAAACTTTATACAAGAAAGTTGAAAAAAGGTATTGACAACTATTCCAGTCTATGCTATAATAGTATCATCAAAGAGAGGGAGGAAAAAACAATGACTATCAACGAGATGAAGAACAACGTGATTCGCACTTGGGGCTTCGAGCATCCTGCCACGATCTACTTCTTTGAGTGCTGCGAGATTAACAATGGTGACCACCTGCTGAATGAGATCGCTTATGAGTTCGCGATGGGCTGGAAGGATGAGGACGAGGACGAGGAGTAATCCTCGTCCTTTTCTTTGTGCGTGATCGAGTTAGTTAGTCTGAACTAACTCTCTGGCCGGCCAGGTAGTTCATACGGATTTAACAAAAGAATTTTAGAAAAAGGTATTGACAATCATAAAAACATGGTGTATAATATACTCACAAGGTTGAGAGAGAAAGGAAGTAAACACAATGAAGTTTTTCAAGTTTTTCAAAAAGTCCGTTAAGCCCATGATGCGCTACACTATGCTGAATCTGGAGACCGGCGAGATCGAAGTCTACGAGATGCGTGATGGTGAAGAGCGCGCGTTTGTAGTGATGGGCTACTATGACATCATTAACGAGGAGCGGATTTAATCCGCTTCTTTTTTTATCTACACAAGTTAGTTAGTCATAACTAACTGAACAGGCCCATTGAGTTAGTTTACTTAAACTAACTCCACTGGCCGTTTTGTGGGCCTGCCTGGTTAGTTTATGCTAACTAATCGTATTTGATCGGCGGAGAACTTTACATACACTTTACATAAAAAAAGGTTGACAGGTGCCTGATCATGTGCTATAATAGTATCAACGAAAGGGAAAGAAAAGGAGAGAAAAACAATGTTCGAGATTTACAATGTTTACACTGGCACCGTGATCCTGTCTGGTCTGACCTTCAAGCAGGCGTTTAACCTGCGGATGATGCAAGCTGATCGCCTTGAGTTGGCGATCCGCGAAACAAAGTCTTAACACAAAGAGGGCTTGACAAAAGCCCTTTTCTTTTATGCTTATTGGTTAGTTAGCCTAAACTAACTCGTTCGCTGGCCGGCCAGATCGTTAACATAAAGTTTACATAAAAAGGGGTTGACAAGATCACTCTTTTTTGCTATACTATAGATGCACCGGAACGGAAGGACAGGGGAGAGTGAAGGCATGAGTTAGTTATGACTAACTTTCTGGCCGGCCCGCCGAGTTAGTTATAACTAACTAACCACCTGGGCGCCGAGAAGTTTACATAAACTTTACATAAAAAAGTATTGACAAATCGCTGATCAGATGGTATAATAAATACAACAAAAGCAAAGGAGATAACAACAATGAAGTACATCATCAACGGCGTCACCTACACCTGCAAGACCGCGAATCCCCATGGCGCGCTGCGTGAGATCCTGATCAATGCCATGCTGGCTGGCAAGGCTGTGGAGATCATGAAGGAGTAATCCTTCACAATCTCTTAACAAAAAAAGGTATTGACAAACCGATGATCCTGTGATATAATAAGTACAACGAAATGAGAGAGGGGTAATCAAAATGTTCAAGATCTACAAAGAGGCCACCTGCTACGCGATCTACTACATGACCGACCTGCAGTTCACGCGGATGAAAGAGTTCAAGTCGCTGAAAGCGGCAGAGAACTGGATCAGGAAGAACTCCTGATCCTTTTCTTTTTCTTAACAATTAGCCAGGACTAATTATAATTAGTTATGTCTAACTACATACTATCACTTTAATATATTAAAGTGCTACTATATGAAAGATCAATAGTCAAAGAAAGTCAAACTGGCCGGCCGGCCAGTTAGTTTACACTAACTAACCGAAATATCCAAGATTTTTATTTAATATAGAATTAACACAAAAAGGTATTGACAACCGTGATTCCATGTGCTATAATTATCTCAACAAAGAGAAAGAAAAGAGGCAAATACCATGAAGAAGATCACCGCCTATGAGCACACCATCGACCGCGATGGATGGCCCATCATCCTGACGCACATCGCCTATCTCGATGAGGATGGCAACGTGTGGGAGCACACCATCGACCGTGACGGTTGGCCGCTGGAGCGGCTCCGCGAGGACTGGAAGATCGAGGCGTAAGCCTCGATCTTTTAACACACAGTTAACATAAACCCTATTGACTTTCATCCGGTCAGGGTGTATAATATATCCAGAAAGCAACGAGAGAGAGGTAAAAACCATGATCGACCTGCTGAACGCCTACAAAGCTACTTCCGCCGCGGTTGCCTACATCATCGGGTTCTTGATGAACGGCATGGTGTATGCCATCTACCTGAACGACCTGCCTGATTGGCTGATCAGCATGGACAGAGAAAGCACTTCCCATGGTGGCGCGCGCAAGCTGCGTATCCGCATGAACACCATCGCCCGCCACCGCTTGATGAACATGGGCGCCGCCTACATCGGTACCGCCGCGGAGATTCTCGCAAGCCGCAAGAACAAGGGTGAAGCGTTCGAACAATGGGTCACTGAAAACGCCGGTCAAGAATGGCACAAAGATTCAACACCCTACTACATGGATGGCGACATCACCATCAACGGCACAAAGTATCAGATCAAGTTCGAATCCGCAAGCCTTGCGAATGAGAACACAATAGCCAAAGCAATGGCAAGGGCATAAAGCCCTTGCCATTATCAGCATCAAATTCCTACCTTAATACTATACTTTAGTCTACTAAAGTCCTATTGGAAGGTAGACTTTTACGCTTTACTGTAATAAAGTATAGTCAGTTGGTAGGATTTAGCACTTTAATCTACTAAAGTCTACTGGACGGATGGTATTTCACACTTTACTGCGCTAAAGTCTACTGGCATGGTATATTTTAACACTTTACTGTGCTAAAGGCGGGCGCAGTAATGAATATTAAGAACAGGTTAAGAAAATATTAATTGCCCTTAACCGGGGTATAACAAAACGTTAATACCCCCATAACCTTTTCTTAACATCGCCTTTACAAAAAATAATTTCGAAATTAACACACCCCTAACGTGAAATTAACACTACCTTCACCTGATCTTAACACCAATTTTACCTTAAATTAACATTACATTAACATGGAATTAACATTCCAATGTAAAACCAGGGTTAAGGTAGTGTTAATTTTATGTTAAGCTGGCCAGAGGGGGCTAGCTTTCAGGCTTTTGTTAAGTTTATGTTAAGTTTATGTTAAGGGCTGCCCAAATTCCACACCCGGCCCGAAAATCAAACCCAAACACTTGACAAATCCCGCAAAATATGCTAAACTGTAAAATGAAGGAAGTTGTATCCTACGGAGATGCAATATAATGAAAAAAAAGTATTCACTCGACTATTCTATCGAACGCGACATCGACCGTCTTCACGCAGTAGAAGAAATCCTTGACACGCTCGAAACCGACCCTACCAACTCCGAACTTGAACAAATGGCTTCTTACATCCTTTACGGCAAAGATGAAGAAGGCAAAAATTCCGTCCAACGCGGCGAAACCACCGACTCCGATAAACGCTACAAATCGTTTCAACGCGCCGCAGATAAAGTTCACTCCCTAGATGAAATTCTAGACAATCCCCTAAGCGATCAACAACATCTTCAACCAGTTGAATCGCGCTACATATATACAAAGAAAAAACCAACTATTCGCCGCCCCAAATACGACAAAACCACCGGCGAATTAATTGACCCCGGCGATAGCGATATTCCAGGCATGACCCAACTTTGGGAAACTATCGATCGCCTAGACCACATCAAGGCCGTAAACGAGGGAATAATCCCACCCGACGAAGATACCCAAATCTTCACCGATTCCTATCGCTTTTATCAATTCAAACACGCCCTTATAGATATAAAACGTCACCAATACTACCTCAAAGACAGCTACAAACCCACACTTCACTTCCTCGCTATCACCCCACCCAAATCTCAAACATATAACTGGGATAGCGACTCCGCTTATTGGATGCCACTAGAGCAATGGCAATCGCGAGTCGACGGCGCTCTCCTTCACACCATTTCACGTAACTTAGATGACTACGAAACTCGTATAAATCCCATAACCGGAGAAAAAGAAGTGAAATGGGTGGTACGCCACCACACCTTTGATTGGGAAAACCCTAAGCATATTCGCGCGCTTATTAACCATTATAGCGCCATCTACATGGAATTGGGCGAAAAACTTGATAGCTGGGGTCGCACCCTAATATATGATTTTGATCGTTATTTTAATATGGCCAATTTTTCACCTGTGCGTGAATACATACTTACGCGCAAAATCGATAAAGCTCCTTACCCCGAAATAGTACAAGAGCTACAAGAAAAATTCGGTCTTAAATACAACGAAAATCACATTTGTACTATCCTATCTAAAGAAATCCCCGAAAAAATGGCATTAGCCGCAACAAAACACCGTATGCTTCTCACCACCCCGATGGAAGACCGCAAACATTGTTTTACATGTCAGCAATGGTTGCCGCGCAACAACTATTTTTTCGCTACCAATAACAGCCGCAAAGATAAATTTTCATCTAACTGCAAAGAATGCGAGAGGAAAAAAAGAATAACAAAAGGAGGTCAATCTGTATATGACAGGCGCAATAAAGACTCGGCGTTGCCTAAAGTGTAAACAGGAAAAACCTGAATATGAATTTGCCCATACAGAATCACCCTTCTTCCCCGGGCACCATTCCATGATTTGTACTTCTTGTCTTGAAAAAATGGTGCGGCAAGATAACTTTAATGAAGTTGATAAACTTTGTCAGTACTTAGATTTACCATTCGATATGGACAAATGGACATCGCTTTATAAAATACATGGCGACCGCACGCTTTCCGCCTACTTCAACACCCTTCTTGACGAACGATACAACGGAGTATCTTGGGCCGATGAAAATGAGCGTTGGCGCATTGCGCGCGAAGAACAAACGATAGACGAAGAAATCAAAGAATTGAGTGAAGCTAAAATGCGCAAACTTAAAAAAACTTGGTCTCCCGCCTATACGCCCGATGAATTACTCTTTCTTGAAGAATACTACAACCAGATAATTGCTACACAAAATGTTTCCACTCCAATTCTTGAACACTACGCGCGCGACCTTTGTGAAATCGAATTGCGCATTAAGAAAGGATTACGTGGTGGCGATGATATAAAGAAGGATATGGACGCCCGCGACAACATAATTAAAATAGCAAAATTTGAAGCTTCCAATGCTAAGAATGCCGCAGACTTTGAATCGGTAGGTGAACTCATGGTATACTACGGCAAAAAGGGATGGCATCCCAAATGGCATACAGAACCAAAGGATGATGTTGATTTCTGCATGCAAAATATTCAAAATTACTTGCGCCGCCTAGTAGTGAATGAAGGCAATTTCGCAGAACAAGTTGAAGATAAACGCGAACGTTTTAATCTTACAGAACGATTAGAGAATATTGAAAATGAAGAAGTAGAATTTGATGAAACCGCAAATATTCAGTATGAAGATGAAGATGCTCTTCTTGGTGATTTAAATGGCGGAAACGTTTATCCGTGATGGTATTGCGCTGGAAAAAGGCGTAGTTCTCACTAAACAATTTCTTGATGATAATCAATCACTTTTTACTTCTTATTTGAATTATTGGCTGCTATATCCTGATTTATTTTTAGACGCGATACAGCCAGAAGATGATAAAAAACATTTTCATTTATTCTTCTATCAACGTATTGCTCTTCGAGCTTCAATGCGATACCGCTATCATTATTGGACTGCTACCCGCGCTACTTCCAAATCCTTTACTGCTTATTTAAGTGCTGTTGTGCGCGCGGTCCTACTACCAGGTTCCAATATCTTCATTTCTTCGGATGTAAAAGGCACGGTTATTAAAATTGCCGAAGCTAAATTCAATGAAATTTGGCGCCATTGGCCTATGCTTCAGAAGGAATTACAAACACGCGAAAGTGGCGGTCAACAAGGCGAAAAGAAAAGTGGTAACTACTATGAGCTACGTTTCCGCAATGGCAGTATGATTACTGTTGTCTCAAAAGACACAAGCCGTGGTTTGCGCGCGACCGCCGGTATATTAGAGGAATGTGCGACCATTGAAGAAGAAGATTACAATGAAGTATTACTTCCTCAAATGAACGTAGCACGCCGCGAAGTGGATGGTTCCTTAAATCCAGAAGAACCTACAGCCGCCCAAATATTTATAACGACGGCTAGAGAAAAAACCGTATTTATGTATAGCAAACTTATTGAATGTGCTGTAAATGCTGTTTTGCGGCCAAACGAATATTTTGTTTGGGGACTTTCATATGAAGTACCTTTACATTATGGCTTAATTGATAAAGCAACATTAATGGATCAACGCTACTCCAATACAATGAATGAGGATTCATTCGCGCGTGAATCTTTATCAATTTGGACTGGTAATAGTAAAGAGGCGTGGCTTGATTCTAAACGATTAAGCAAGCGCAGAACTTTATTAAAATGTGAGCGTAAAGCACAAGAAAATCCTACAAATCCAAACACATTTTATATGATTGGGGTAAACAACATCTGCCCCGCCTGCTAGTGATAGTAGGGCAATAAACTCTTTAAAAGCTGGAAACCCTGAAAGTTTTATTATACTTAATAAATAAAATCCTCATTTATTAAGTTGCGAAAGCAGAAACAAATAATAAAAAGGCACATGAAGTAATTCTAAATGCTAATAACAGGCAATCAGCACCAATCAAATGAGGTGATAATATGAAAATTGTTTCTATTGAAGAAATAAAAGAAAGAATAAATAATCAATATCCTAGCCAACCATATATTATCAAGCAATATACTGGTGTTACAAAACCCTTTTCAATTCAATGTTTAAAATGTAATAATATTAATTCTTATTCTAGTTTTAACAATTTTTTACAAAAGGGTCAGGCAGAAAATAAAAAAAGAAAATATCTATGTACATGTTATAATCAAAACAATAAAAATAATATACATAAAAATAATAAAGAAAAAATTATTTCTTTATGTAGTAAAAATAATAAAATTAAATTTATTAGTTTTGATTATAGAGAAAATAGTAAGAAATATTGTGTAAATATTTTTTGTAAAGAATGCCATCAAATATATAATAAAGATTTTCAATCTTTTATAAATAATCAAACATGTCCTTTTTGTTTTTCAAAACATAATTTAAACACATTGGGCTTTAAATCTATATTACCTAATGAATATACATTATTAAATGAATATCATGGTACTGAAAATAAAGTCTTAATAAAACATGAATGTGGATTTATTTGGAACATTAAACCACACAATTTTGTTCAAAAAATTAATAATGGTTATTTAGGATGTCCAAAATGTAATCATAAACAGAGCAAAGGGGAGCAATGTATTAGTATTTATTTAAAAAAGAGAAATATTATATACGTTCAAGAACAAAGCTTTGAATGGCAAACTAATAAGCGATATAGATATGATTTTTATTTACCAGATTATAATTTAGTTATTGAATATATGGGGAAACAACATTATGAAGAAGTAGATTTTTTTCATGATACATTACAAGAAAGGCAAGAACATGATGAAATTAAAAGGGTGGAAGCAATAAAAAATAATCTTCATTATCTTGCAATTTCTTATAAAGATTATAATAACATAGAAACAATATTAAATGATTGGTTCAACGACTATCCTAAAATGGAGTAGACAATAAGCGATTGATTGTCGAAAGAAGAGTTATCTTACTAAGATAAAAATATAGTCTCATCTATATGGAAACATATAGCAGTTCATTAGAGAACGCACATAAGCTAGCGCCTTATGTGGAAGATGATGTGATGTAGCTAGATATTCTGCTAATACTGCGATTATGGTAGCAAAAGTATTACCTAATTCACACGGTTTTAAAAAGAATATCGTCTACACAGAAGTTATTCATGGCGCCAATTATATTACTGAACAGGCACCACGTTTGAAGAAACTAATACAATTATATAATCCACGAGAAATAGTCATCGACGGTAATGGTCCGGGTATTGGATTACTTGATGCGATGGTTCTTCCATCATTTGATAAAAATACTGGGGAAAAATTTCCAGCCTATTTTACTTTTAATGATGAAAACCATTTACCGCCAGACAAGAAAAAAGAAATGGATGAACCTATGCCAGAACTAAATGCTATTATATATGATATTAAAGCTGGTTCATCAAATGATGACCTTATCCATTCTAACTTCTTTGCGCAAATAAATAACGGTTCTGTATCTTTTCTTGCCAGTGAAAGAATTGTAAAAGATAAATTACTGAAAACAATTCGCGGCAAAAAAATGTCATTATATGACCGCAGAGTTTATTTGCTACCTTATGAAATGACTTCTCGTCTTATGGATGAATTAAATAATTTGAAGTTAAAGCCTACTGGCGTTCAAAACCAATTTAAGGTAGAACGCATTTCAGCTTCCACCCCAAAAGACCGTTTTTCTGCTCTTGAATATTGCCTTTATAGGATTAAATACTATGAAGACAAAGCAGCACGAAAAGCGAAGAAAAGAAACTTCGGGCAATATGCCTTTTTCAGTCCTAAAAATAGGGGGTGAATAATGTGAGTGCAAAAGATAGACAAAGATATGATTTTACTAGTTTTAAAGTAGCTATAAAAAATCGTAATGCTAGATTACCAATTGGTGAAAGAGCTTATTCGCGCTGGGGTTATCGTACAAATGACCCAGTACGCTATCAAGACTTTACACTTGAAGAAATAGAACGAATAATTTGTGATGGCGATATAGAATCATTACGAGAATTATCTCGTTATTATTATCGTACCAATGGTGAATATCGTAATAATATTGATTTTCTTGCGCGCTTATTTCTTTATGATACAATGGTTATACCTGTGTTTGAAGAAGGTAAGGGCTCCAAAGCCCAAATTTTAAAAGCGTTTTATAATGCTTGCAAGTTTGTAGATAATTTAGATTTACCAAATGCTTTGATGCATATTACTACTGAATGGTTAAAAACAGGAGTATATAACGGCATTTTGCGGCAACAAGGTGAAAAAGCAGTAATACATGAATTACCATTAGAATATTGCCGCACTAGATTTAAGGATATGAATAATTTAAATATTCTTGAATTTAATTTACATTATTTTGATAAATTTATAGATGCTGATATTAAAGCAGAAATGGTTGCAACTTTTCCCGAAGAAGTACAAACTGCTTTCTGGCAATGGGAAGGCAGTTTACGTAAATTAGATCCTTGGGTTGAAATACCTTCTGGTGCAGGTGGTATTTGTTTTTGCTTTACTGGCGATGCAGTTCCACCATTAATAGCAAGTATTCCTGATTTAAAACAATTAAAAGATGCTGTTAAACGAGAAGAAAAACGTGATGAAAACGAGTTATATAAATTACTTATAGAACGAATGCCAATTACTTCTGATGGAGAATTAGTTTTCCAATTAGATGAGGTTGCGGATATTCACTCTTCAGTTGCTGCAATGTTAAGTGATATTGATACTGTTGATGTTTTGACTACATTTGGTGACACTGATCTTGAAAGTTTACAAGAGACTTCTGCGGCGACACAATCAGCTGACCGTATAGAAAAATATAAGAAAAACGCTTATGACGCATTAGGACGTAGTTCTATAATTTTCAATGCGGATGGTAGTTCTACATTAGCTTATGCGATTAAGAAAGATGAAGCTTTGATGCAAAGTTTTCTTAATGTATATGAGACTTGGATTCGTTTTCATATAAATGAAAAATTCGCACGAACTGGTTTAACATTTGACTTTGAAATACTCCCCACAACAGTATTTAATCGTAAAGATTTACAAACTACATATTTCAGTGGAGCCCAATATGGTTACTCTAAAATGCTCGCGGGCGTATCTATGGGAATTAAGCAAATGGATCAACTTGCTATTATGAATTTTGAAAATGATTTCTTAAAAATGTCAGAAAAGATGATACCTCTTCAATCTTCTTTTACTACTTCTGGAACTGATGTTGCTGCTGAAGGAAAAAATGAAAATTCGTCACAAAATAGTTCAAGTTCTTCGCAGCCTAAAGACATTAATAATAAGGGAGGTCGTCCCGAACTCCCTGACGAAGAAAAATCCGAAAAAACTCAGGCCAATATTGCGGCCGCGGGATAAGGAGAATGACTATGGATAGACAAATTCCTATTTATTTTGATAGCGTTGTAGTCTCTTCTCCCATCGAAAGAATTTCAGAATCAAATCCTAATTTGGGCCGCCTCAAGGTGCGTGTTTTTACTAAGTATGGAAATCGCAATGGCTCATACATTACTGAAAAAGTAGCGGAACAACTCATTAATTCTGCTATACAAGGAACTACTCCAGTGGTTGGATTTTTTGATCCTGAAACGCAAAGTTGGGCTTCTCATAGCGGCCCTACTCTTGCTAATGCTTATGGCTATGTAGAAGATTTTTTAGGATGGGAGCCATTTGAAGATACTGATGGCGTTACGAGAGAATATGCAGTATTTTCAATTATTTTATTTACTAATTATTTTGAAGAAGCTAACAAAGTATTTGGACAAAATCAAAGTATGGAATTAGACCCAGATTCAATCGATGGGGCATGGACTCGCATTGATAATGTAGAATATTTTGTTTATACACAAGCTAAGATGTTAGGCTTCTGTATTATTGGCGAACATGAACCTTGTTTTTCTGTATCCTCATTCTTTTCTAAGAATGATGACGCATATAAATCTCAACAAGAGAAGTTCTCTTCACTTCTGTTTGACCTCAAAACACAAGTTGAAGAGGCTGAAAAAAATAATGAAGGAGGAGAACAACCAATGAATGAGTTTGAAAACCAGGAAGTTGTAGAACAGGTTGAAGAGACTCAAGTTGAGAATCCTCAAGTGGAAGAAGAAACTCCAGATTCATTTCAGGCTGAAGAAGTTGTTGAAACAGAAGAAGCTTCTATTGATGAAACAACAGAATCTGCTGAAAGCGAGGAAGAAGTTGTTGAAGAGACAGAGCCCGCGACAGACGAGCCAACCGAATTTGATGTCTTACAACAACAATTCAACGACCTACAAAATTCCTATAATGAATTACAATCAAATTATGAGAACGCCCAAACTCGTATCACCAAGCTTGAAGAGTTCCAAGCAAGCGCAAATACAGAAATTGAAAATTTACGCGCGCAAAATGAACAATTACAAACTTCTCTACAATCTTACCAAGCTCAGGCAGTAGAAGCCGAGAATAATCGTAAGAATGATTTAGTAGAAAAATATGAAAAAGTAATGGAAGAAGAGGAAATTGAACCAATTAAAAAGATGGTTAACGACTTTTCTTATGATGAATTGGAATCTAAATTGGCAATTACCTTTGCTAATTCAAAGATCGCTGGCAGTGAAGAAAAAGAGATGAAAGTGCCACTACCAGATCCTGAAGAATCACAATTCGCCTTACTTATGAAAAAATATCGTAAAAATTAAGGAGGGAATAAGTTATGGCTTATAATAGATTTCCTGTTGAGCAGTATGCCACTCTTGAGCTAAATCAGGTAGCTTTTCCAAAGACTGGCATGGTAGTTTCTCAGACTCCACTTGGCGCTGCTTTCACCAAGGATGCTCCTTGCGAGAATGGTATGTGGGTTGTAGCCGATAAGGCTGCTGGTGCTATTAATGCTCCTGCCGCTGCCACTGACAAGCCAATCGGTATTGTATATACTGCTGAGAAAGAATATGACATTTTCCATTATGGTCTAAAGACCTTCGGTCGCAAGATTGCTGGCGATTATCCTCGTGTAGGCATTTTAGGTATTGGTGATACTGTAACTACTAATTGTTTACAATATAGTACTTCTGTATTTGCTGATGATGCTGCTTTAGATACATATTTAAAGGGTGATTTAACTAGCGCTCCTGCTTATGTAATTATTGATGTTACTAATTCAACCGGCAATGTTGCTATTCCTGGCGTTCCTGCAATCGTGAAGACTCTACCACAGAATTATGCTGGTGCTTATGGCAGAGTCGTAAAATATTACACTGTACCTAACGGCGAAAAGGGCGTTAAGTATCAGATGATAAGAGTATAATAGGAGGTGCGAACTATGAATAATCTACAGATTTTAATGAATGGTGTTTTCGGCCGCAAGGTTCCTGCTGAGTTCGCTGCCGCCGACTATGACTATGAAGCTGCTCTACATGATGAGCTAGTTAAGTTACTATGCGATGACAAGGGTCGTTTTAGCCGCTCTAAGTATCGTCGCAATAAGATTGAGCTATTTGAGCTACTTGAACAGAACCTAGAAGAGGTTCTACCACAGAATATCCAGAACGCCCTAGATATGTTCTGCGAAGTTATTCGCGTTCCACAGGGTTCTCGCCTAGAGTTCCGTGTAACTCGCGGCAAGCAGCGTGGTCGTCAGTTTGTTACTCGTGCCACCGAGTCTGGTAACTATGAAACCTTCCGTCTAGACCGTGATCGTTTTGACGTATATCCACAGGCTATTGGCGGAGCTGGCTATGTTGATTTCGAGCGTTATCTTGATGGCGTAGAAAGCATGACCGATATTTATGAAGTAATTCAGCAGGGTATTACTGACCGTATCTTTGAAATGGTTCAGGAAACTCTACTAAGCTCTTGGAATCTAGCTGGTCGTCCAGCCAAGAATAAGGTTATTGCTTCTGGTTTTGATCCAGCTGCGATGGTAAAGCTTTGCAATGTAGTTGCTGCTTATGGTTCTCCAGTAATTTACTGCTCTCCAGAGTTTGCTGCTGAGATGGTAAATGCTATTGTTTATACTCATAATGCAAATAATGTTGGTATTAAGATTTCTGAGCAGGATATGATTGAAGTCCGTGAACGTGGTTATATCGGCCGCTTCCGTGGTTTCCCAGTTGTTGTAATGCCACAGTCTTATACTGATGAGAAGAATGAGAAGCTAGTTATGAATCCTTCTTTTGCTTATGTAATTCCTGCTGGTAAGGAAAAGCTAATTAAGCTAGGTTTTGAGGGCTCTCCTTATTTCCGTGAGTGGGATGATCATGAGGGCGATAATTCCATCGTTCTACAGGGCTATCTAAAGGTTGGTATTGGCATGGTCGGTACTCCTAATTATTGGGGCATCTATTACAATGCTGGTATTGAGGCTGATGGTTGGAAGGATTATAATGATAATCTAGATTCTGCGATTGCTACTGCATATCAGCAGGCACATCCATAATTTAAATATATAAATAAATCACTTCAATGGGGTGGGTGAGAATCTCGCCCGCCCCATTTTTCTTTTAGAGTTAAAGGAGGAAAATATTATGGCAAAAATTACTTTAAAGAACATTAGTTCTGCTACAGTTGTTATTGGTTCTACAAATAGTACTATACGTTCTCGTAGCTTAGCGCCCGGGCGTATTATTACTCTAACCCCAAGTGAATATGAAGATTTAATGTATGAGCCAGGTATTCAAAATATGATTCGTGGCGGCTACATCAAGATTGACGGTGTACAGGAAGAGCGTGCTGTTATTGAAACTCCTACCAATGTAATGGATAAGGATGAAATTATTAAGATGATTGATAACAAGGATATTACAGCCTTTGCTAAGTATATCAAGATTGCGCCTTCTGCTGCGAAGGAAACTATTGTACAGTATGTAGTAGATAATAACATTACTGATAATGCTTTCACCGCTCTAATTAAGACATATTGCGGCGTTGATGTAATTCAGGCTATTTCTGTAAAGCATCAAGCTGAAGAGAAGTAACATATGGCAACACCCTTTCTCAAGGTATATGATGCCTTTCTAGCACGAA